AACACAAAATACTACAACAGCAAGTGCTATTAGTTTTTCTTTTAGATCAGTCATTTTTTTCCTTTTTATTTGAGCTGACAGTAGGATTCGAACCTACGTGGGAGAACTTATCTATCCACCTGATTACTCCAACTCATATCTTTTTATTGTTTTAATATCATCCCAAATTTCAATTTGATATCCAGCTTTTAATGTTGATTTTGTTTTTAAATCAACATCATCACGCTTCAATCCCTTTATTTCAAGAATACTAACTGTACCATCAACATTATAAATCGCAAAATCTGGTATATATGTATGTTGTCCAGTATCATTTACATATTGAAATCTATGTAGTGTTGATTCATATTCCCAATTTATAATTTTACCAATTCGTTTCCACTTATCTAAAATTTTACAAGTTCGCAATTCCCACGTACCGTGCACTTTAATTCCATTATATTCATACCACTTAACATTGTCGTGCCCACCATATATTTTACGACCATTTTTATATTGTAATTTCATTTGTTCACTCATCATTTTTTTATACGATTTATTTGCACGTCTAAAATCATTCGAACATGGCTGTGAACAAAACTTTTGAATTGATTTATTATATACTTCAAATTTAACATTACAATGTTTACAATATACAATACGTCTCACGGCTCGCATAGGTCCAGGCTTTTTAGGATTTTTAACCTTAATATATGAACTAGCCCTTACCTTTTTTACTTTCTTTTTATAGTCTTTCCATCTATTTTCTCGTGATTCTCGTACAAAATTAGATGTTTTACTACTTATACTTTTTTTAACTTTATCTTCATCTGACCAGGTTCTACTATTCGCACACGCTCTGCTACAGTGCTTTTTAAATTGATTTTTCTTTAATTGATTTTCAGTTAATTCTACGCTATATATTTTATTACATTTTTTACACTCAAATTCATATTCATTTCGTTCGTGTGTTTTTGCTTTATTAGCTTTTTTTATATACTCATCTTTTTTCGGATTATCATTACATTTGACTGTATGACCACCTAACGACTGATACGTTTTACATTCTTTATTACAATATTTACATTTATACATATTCAATTCTCCGTTCTTATATATATATATAAATATAAGCCAACAATGAAAATCGAACTACTTTTTTCAATTTTTTTTTGTTGGGCTTCTACGAGGAACCGAACCCCGAACTTCTGCTTACAAGGCAGTTGCTTTTCCAGTTAAGCATATAGAAGCATTATATAAATCCTGCTGTCGACCGCTTAGGTAATGTCAGCATAATTTTTTATTTTATTCAGATAATAACACATCATCTAGCTTTCCATCCATAGGAAATATTAAAGTCATTGGAATTGACTACTAGACAATATATTATTATATACGTAATTCGCAATTACTTGTACCCCAGAAAGGATTCGAACCTTTATGTGTCCGTTACGCTTTCTACGGGTTAGAAATCCGAGGCGATACTGAGGCATATGTTTTCATGTAGCTGATAAGAGACTCGAACTCTTACACCCTTTCGGATACTGGGACCTAAGGCCAGCGTGTATACCAATTCCACCAATCAGCCATTTTTATTTTTTCTTTATCAATATCAAATGTACATTCTTTCCAGTCACATCACAATAACTTTTAATCCATTGTTTATCACTATCACGTTCTACTATTTTTTTACAATGTTTACATTTATATTTATTAGTTTTTCCTATATAATGATCAACACTCTTTTGTAATTTTTTAATAAGTTTTAATGATTTCTCTTTATCATCGAAAATATCTTTCGATTTCATAAAAAAACTACCATTGGATTTAATATGAATTTTCTTGATATCAGTTTTCTTCTTCATAATATTTTAACTATATATTCTGCATCTGTCATTTCGATTATACGCTCCGTCACACCAGCTTCAGATTCAGCATCTTCTTTTAAATCAAATACTATAGCATCTCTCATTTTAGATACATAAGTATCACAATCTTTACTTACATATTCACCATCTATAGTATATTTTAAAACATATTTCATAACAAATATGCCACTGCTTCATTTTCATCAACGATTTCAAAATCATCTGATGTAGCATCTGGAAAAATTATACTCCCAGTAAAAGCATCCATAATTTCAGCTAATAAATCTTTTGCTTCATTTAAATCAATTGCATCAGATATTAGAGGATCACCTTTATCATCTTCTCTATGTGATATTATATAGTACTTCATATTTGTAGGTGCGGTGGGATTTGAACCCGACGACCAATGGTTTAAAAGACCTTATTTATTAAAATTATCAATTTCATCTTCATCTAATAACAATACAAATTCATACCCTGAATCTAACACTGCTTGCCTTTGTATTCCAATCTTTTTTTTATCTTTTTCATAATAGTATCTACTTTTTGTTTCAACCACAAGATTCCAATCTGGAATAAAAAAATCAGCTCTATATGTTCTATATAAATCATCAAAGTAATATTCAAATTGTTTCTCATATTGGTAAAAAACTTTCTGTTTATCTAAATGTGTTGCAAATCTAAATTCATATGAACTACGCATAAAGATATCTTTATTAAACCATGTCGTATGTATACCTGACTTATATTGTTTATTTACTGGTGTTATTATCTTTCCAGATGCAATAGCTAATCTAACTCCATCACGTACTGTCCGTAGTGGTATTCCGTTTTTCTTTAAAAAATAATATATGGTATTACCACGTATATTATATTCTTCATATATCTCACTTAATGATTTATTGTTAGAATAATATAAATCAATTAATTTATCACATGCTAATATGTTAGCTTTACCTAAATCAGTTTCATGTATATTTAATTTTTCAAATAATTTTATATTAAGAACATACGGTTTACAACCATTACAAGTATTTGCTTTGCGTAAATAATCTACTAATACTTTTTCACAATATTTACATTTTTTTGGTAATGCATATGTTCCAAAATATTTACCAGAATTCGTATCTGATATTTTCTTTTTAGTTTCTTCTGAATGTACTCTTGTGTTTCTACATGACAAAGAACAATAACTTATCAATCCTTTTCGTGGTTCAAATTCATCACCACATTTTTTACATTTCTTCATTTATAAATTCTCCTATACTAATAAATATAGTCGAACCTATGTTTTTTGATTAAAAATTTATTTAAGTTGGCCCACTCAGACTCGAACTGAGAATTAATGATTAAAAGTCATTTGGTTTACCAGTTAACCTATGGACCATTTTAATATTTCAAAAAACTAAAAACAATAATGCTCTACCAAGCTGAGCTACGCACCCATTGTTTTTTTAAGCATTTATATAATTTTGTATTGAAATTCTAATAGTTTCAATATCTTTTCTAGAACCTTTGACAATAAAGTCTCGTTCAATCCATCCAGAAGATTCTATAAATGTAATATCCATTCCTTGAAACTTACATTTATTTAAAAAGTCTCTTACTGTACCACATAATAATCTACCAACTGTTAGTGGCATGGTTACTTTCATATCATTAATCCTTTATTTTTCTAATTGATTAAACAATTCTTCTGGAGAAACGTGTTTATTCTTTCTCCACAACTTACCATTTGATTCAACATAAACACCACCTCTATCATCATTTTTTGCTAACTCAACTGTAAGACGTTGCATAGCTTTTATTGGATTCAACTGATGTTTACGTAGTTCTCGTTCACCATGTTTAGAAACATGAAATCTTGTTCCTAAAAATCTTTTGATATTTTGTTTAGACATTGTTTTCAACCTCTCCAACGTATTCAAAATAGTCACTATCATCAAAATTAATCGTTGCTCCACTCTTAGTTGATATACCTCGTACATTTCCACCACAGCAATCAAACTCAGTATCAGCTTTATGATCACCAAAATCTTTCAACAATCTAAACATATATTTTGGATAATTCTCTGGTGGAAACATTCTATCAAATAAATTACTCATGTGTGATTTCCTTACTTTTGTTATCAATTAACTATGTAAATATATTACATTTTATTAATATAAAAAAACATTTATTTTTTTTATTTTTGTAGTCCTGGAGAGACTTGAACTCTCACGCCCATAAAGAGCCACAGATTTTAAATCTGATGTGTCTACCATTCCACCACAGGACCAATTCTTTATTGTAGTTCTGGAGAGATTTGAACTCTCACGACCTTTCGATCACTGCATTTTGAGTACAGCGTGTATACGTTCCACCACAGAACCATTTATTTTATAATTTTGTTATTACAGCTTCTTCATCTGATATTGATTTTATCACATAGCAACCATTCCCATGTATGATCCCATTATAAAAGATATGATGCACAACATTAAGATTCAATGTAATATATTTTTTTGCATAATATCTAGTTGTAAATAATTTTATATTATTACTTAATGTAGAATACCAACGATGGTTTCCTATATAATATATTGAAGTTACATCCTCATACTTATCCACTATATAATATTTCATAATATGGTTGCCACAAACGCTGATTCTGATATTGATCTTATTTCTAAATCACGATACCATATATTATCAGACCATTGTTGTGAGTAGTTAAAAGCATCTTCATATGAATCAAATAATCTAAGTTCACTTGTAATTTTATTGGACCACCTTGAGGGGAACATTGAATTACGATCATCGATATCACACTTATTATAATATACTTCCTCAGGATCATCTCGATCATATATATAATATTTCATATAATATTTCATAATATTCTTACAATATATTCTGCATCTGATATTGATTTCACTTCTAGATGTTTGTACCATTTATATTCCAACCACGTAAACATGTAATTTCGAGCCTCAATGTTAGAATTAAAGAATCTAACACGTATTGATAAATCATACGACCATTCACCTTCTTCATAATATCCAATTTCTTTAAAATATAATTTTACTTTGTTATCATATATATAATATTTCATAATAACATTATCACCGCTTCTGCATCTGTTACTTCTTTTATCATTGTTACTATATCATCCATATCACAATGATTTAAATGATCAAATGCATCTTCATATGAATCAAACAATTGTACATCACTCGTCAATTCATCATGCCAATGTTTATAATTAAACATTTTACCATATTTGGTATGATATTTCTCATTGACTATATCGTAAATACAATATTTCATAAATACAACGCAATCATACCTTTTGTAATTGGCTCCCAACTATCAATATAACTAGCATAATTCACAGAATCAATAATATATCTACCTTTATATACTGTACCAGTAGATGTTAAATGTACTCTTGTACTTGGTAAATATGGATTAGCAAACCAATTATCATCGATAGAATACGCACGTCTAATTAAATCTGGTTGATTCATACGATAATCATGTATCAATCTTACATATTGCCATTTAAAGACATAAGCCATAAATTTTTGTGCTATGTTCATAATGTAATATCCTTTTTTTGTAGGCGATAGGAGAATCGAACTCCTGTCCCAAGTCTGTAGACGGTACGAGATTCGAACTCGCATTCCCAAAATTGAAAGTTTTGTGTACTAGTCCATTTATACTAACCGCCCATAATTTTTAAATCATTTTTATTTATTTTTGCAGAAGTAGTGAGAATCGAACTCGACATTCCCGGATTCAAAGTCCAGTGTGCTACCGTTACACCATACTCCTATTGCGGTTTGATAAGGAATCGAACCTTAGTCACGAGGTTAACAGCCCCACGCTCTACCATTGAGCTACCAAACCAAATTAAGTGAAGTCTAGTTAAATACATTATTTAATTAAATATACAGCGTAATTATAAAAATTCAATAAAATAAATACACTCTCAGTATATTACAAATAAGCATTAAAGAATCAATTTATTAATCAGACTTCACTTTGTGGATGTTGAGAGATTCGAACTCATCTTGATGGTTAAGAAATTTTACAGATTCCCCCCTTACCAGTCGGGCTAAACATCCAAAATATAGGAGTAATTGGCTTACAAGTTTCTATGAGTTTGAGGTCCCTATCTCAAAACATCTTTCCACTCAGGCTACCACGCCATCCTATAGGGTGTAGGACGGGATTTGAACCCGCATGAGGAACATCTTCCAACTCGATTCACAGTCGAGTGTATTACCAATCTAACCACCTACACAGTAGCGACAACCAGTTTCGAACTGATCAATGAATACGTATGAAGCATTCACGTGAACCATCACATATCGCCAAACTTATGCTATGTTCACTACTTTTGATGTGTAGCGAACTACTGTACCGTGTTTCATGAACATAGCAATTATTAAAACAGTTACCAACAATGTCAAATAGCATCTCAATTATGTTATGTAATCTATAACATATAATCTATATAAAAAAACAATTATTTTAAATTATTTTTTCATTTGAGCGAATAGAGAGAATCGAACTCTCATACCAACGTTGGCAACGTTGTGTTCTTCCACTGAACTATATTCGCAGTGTGCAGTAGATGGGACTCGAACCCATAAGCATCAAGATTGGAAATCTCACGTTCTAGCCAATTGGAACTACTACTGCAATATTTTTCTTATGTCAAATTTAAAGTTTTTTAAGTGTCTTTAAAACTACACTGTTTAAAGTTTAAGGATTATGAGTTATATTTTATGTTTAGTATTTTATAGTTTATTAGTTTATTATTAGTTTGATGATATAATCGGTTTCATTAAATTTTCAGTTCTTGGTAGTCTCGCTTGATGTTCCATATAATGGTCACGACAATCCGTACCAATCACACCAAGACTTATATCCCAAGTCCCAATAAATCTAATATTCGATTCATTCAAATTAATTTTACTATTTACTACTAACATTCTCATAATTTTACAATATAAGTTATTGTTCTCCTTAATTCAACAGTTATTATCTGTTAAAACGTTTATGTAAGTTACATCACTTACTATATATAAATATAGGGTAAAATCAGTAAGTCAACAACTTTTTTCATTTTTTTTTATTTTTTTATTTCTTGACCACATTTTTTGCAATGTTTGATACTAGCTATTCTAGCCTGCTCTAACATTAACAATACTTTAGGAGTATCCACACCTTCTAATATCAGTCTTATATTTTCTAAATGTTTTATGTGTCGCTGTCCATATTGTGCTTTTTCACAAAGTTCAATTGCTAAATCAATAGCTTCTCGTTCTTGTTTGATCATAATATTATCATTCTCTTAGTATTAAAAAAATGGACTGGTTCTTATGTTGCAGTCCATTTTCAATGTAATAAATAAACTACTTATCTATCTATTTGTTATTTACTCTAGCACTAGATGTGCCACTGTCACTCATCTCTTTTGACAAGTCCCAAATAGCTTTAACACCAACGGCCGTAAATGGATCAACTGGAGTTCCACCTTGACCATCACCACCAATTATCATCATACCAGGTAGATTCACTTTTGCAATCTCTCGTGCAACACCAATTGCAGTATCTTTATCAATGTTAGCACGTTCAAGTGGAGTTAAACCAGCCGCAACCAGAGCTCTATTTGCATTAGCTTTCGCCATACCTTCAGCTTCGATTTTCTTTGCAGTTTCAAGAGCTTTCAAAGCCGCAAGTCTTTCAGTTTCAAATGCTTTTTCAGCAAGTCTAACTTCAACTTCATATTTCCTATTGGCATCTAAAACAGCAACTTCTTTATTTTTTTGAGCGATTGTAACTTGTTTGATTTTCTCAATTTCTTGAGTAGCACGTTCTGTTGCAATCTTAGCATCACCAGCCGCTTTAGCTGTAATAGCATCTTGTTCGGCTTTCTGAGCATCTTTCTTTGCATCAATTAATGCCATCAATTTTGGATCAAATTTCATATCTTTAACATTAAATTGAGTAAACGTAATGCCAAAGCTAGCAATTGTTGATTCTTTTTTGATTATTGGGAAACCGTTATTATCTAACTTAACCGTATAATGCTTTTTCGTTCTGGTTGTATTATCTTTATTTGTGATAGTTTCAACTGTTACCATAGGCATATACAGCCCATCAACTACTTGATCTTTTGCAGTTGATATGAAATCAGATCGTCTATCAGCGTATGCATCACCAGAATTAAATAATGAGCCTGTATTTTGAAAGGCTTCAATTATTTGCTGTCTGATCATACTTTTTACCGCAACATTTGATCCATATAATCTATGCAACTCTTGCTGATTTGTACTTTCAGTTGACAATATATATTGAACTACAATATCAATATCGGCATATCCATCTGGAAATTGAACTCGTACAGCTTGAGCTTCAGCACCATCTCCACCATCCAAATCGTCAGATGATAAGGCAATTTCTTCTGATATTTTATATGTTGTCAACTTATCAAGCCATTGACCATAATATCCTGGAGCATTACGTTCTGACATAATACCTTTAGGAAATGATTGTTTGATTTGATAGTAACCAGCTTGATTTTCTTCTACTAGATTCTTACCTAAGAATATAGCTAATAGCAAGCATAGTGCACCTAAGATCATTGTGATCGTTTTGAATACAGGAAGTCCCTGTCTTTGTGTTGAACTCATTTATAACTCCTTTATTTTGTTATTTTTTGTTCATTGTTTATTATTACGTTTTTTACGTTTTTTCTTTTCTTACTTGTTTTTCAGATTGTCAAAATCTTTTAACTTTTTCCTAGCATTCTTCATTTCTTCTTTATTGATACCTTTCGTTGGAACGCTATCACTTGCATCAATTTCGTTTTGAAGATCAGCTTTAGCATCTAATATCTCAGCTTTAGCTATTGCAGGTCTAAATGCTTTATACACTAGAAGTGCAAATATACATATTAGTATTCCTGGAAATATAAATTGTAACATATTTTATCATCCTTTTCTTTTTTTTTATTTAATCTAATTCTTTAATTTTTTCAATTGTAGATTTGATATTGTTGATGAGCTTTTTAATACCCTTAATAATATCACCAATAGTATCTTCTTTTTTATCTTCAAATATCCACGCACATAGACCAACAAATAATAAAACACTCAATAACATACCAACCAATACTAAAATTGCAAATACTGTCGTCAGGGCACATTTAACTGAAAATAAACTTATTATCAAAAATATAACAAACAGTACAACAATCGGACGAGTCCATCTAAGTTCATCAACCATTAATTTTAATATCTTAAATATTTTTATCATATTTTATTTACCTTTTCTCTCAGTTTTTAAGATACACCAATGAAAATGACATGTCTAAAATTAAAATTATCTCATGTACTCTATCTATGATTAATCGTGGTTCACCATCTACATAATAGAATTCATTATTCTCAGCATCAACATCCACATAATCATAATACAAAGTATCAACATCACCATCCCATTTATCATCAATTATGATTCGTCGATCACTATCATCAATATCAAAGAATGTATATGACGGTGCTGATACATATACTTCACCATTAGAATCTACAATATCAAGTTGAACAAATGGTCCGTATGCCATTGCAATATTAAAGAATATGATATATAATAAGAATCTCATTTTACGTAAATATCCGTAACACTATATAACATAACATACTGTACATATTCCTTATTTAATTCATATTTATCTACAATGACTTTAACTGGCGCAATCAACTCAGATTCTAATCCAATTAATACACCAGATGAATGTTCAATATCAGTTTTCAATGAAATATACTTTTCATCACGAATATCAACATGCCGACCAATTAGATGTTCAGAGTTACCAAATATACATAAGTGTTTATTTGGTTCTTTGTACAATACCATTTTTAATCGTTTGTTCATCATTAGATTATATTATCCGTTTAATCGTTCTCTTATTTCGCTTAACGTATATTCTTTTTCGAATTTACCATTAGCATATACTTCAATTAATTCACCTGTATTTTCAGTCACCCAACTACATTCATCATGGGCAACATATTTTCCATTTTCAAGTTCAACACGAATCAAACCTTTTAATGATTTTTTTGCACCACCTAAATCTGTCACTGGATTCTTGTAGATTGCTCTACCATTATGATTAACTTCACCATATGTCGCTTTCATAGCGAATCCATATGTATCTCGTGTATTATACTGATATGTATAACTACCAACACCAAATACGATATTTGAGCTTGCAAACCCTTTAATTTCTAATCGTCTGAGTATTTCATCAGCTCGTGCTAATGTGATTGCATCACCATATATAGCACCAATGTGTTCATCCAATACACGATATGTTTTATCATTCACAGTTCCACCAAAAATATCCCAAAGTAATTCAATTACACCTTTACTTTGTGGAGTGCCATATTCAGCATGAGAATCACCACAAATAATATCAACTGGATTTCCACTATCTGGTCTGATTACAATTTTACCATCTCGTGCCATGATTTCGTTTTTTAATGCTGGTACATATTCTGTTAACACTTTCCACAGGTCCCAGGTGTCTGAAACTATCGATAGAAGACCGTTTGGGTATGTTTCTGTGATAAGTCTTCGAAACGTGCCCAACTCGTCAGTTTGCGTGCCCATACTCATTACAGAATGTTCCGTAGCTGGAATACTTACACCAATTAATTCTTTTGATGCGTCTGCATGATAATACTCTTTTAAGTAATAAACAGCAGGAATTGTATCACTTCCAGATGAAGATAACAAATGTCCAGCTCCACTTGCTGATGCTGATTCTAATCCACTCATACCTCTCATCGAAAAGTCATGAGCTTGAAATGGAATGTGATCATAATTATCACAAGTCCAAGTCGCCCAGCCCATCAATATGTTATTATATTCTTTTGCAATTGTTGCTGATGTCATTGGTAACCATAATTCAGTTGACATGATCGTTTCTAAAAAATTGGTAATCCAGAAGAACTTTGGTATTGAATTCCATATCGTCAACATTGGAACACCAATTGGACAAATAGAACCTTCTGGTAATGCTTTCACACAAATTGGTAAATACCCTAAGTCATGTAAATCTTTAACATGTTGAGCATCAGTTTCAGTTCCAAAATATTCAAGATATCCTTGTTTATACGAATCAACCACAATATCATGAGGCATTGAAAAGAAATTATCATTAAACTCTTTTGTTATTTTTTTCAAAAATGCTTGTATTCCAAATACGACAACTCCACCTTTCGTTACTGAATGTCGATCACTTCTTGGTGTCCAGTTTGAATATACCAATGTTGTTCCTTCTGGATATTGAATTCTGTGTGATTGTTTATATGCATCACTGATTAGTAAACTGTTAATATTCATTTTTATTTATCCTTTTTATTTTTATCATTATTAATTGGTACAAAAACTTTTGCTAGAAATTCTGATACATGCATACTATTCATTCCACGGCTTTTCACTTTATATAACGTATCATGTATATCATCTAACATCGTAACGTCTTTTCTATCTAATTTTAATTTATCAGCTAGGTTACATAACATCTCAACTTTATGTCTACCTTGATTTACAAAAAATCGTCGATCAATTGGAATATTGAAATGTCGATCTAACCACTCATTCTTTTCTGTATATGCAAATGAATTTGGTATGGCTGATAATATATATAACTCATGACCTTTAAATTGTAATTCTCTTAATTTACTAATTACTTGATGTACTGGTTTTAAGTATTTATGAACTTCAGCATTTACAAAATCAATCTCACCATTTATTATTGGTAGTGTAGATAATGCGGCAATCACTCCATCCATATCAACAAAGATATGTTTGTTTGAAAAATAATCAACAACATGTATTTTATCAACATACATCGATAATTTATGTCGCTGTGCATTTTCTCGTATTGCTTTATATATTATATCTTCATCTGGAACTTTTCTCGTTCTATTTTTATTTCGTTCAATACACACAGTATATGGTGTTTTTATATGTACCAGTCCTATAGTATATCGTTTCTTTCGTAACATTTTTATTATTTCAATAGTATAATTATTATTTATACCACCACCATCCATTACAATATCAAGCTTCTTATCTGAATATTCATCCATCAATTTTCTAGCTTCTTTTACACTATACTGATGTAAATCACATGCACGATTTGGATCATAATCAGGATGAGCTTCTTTTATATCATCTGCTGATACTAATTTTATATTATCATCAAATGTTACATTATCTTCTATCCACGTACTCTTACCAGATAATGGTAAACCCATCAATATCATTGCTTGATGCTTATCTTTAGGTGTAAAAACAATACTACTCATATATTATATATTTCAACCTTATATTGTATAACATTATCATTGTCACTCAAATCACTGAATGAATCAGTACAAAAAATCAATTTAAAATGTTTCTTTAATTCATCAAATCCATTTGAGAAAATCCCATGTGTAACAAACAAATATAAATTACCAGCATTTTTCTTTTTCAATTCTACTGCTAATCCCATAAAAGTTCCACCACCATCACAAACATCATCAGCAATCAAACACGGTAATCCACCAAGATCATCAGCAAGTACTTTGAATCCTGTTAATTTTCCAGTCTTTGGATCACGAGTCTTATCACATTGAATCATTTCTTTGAAATCAGAATCTCTCATTAATTTTTCAGACTTCTTATTAGCTCCCATATCTGGTGATATTAATAATAATTCTTTTGTTTCATCTTGTAAAATTCTCCAAGTAGCATGTCCCGAATTTAATATGTATGATTCATTACTACCATCAACACAATTGTTTAATAATGCAGGAGCCACTAATGAATGTGCATCTAATGTTATCACTTTATCAAATTCAGCTGAATTAATTATATTAGCAAATACTTTCAATGAAAACGATTCACCTTCATCGCATACTCTATCTTGACGAGCATATGGGATATATGGCATTATCAATTCAAATGATTTAACACCAGTACGTTCTAATGCATCTTTAGCAATTAATATTCTCATGATATCATCACTACATGATGCTCTAGATGTGATTATGACTTTATCATATGCTGGATAGCCCATATTATGAAGATCAAGTTTAAAATGAACTTCTCCCCCATTAAATATGAATGAATCATAATTAAACTCTGGTAGAGATGTTTCAAAATATGGTTCAAATCCATCTGTTAGATTTAATATAGCTGTACTCATCTTGTATACCATCTCCACATAGGTTTCATTGTATTTTTTATTGAATTGAATAAAAATTCCAAACTTGATTTTTTATCATCCTTGGTTCGTTTTAGTTTTTTATTTTCTTTAACTAAATCTCTTAATTTATCACTTTGGCTACTTAACTTAGCCGCAAGATGCATCCAACACTTACCATCTGATTTCCAGGATATATCTGATGAAACCCATTTTCTATTATCATGCCCCATATATTCAGTTTTATTAATAATTTTAACCATCTTTTCATGTTCTTTAAGTTCATTAAATTCCATAAATTCAGCTACTGTTATTTCTACTTTTTGTTTGTCTGCTGATGATTTCATTTTTTTATGTTCCCCTCTAAGAATAAAGTGTAAGCAAAATATGCTTCAATATGATGTGTCACAATAAACGCACCAAGTAATATGAATATATATAATTTTATTGGTAATTGAAATACCACACCAAATACAACTAATAACAATACAACAATTAATTTTATCATAAAGATTTTACCAATCAATATATGTAGAAACTTATTTAAATCTCCACTGACTTTATACATATATCTCAATAACATTGTAGTTAATACAAATAATGGGCCAATTCCTAATAATATAGCATTTACCAATTTTAAAGTATCATCAGTCTTATTTAATGCCATTGCTATAACAAAACCTGTCAATAGTGTAAATCCAACTATCACCGTGCATATTATATCCAATATTTCTAATCTGTTATTTATCGGTTTCATTATCTAACTCCTCAATTTGTTTATTAGCGTTTTCATACGAGTCTTTAACATTACCATAAGTCTTATCTATTATAACTAATATATCATTATATAATTGAACTGGGTCTTCTATCCAACAAATAGCAACCCATATCTCACTAACTATCATAAACAAACTAATCCCAATAAAAAGTGCTGGCATTATTACACTGTAATCTGGAAACATGAATAAGAAATATATACCAACAATAAAATGTAATATGATTAATATAGCTGATATTAACAGTCTTAATATTGGCATATTATTAATATATATAATACTGTTGCGCACATAAATAGAATCGTATAACGATTTTAATGAAATCATTCGTCTAAATCCTCAATTTCCTGATTTGTTTTATGTGGTGAATCTTTAACTTCTCGATTAGCATTATCTATTGAAGTTTTCACTTTATTGAGATTATCATAAACTTTACATTTTAATATGAACCACATTTTCAATAAATCAACTCGTACTTCATGATAAAACGATTTTGAATCTTTTGCCCATTCTATACCAATAGCAATCACCATAATCATACCAAAACATGTAAATATAATGGAGAAAAATCCAACCATTGACATAAATATCTCACCAGACCCCATACAATTTTTACTGGCACCCCACAAAAATATGTTTACTATCAAATATCGAAATAATATCAAGATCGTTGTCCATAATATTATAAATCGGAGTGCTTTAATATTATTAACATAGATACTTATCTTACGTAGTATTGATTTAAATTTGTTTAAATTCATGTTGTCCTTTAACTGTTAATTAGAAATTATAATGAATGTAGCATTAAGTAACATGATACTATTGCAAACCATATCATCATTGTCTGATATGTGGACTCTACATTCATTATAATTATTCATCATACGTTATATTATTATATTATAATGAGTTATAATAATTAAATACTCGTAATCTAGTTTCTAACCTAGAACCACCATCACATTCAAGTCTACTTAATGTTGGAGCTGATATTTGAATTGCATTACATACTTCCAATTGTGTAAGTTTACGTTTCAGTCTCATCAATCTCAATTGTATTCCTGATAAATCATCTGATGCGTTGTTAAGTATAGTCTGGTTTGATTTAACTTTAGACGGTTTAATTTCTTCACTCATTTTCTTATAAACAGTAGAATTAAAAAAATACGTTATGCGTTTAATCATTATATTTGACACGGTATCGTTATCAACATTCTCAGCTTTATATATCGTCTTTTGAGAAATTCCTATAAGCATACCCATTTTAACAGCAGATAAGTTTTTTAAATTTCTGAGTAATTTAAAATTATCTCTACATACTTCAATCATATTCAATTTTGGAAACATATTAATAGTTTTATTGTTAGATTGAATATTGATATTTTTATAATAATCAGACATATAAAATTTAGATATTCGATTAATCATATCCTTAGATACTGCATATTTTTTAACATTTTCAGCAGAATATATCGAACAATCACTAACACCCACAATTTCAGCGACTTTATATCCAGATATATTTTTTCTAAGTCTAAGTTTTTTGAAATTGGCTCTACAAACTTTAATGTTATCAATTGAATCATTTGATTTATCACGAGTTGCAATTTTATTATAATCATCAGATGCATAGTAAGTTTGTAATATACTAATATATTCATCCTTAACGTTAAGATTGAGATTTTCAGACGTATAGACCGCATGCATTGGAACTCCTGTATTAGCTTCCACATATTTAGCAGTGAGATTTTTAGCATTTCTCATAGCTTTAAATGACTCCCGTGTAATCAATTCAATTTTTGCATTACCATTACCACCATTGGACTTTGAAGTATCCGTTGGTTCAAGTACATCATCTGATTTTACAATATCACATTGTTGCTCAATACTCAATTTAGACTTTTTCATTTTAACAGAAATCATTTGCATACTTAGCACATCCTCCTGCATCTCCAATATCATATGTTGCAGTTTCTCGCTATATATAACATCGTCAATCTTATTACTCAATGCCATTAATTTAGCATTTAGTTCTTGAAGTTTTACTTCCATATTTTTCCTTTTTTTTTGTTTCATTTTTTATTTCTCATTTACAGTGTAATTTAAAACATATTATATATATTAAACTACTTTTTTTATTTTTTTCACAATATCATCAAAATATTTTTCAATTGCTAATTCGAACACCTCTTTAGCTGTTTCTGCGTCAACATCTCCAGTATATCTATCATGTCCTGATCCAAATCTAAAAAAATACACCGTAATTTTTCATAATAGATATGGTATAATTTCATTTTCATCTAATATTATGTAATGATATTTCATTTCCTGCATCCCATTTTCTGTCTCCATCTCACCCCAATCTGCCCCGTCAAAATACTCTTTAGCTTCTTCATATGAATTATATGGTTTTGCACCTACTGTATCCACCGTCCATCCATTTTTACTATAAACAAATTTTCCATAATATCCATGTGGATCATATATGTAATATTTCATAACATCATTGCTACAATAAATGCTTCAGCAGTATCAACTGGAACAATAGACATTCCTAAAAGTCCAACAGTTTCTTCTTTCTGTGCTGGATCATGTAATGCTTGCTCTTTTGATTTAAATATTTTAGCATAAGTTTTATCTTCACACCACCACCCATCACCACACCAATCGTCTCTAGCTCGATATGAAACAACAGACATAAAATCTTCTGTTATTGACTCTGCAAATCTCCCAATTGGATATAATATTAAATGATATTTACTCATTAAAATATTTTAATATAGACATATCTGAAAAAAGCATTCGTCTTTCTTCACTTGTGCTCGTTGGTGCATATTCTCTTTTCACACCATCAACGTACATTGAAAATGTAAAATCATCACCCATGTAAAATTGATCCCAAGCTTCAACCGTTAATAACTTTTTGATCTCCAATTGCTCAAGTGCTAAATTGTCAAATGATATCACACCACTTGTAATATATTTACGCATATTATGTTTCCATGCATGTAGATTACAATGTGTTTTAACATTCCAATATTGATCACCACGACCAAATCTTTTATATCCTAATATTAATATTTTACAATTATCATCCATCCGATTTAAATCATCGATGATAGTGATCTCATTAATACCAGCAATCACATGATATACAATATTATTTGTTAACTGCAACAATCGATGTATGCTATTGATGAAATTATTATTAACCACTGATATACCAATTCCATGTACCAATTTATGATTAATCAAATCTGATATCAATTCAAAATTGCTGGTGATATGATTTTGGTTGATTGTAATATTAGCAATGAAACCATGATCTTTTAATTTAACAAGAAACTCAAATAGATTCGGATGTGATAATGGATTGCCACCACCAAGAGCTAATTCAACCCCAGACGGGAGTATCTTTAACGTTTCATACAATGTAGTCAAATCAGCATGTGCTCCTGTTACCGACGATCCTTCGTGACAATATTCACATCCCATATCACAATAATCTGTGATCTTAACATCAATGCTTTCTGGATGTTCTACAATAGGATCACCTTCATACTCACGTATTTTTGTGCCATCTTCCATTATTGTAACAGTAGTATTACCATTAATATATTTTACTAATTGATTCACATCAACCTTTTTTTTTATTTATTTAATTGTGTTTGTAATATTCATCATGATCATAATCAACATGAATGCCCGTATCACTTTCGTCATTATCATTTCCAGTTATTACGAAACTGAGTGGTGAAAATAAATATGATTTTAATTTATCTTTATCAGTAACAAGAGCAGTTAAAAAGTTACCCATGTCATGCATATGATCAACATAACCAGAATCATAATCCCACCAATCAGCAGATTTGTTTTTTTGATCTCTACTTTCATACGTGATTTCAATACCATCAGCTTCCAATATACCAATTACTTTTTTAATTTCTTCAATCCGATTTAAATTATATAAACCAGTGAACATATAACTAGCTTTCTCACCAACGGAAGTTAAAGTTTCATACTCCCAACCAAATTCACCAAATGCAAAATGTAATTTATCTGGTACAGTCAATGTTGCATTTTTTGCAATGCACATACTGTGAGTACTTGAGCTGTTTGTTTCAAATACAGATGTTCTAATTTTTGTATGTTTCATCTTTTCCTTTTCCTTATAATTTTGTTATAATAATGTTGCTATTGTAAGTGAATCTAATTCTTTTTCTGATACCACTACATCAAACCAATCTGTTTTAATTTTCGAATCATGTATTGTACTAACATCTTCAATAAATGTTGATTCGAAATCACTAGTGACTAAATTAATTTCATCAACACTTCCAAGATAATGATCATTGGCAGATTTGCGAGATTCGAATATGTGACTGTTAATAATTTCTTTTGCACGTATCCAATTATCATTCACATCTAATATAACATATCCATCAAATTTGCAATTAACGGATACGATATAATATTTTTCATTGTTATCTTTTTTCATTTTAAATTATTACTTTCTCTTTTTTCGAATAGTGGTGGCAGTTCAGTACCATTTGCTTCCAATGAAGCCTTTACTAACATTTCTGCATCTTTAAGTGTGCATTTAAATTCAATCATATCTGAGGATTCGTAACAAAATGCATTTGGGACAATCGATAATATATCAGTTTTAACATCAAATGAAAAATGAACTGTTCTATGTTCTTTATCATATATTGACATACTAAGTGATTTTTCATCTGATCGATCATCATATGAATATTCCCATGAATAATTATAACCATCAACCATACTGATATTATTAACACTATTAAAATGTTTTATATTATTAATATTCATTTTAAATTATATATCTTTCTTTATTTTAATCTACATATCTTTCTTTATTTTAATCTACATATAGAATTAAAATCTTTTGTTTAGTTATTATTATCTTTTTTATAATAAATATAGGGTAAAAGTCGCAAGTCAACAACTTTTCTTCATTTATTTTCATTTATTTTATTTTTTTCATTTATTTTCATCTTTTTTCAAAAAACTTGTTGACTTGGTGATTCTATCCTATATTTATATATAGTACTTAACTAATTAATCATTTTTTTCTTTTATGTTTTCTTTTCTGATAGCTTTTTGACATTTTTAACTGAATTTTTTGCAGTATACATTAATATTTCTCCTGGGTGATGCACTTCCACTTCAATTACTTTACCCGATTGATATGTTACTTGATACTTTATCATTTAATTCTCCATTTATTCTTTTCCATAAATTCCAGCTGGAACACCTTCTAATTTGAAATGTAATTCTATATTATATTCAACATTGTCGATCATTATATTTCTACCCGTTAATCTCTTGAGAAAGAGGAAATCAGCCTCATAATAATATAATGCATGTGAGCCAACGAAAACGGGTTTGTTATTATAACTACTAATAACTTCTCTGAATCCATTATCGAGTAATTCTTGAGTTTTTATTTTTCTATCCATTTGATTATTATTTAATATGTTTTAGATATGAAGCTAATATTGCTACATATTCTTTTGGAGTTTGTTTATATGCTGATATTGAATCATCTCTAAATTTCTGTGTATATTTCATTCCAACTATTGTGATTCGATCCAATTGAGTGATAGCAATTATAATTCCAAACACTCCATATGTTATTGATTTATACGTGATACATAAATAAGCTACACCAATAATGCTGATCATTGTTAATACGAACATTCGCATCAAATCAGCATTTGACAGTGATTTTGATATGAATATGCGTGTCATTTTAACTTTCTGTGCTAATGCACCAATTGTTAATAATGTGTAACTTAAATAAAGAGACGTGACTAACATATATCCAGATTCATATATAGATTGAACATCTGGATCAATACTATTGAAATACATTTTTAAAGGTATTCCAATTGCGACCAATGCTAAAGTTATACCGATTGATATGAAAGATGCATATCTAAAAAACTTACGTAATATTGCTAATTGTTTATTTGTTGATGTGTGTGGATTGCTCATATTATTCCTTTTATATTAATCCAACTTGATTGAAATCTTCATATTGGATGAAATGTTCATGTCGTTTAATGTAATATTTATCTTCATTTTTATCTAATACAGGATAATCAATATATGCAACTACATTACCAGTATCTTCACTTTGAGTAGTTACACATAAGAAACATCTATATAAATGATGCTCAGTATTTGTTATTTGAATGATTGCGTTAATTGGTATTACGTTAGTCATTGTTCAATTCCAATAATCTTCATTGTTTATTATTTCCTTTTTATTTTATAATTCACACAAAACTAATAGTGCATCAAATTTTTGGCGTGCAATTTTACTCGATGGTGCACGTAAAGATGTCACAATTGATTTAACAATCTTTGGTTGGCTTGATATTGCTCGTTCTAATAATTGTATTGAAAGAAATTTAACAACTTGATCATCGATAGTATATATAGTCGGCATCAAGAATAATCCAACATTACCAATTAATTTAACATTAGTTTTTAACAATATATCTATTATCACTAAAATATGATCTATATTATTTGAGGCTATTAACTTTATAATTGCAGACATTAACATTTCTTGTGCTTCTGATTTATTTTGAAGTGCAATATGTTCTACGTATTCAAGTGATGATAATATGACACCTCTACCTAATTTTTTTGAAATTGTAATTTCATTCTCAATTGTCTCAATGAAATCATCAACCAAAGATGTGTAGGTATTTGTTGACATCTATTTATTCAGTCACACAAGAGTTCACGATTATCAACACCTTCATCCACAGTAGCATCTTTGACTTTCATTTCCCAATCGTGCTTACATGTCCTACAAGTACAAAGAATATATTCAATTTCATCTTTATGATGAGGTTCAAGAGTATGACTTTTATACTGTATATTGATTCTTTTACTTCCACATTTGTCACAGTTCGGATTTTCCATAAAATGTCGCATTTATTATTTCACTTTCTTTCTTTTTTTATTAATATTTAAATTCGATGAATTTCCATTAAGACATCAACTATTTCTTTTTTATTTCCATGCAATGTCACATATGCAGTTTGGGCTGTGTGATATTTCACCATTTTGATTTCAGCTTTAACATGATGCTTGGTTGCAATCTTATCAATTTCCCATTCCAGATCAACATGAAGCATACGTGTTACTAATGTTTTTCTCATTTGTATTATTATCTCCAGTATTTAGTGTGTTTATTAAATTTTTGATACAATCTTTTGATGTGGTAAATCCACATGATATACTTTTTAAATTAGCATCGTTTAATTGAGCTTTCCAATAATATGCTTTGATTTTATCACCATTGATTTTAGTTCTATATTTTGAATAAAATAAAACATTCCAATCACTTGATAATATATCTGCAAGCTCTATATAATAATGATAAGTTGTCATATTGTTATAATCTCTTTACCCAAGTGCTACCACATAATTCACATTTGTATGACTCATGTGTTAAGTTTCTACGCAATCTAATACCAAATCCACCACATTTTAAACATTTTTCAGTAAACATATTTTCTAATACCTTGATGAATGAATTGAAGATAAACGTGCCTACTGATTTAAGTGTTTTTTTAATTTTCATAATTGATCTTTATTCTTATAATGACACATCATAATATTCAGAGATAGTATCACCAGTGTCATATTCTGTATCTGAAACATAACCACCAACATCACCATCATTGTCTACAACATATTCAAATGAAGTATTACCATTAACTGTATTTGGTAGAAATACCTTTTGAACGGTGATAGTTTTTAATTCAACTGGAACAAAACTAGTGTTCAAAAGACCTATGATTATTATTAGTATTAACTTAATAAGAACAATCCCACTTAACACTTTTACCAGTATTTTTATTAATAATACCAACACCCTCACTATTATCAATATAATGTGTTTCGGAACATTCATGACATAAAAATGCATCTTCACACCCATCACAATAACCGTGATTGCTACAAACATCTTTACCACATAAATTACATCGAGCTATCCAATCAAATGGAACGGTGTTGACATGTACATCATTTTTGTTAAATGAACCAATTGTATGTGGTTGCTGTACAGAAACGGCATCACAGAAATCACAATGAATTATATCAAAGTTAACTGTTTGTTTAATTTCTACTTCTTTATGTTTTAACATGTATGTTTCCTTTATTTTTGTCTTCTCATAACTACTGAAAGTTACAAACAAAATATGATACAATGAAACAATTTTTATTTTTTATTGACTATTTCTTTACTTATAACTGTGAAATTTCGCACATAACATGCTAATTTGATATCTCTTATATTTTCTGCTTTAGTTCCAATTAAACACATGATACCATCACTATTTTTTAAAAATAAAGATGATGATCTATCTTTATATTTCCAATTACTTTTATATACTATTGTATCTATATCACCAGATGTATATTGAACTTCAATAGTGTATTTGTCTATAGTTGTTCGGTCATCTGGATGAATATAACCATCATCACTATCATCATCGATAAGACCATCGGAATTATCATCTTCAATAGTTATAGTAGGTTCTTCAATTGGTGTTCCATTTGATACATCCTCGGACGTAGAATGACGTGATGTGACAATAGTATCCACATCATCATCGTAGTAATTATCAGTTGGTGCATGATTATCAATCCAACAACTACCAATAAAAAACACTGAAACTAATACTATTATTATCCAACCTGTTCCTGATCTCATTTCATGTATCCTTTATCTTATTTTATAATGTGATTCGTTCAGCTTTGACAACTTTTATAATGTCAAACGAAAGAACGTTATTTGCAATAGCTTGACGTTTATTATTTTTATCATATCCAAATAGATAACATGGTTGAGTACTTGTATTACGACGCAATCCACAAATAACATCTTTACTGCTTTGAGTCCTAAATGTTATTGTATCAGATTCACAAGTTTCATAATGAACCACAATTGTTAATACCTTTTCATATTCAATTTTCGGTCTACTCTTTGATTTTTTTGGAGCATCATTATAATTATCACTTGAACAATCCGTGAATATAAACAATGCCATCACAATTAATACTAATGCAACTACCCATTCTATTTTTATTTTATTGAATTTCATTTTATTATTCCTTTAATTATTATTCTTGATTGTGTATTCATTGATTGTTCTAAGCTCAATCTTACCACACGAGCTACAATATCGTTTTTGCCGATACCAAACCCCAACAGTAGGCCAATCCTTACTAGGTTGTGAATGATGTTCTCGCTGATAAACTTTACCATCTTTAACATCTTCCCACTTGTCCCAAGAATGAACACCAATTTTGCAGAATGATATTCTAAATTTCAAACTTGATTTAATTTTTTTAATTTTTGCAATGATCGCTTTAAGATCAATGTTAAAATATAATTTTTCATTTTGTTCTGACATTTCATTTTCCTTTTTTTACAATTCTCTAATTATTAATTCTGCACCAGACATAACAACCCGTTTAGTAAAATAGTGATTATGAATTTGTCGATTCCATTTATGATTACCCTCACCTCTATCCGCTTGTTCTGTAAACTTCCATCCATCACGAGCAGTTTTAAATGATATAGCATCTTTAATATCGTCAACCCAAACGAATCTGTGATTAATAATACCACGCACATACCATAGTCTACAACCAGGTGGAGTTACTACATAATATTTCATAATATATATGCAACTTTATATGCTGATAGTTCATCCATACATATCACTTTTAAGTTTGGAATTTTAACACAACGATGCGTTTTATCTCGATTTCGATTTCTTTTCTTTTGTCTAAATACAGATCGTCGTATAATTCTGGATTTTCGCTCTTCAGCATATTCAGCTGTATAAAACGTTCTTATGGCATAATCAACCGTTCCATCGGTAGTAACCTGCCTAAATCTCCAATGCATATCTAAATATGATAATCGTTTTGGTCCCAATCGTATAATACAATAATATTTCATATGATCGTCACAATATAAGTGCAATCAATTCTGTTTCTGTTATTACAATACATTTAGTCTTACGAGTTATACCATGTTCTAGGTTGTCTGCATTTATTTCATCTGATAGATGTTGTGCTTTCCATTTTAATGTGAATGCTTCAGCAAATTTAGGATCATCTGATATGCCCCTATGAATGGGAATATCCTCTAACTTTCCTGGCATTACAAAACCAGATAGTAAATTATTTTCCATAAATTTTATATAATATTTCACTTATTTTGTTAACGATTATATAGTTATTAATGTTTGATTATTTTTTATAATTATTCTTAGACTATCCATTTCACGTACTATTGAACTTTCAAGCTTTTCTGCCTCAACCGATAAACTGTCAAGTCTATTCTCAAAATATGCAACTTTACCGTTGTGAGCATTTATTGATTGCATTTCTAATGCTTTAAATGTTAAAAATAAAAGGATTATCATAAAAGTTCCACTTACCAATATCTCAACCCATTCAAATATTTCCTTTTTATCAATTGTGGTTTTACCAAGTGTAGCGTATGTAGTATTTGGTGTACAGATACGAATTCTAAAATTATCATAAAACTTTTTTATCTTATTCATTTTTTCTTCTTACCTTTTTTAATTTTTTTAGATTCGATTGGTTTGATAAAATTCCAAACTGCTTGATTGATAAACATTGGAGTAACTGCCATTTCAGATTGTCTAACTGGAATAACTTTGATTCCACTTTTTGTCATTACTTCGTTATTCATTTAATTTCCCTGTATGTTAATGTATTCTTCAATATCTTCAATACATTTTTTAATATATTTCTCCCGAGCATTATTATCTGATACTATTATTTCTGGCATTTCTGGTACAGAGAAATTAGATATATTATTTAATAATGCTTTCTGATACGCTCTATAAGCAACGGCACGATCAGCAATTCTAATAGAATCAACCTTCATTTTTTGTTGCATAATAAATGAAGTTCGTCGCTGAGCTTCTTCAATAAAAACTGATATTAAACTATCTGTAAGAACGATATCATTATCCAACTCTATTCTAAGCACTGATCCATCTGGGAGAATTTCAATTATTGTGGATGTTGGTGGTGGTGTTTCATCAACCATAGAGATTTCAATAACATCAAAAAATAATAATGTTCCCATAACACCCTTAAAAAATATTAAAAGACCTATCATTATTCCACCAGCTATCATCAATATTTTCATATATTTTGGTATATCTGTTTTCATATTAATTTATCCCTTATTAATAACTATCATGTCTTAATTTATCTAGTCGTTCATTTTCATACACCGTTGTATTCACATTATATGTAAGTCCATCGGCAATCATCTGCTCCAATCTATTTACTTCAGCATAATATACACTATCTATATTAGATGTTGTGATATTAAAAACGGTATTATATGGAATAGAATTAGCACCCCGTATATATCGACCTCTTTCATCTACTATATATATATGTGACTGAACTTCATAGCTATGTGTATCGAAATTTAAACATTCTATGTCAACCATAGTACGCAACATCTTTCCGTCATAACCGTCAACTGTAGTAAATGTTGGTTCAGTACGGTCGAATGATAACATGTCCATTACAAGACCATATATTACAACAAAACCAATAATTGCAAATGCACCAATTCCTAATACTTTATCTTTTTTTGTTAGTTTCATTTTTCATTTCTCCTGTGTGTTTTTGTATCTTTCATGTAACTTTAAATAAAGTTCATGTTCTCTTTTATCTTTTCTAATTTGTTCTTCTTTAGCTTTTTTATCTCTAGCTATTTTATCTAATCGGTGTTTTTCAATTTTAGCTTCTTCTTCTTTTTTTATTACTTCTACTTGTTCAGCTTGTAATTGATCCATCGATTTATTCAAATCAGCTAATGATATTGATACTATTCTTTCTGAACAACATCCACACTCATTATTTTTGATAAATTTTGCGCCTATTTCACCATCATAATATATGGTAATTCCATCAAAATTAGATTCAGTGACTGTACTATCAGAGCCACCAAATTCAATTATACCTATACATTTTGCCTTATCACATAATTCTTTTAACATTTTTTCTGTAAATTCCATTTCATTTCTCCCAATTTAAATTTTTTAAAAAGACTGGGTGGGTGACCAAACCACACCCAGTCCACACACACATGACTTTCATCAATTCTTAAAATAACGTAGCATCTGACCCGTCACTATTGAACTTCTGCAACATGACTTTGACGAAGTTACGTTCACTCTCAACACCACCATCATTATCATACTGAGGGTAGATCATGATTTCTGCCGCATCCATGAATGAAAATCCATCGGCAATCAAGTGACCCATTTCAACTGATGTTCTAGTTGAAATTCCAACATCAATGATAACTGAATCTAACAATGCTTGTGTTCTACTCAGTGCCGCAAACTTTGCAATCTTTTTATAATCATCATGTAATCCATCACTGTTACCAAATAACATATTCATTAATTTCATTTCACCACTAACATCAAGTAAATCAAGTTCGAGAATTCCGAACCTATCAATCAATGCATCATCCATAATATTTGTTGATGTATATTTAGTTCCAACATTTGCAGTTGCGATGAATGAAACACCATCTGCAACTTTAACTGTATCACAATCAACAGCATCATCAAGTCTTAAATATCTTTGTTTCAAATCTAAAACTGACATCAAGATATTCCATGCTTCTGGATTAGCTCTCGATAATTCATCTAATAGAATCACAGCATTTGGTGTTTGAATAGCTTGAACAAAATAACTTGGTTTGAAATATGTACCTGAGTCAGTATCATAATGAGTGTTACCAATCAATGTTGATTTTGGGTCTTGAGTAGAACCAAGATTGATATTAAAAAATGGTCTGTTGGTTGCGATTGCAATTGCTTCAGCACCCATTGTTTTACCACAACCACGATCACCACGCAACATAGCATTTCTACCAGTGAGAACAGTACGTGCTAAAAATTTCCATTTCAAATCATTGATTATATAATGTTTTGGTTTTGGTACATTGTTAAAATTAACAGTAGATAATACTTTTTTTACTGGTGAAAGTTTTGTAGGTTCGTTCGATGTTGGAGTCACAAATGATGGGGCGTCTGCATTTGGAATGTATGCAAATCGTTTTTCTTTATTGAATTTACCATTCCAATCAATCAACATATTACTTTTATATGCACGTCTTTTTTGGTAAGTAAACAGTGCAGTTTTCTTTACAATTTCGTTAGTATCTACATCAACTAATACTGTTGTGTTGGTTCCTCTTAATTCTGGTCGTAAAATCATGTGTGTTCTCCTAGTTGTTAATTGTTTCGTTTCTCATCTACTGAAAGTTAAGAAATAAATATATTGCGAAACAAGAACTTTTTAATCTCTTTTTTATTTTCTTATAATTTTTGGTATTCACATTACCATTTATTGATTCATCTATAATCACAGAATAGTCAAATTTCGAACAAAACACTACCAAATCACGAGGTAAATTACAATGTGAGTTCATACTATCAACATTGTGTTTATCGGTGAAATGAATAGTGTTGTGTTCATCGTTATGAGATAATTACTTATTTATTACCAATGATCATGTTGTTAAGACTTTTAGCAAGAATAATGGTAGATTTGACATCACCAAAAAATGCATCTTTACCATACATATGAGTGAACATATCTTTCATATCATCAACACCACCATCCGATTTCCCACTAGTCACAAAATAACTCAGTACTTTAAATCCATGACTTTTAATTGTGTCAACTTGTTTTTTTGTAAAATCTAAAGCATTTCTTCCATTAAATACTGAAGTTGTAGAATCCATATTTGATCTGCTAGTTGCAGTTCGTTTCATTAGAGATAGTGTATTTGTACGATAACAACCATAAGGTTCACCATCAGATACATTAATAAAATATGAATTGTGAGATTTTTTAGAATTTAACATCATTCTATTCATTGATGATTCGAAACATAATCCTTCTGGAGTATAACTATCAAGAGTAATCATTGGAAGTATATTTTTAAGTTTTGAAATCTTATCTACGTTTGAATTATATACGATAGCACTTACTGGTGAATTATCCATTTGCGTTCGTATTGCGATTTCAACATGAGATTTACCAACTATATCACATGCAACTGCAATTGCTGTTGCTGTAGTCAAAGCACTGACCCATCTTGAACCAGACATTGAACCACTACCATCAAGTGATATGTGAATATAACTATTACCATATACTTGTGTAACTTTCTGATCAAATATATTAGAGTTGAATGATGCACTTGATAATAATCTTCGACTGATATTTCCGTGTTTTGTTCTCATTCTAATAGTAGTTTTATCATCATTGATTATTGATAATTTTTTTGATAGTTGTTTTCCAGATATAAATCCCTGTGCAACTGCATCAACATATCTTGATGGTTTATGTTGAGATAGAAATGGAAATACTTTTGACATTTCTGATGTAGCTTTTATATCATCAATCTCAAGTATCTGAATATCTGAAAATGAAGATATTAACTCAGTAGATTTTGTTTTTGAAAATGCTGTTATTGCTGTTGCATTTCCTTCTGACATTGTTGGTTTTTGAAGTGTATCATGTACAAACCCAGCCATTTTTTTCATTGATCTGTATAAACTCTTTTCCTCTTTTGGAGTTAAATCTTCAAGTTCATCATCACCATCATCATCTGATTCATTTTCATCTGATTCATTTTCATCTGATTCAGTTCCATCATCATCATCATCATCATCATTTTCATCATCATCATCATCATCATTTTCATCATCATCATCATTTTCATCATCATCATTTTCATCATCATCATTTTCATCATCATCATCATTTTCATCATCATCATTTTCATCATCATCATTTTCATCATCATCATTTTCATCTGATTCGTTTTCATCTGATTCATTTTCATCTGATTCGTTTTCATCTGATTCATTTTCATCTGATTCATTTTCATCATCATCATCATTTTCATCTGATTCATTTTCATCTGATTCGTTTTCATCTGATTCGTTTTCATCTGATTCATTTTCATCTGATTCATTTTCATCTGATTCATTTTCATCTGATTCGTTTTCATCTGATTCATTTTCATCTGATTCGTTATTCAACTCTGCTTCTTTTTTTTCTTCCTCTTCTTTAGTTGTGAATAATGAAGTTAATATATGATTTAAAATATCAGTACCAAGTTTAAATAATTTTTCTGGAGTATCAAGTCTAGTGATGTTTGATATATCAAGCATATCATTTATTGTACTTAATTCTTTCAATGCACTTAGATCAGTATTTTTATTAATCAAATAACAAAATCTACCGACATAACTTTGAAGTGTTTCATCTCGATATTTTGATGATTTTAACATAGTGTTCACTATTGCACTTCTATAAAACTTTTTATATAATGCTTCATAGTACATTCGATATCCTGGAGCATCTTCAAATGTTAACGTGTCGATTCTACGATCTTCAATTATATTAACAATTGATTTATATGCACCAGTTAATTGTGATCTACGAACACCTAGTTTGATAAGTGCATCAGTGTACATTTCTGATGTTATGTATTGTGGATCAAGTTCCTTATATCGTGCATGTGCCATTACTTTTTTAAGATAATCCATATCTGAGTATCTTAGATGTGATGCTTCATGTAGTGCAAGACCAACATGATGATCAAAAGTAGATTTTGTTAGTTTACCACTTATATATACTTGATATTCACCATTATCTGTTATTGATGCACGACCACCACCAGCTCCATCAGTAGTATTGAACTTTACAATGGCAGTTTTATCTGATATAACATTTACAAAATTTTTGATTAGTTTCAATGCATTAGCTTTGTACATGATATCTTGTAGTTTTGAATCTGTACCTAATGTATTGTCGAATTGTGGGATTAAGTTCGAAATAAAATTTGTTCTTCTCATGTGTTTGTGTCCTCTCATAACTGCTTAAAGTTAAGAAAAAAATATAACGTGAAACAACAATTATTTTAAATTTATAATATTTTTATTAAATACTCTGCTAATAACATTTTTTTAACTGATATATTATCACGTAATCTACCAACACTTAAAATATATGATCGAGTATTCCAAGCATCCACCCACGTATCAAATATCATAGAATCATTAAAACGCATGCTTATAGTTATATCATTATTTTCACGATTTATATCGGATATATATTTATGTCTGTGTAGCGTACCTGAATCATAATATAGATAGAATATATATTCTGGACTCATAATATACGAGCTATCAATTCAGCTTCTGATTGTATTATATATTCACTATAATTAACTTTTTTATGTTTACTAGAGCGATTATGATTATAAAATAAAATAAATAAATTTGCATCATGTGCTGATTTAAAATGTAGTGCATTTGTCATAAATGTTGACCAAAAATGTTCACCATTTACATATACTAAATAAAGTGTAGCTGGTTCACCATGAACGGTATTAATATTTGTGATATAATATTTCATAAATGCAATGCAACCAATTCAACATCTGATATTGATTTAATTGTACATCTACATCTTTCAACCATATCATTTCGATATAATACAAGTCGATATGCAATAGCTTGTAATTCAGTATCAAACATACGAGCATCGGTTATACGATCAGACATTACAGCAGTACTACGTATATACATTGGTTGTGTATAACTAAGCGTATTTATATCCAAATATTCGATATAATAATTTAGATTATTACTCACTGAATTTATTTTTCAATTTTAAATATAGTCTATATTCTTCTGTATCAACTTTTGTTTTACTTTGAATATGATTATAATATTCTTGTATGTCAGTAATTGGTTGATCACAAATACATACATCAATGATTTTATTACAATTGAAACACATATCTTTTATTTGTATTTTGTTTTTCATAACACTAATGCAACAAATTCGGCCTCAGTAAGTATTGTGGATTCCTGCACAGCGTATGCTTCTTTGCGTACTGCACAAACGCTACTATATGATGTAAATGGTACGATTTCATCTAAGGTGTCTTTATCCCTATCTAGATTAAAAAACTGTCCATCGGCATCCAGTATATCATTCCATTCTTCAATGTAGATATAATAATTATTTTCATTGTTTTCATTATTTTCCATGTGTGTTTATTCTTTATTTATGCTGATAATAATAATTTAACGATGTTTAGTGCTTCGTTTAATTTTGGGTGTGATTTGTTTTTAAGTTTTAAATTGTCTCTCAACCATATGAGAGTGGAAGGTGAATCAACATTTTTTCGTACTCTTGGTACATGCATTGAGTTGATTGTTTTATGCAGTTTAACTGCCATCATTGTATTCATTATCATAAGTTTTCTCCAATTGTGTGATTTGTGTGTCTCATAACTATTGAAAATTAGATATTAAATATAATACGATGCAACCATTATATTTAGTATTTATAATGCCAGTGCTACTAACTCAGCTTCCGATACAATGGTATGATCTACCATATTATAATAAGCATATTCTTTACGCAATTTACGTAATACTTCTTCAGCTGAGTGCTTCGATACGAATTCATACGCATCTTCTATAATGTCAGTATAAGTTAAATAGCTCTGCCCTGGTCTAACGTCATATCCAGATACAAATGCGTATTGTTCATACTCCTCATCAATTATTATATAATAAGGATTCATAGTTCCTCTATGACTTTAATTGCCATTAATTGTTCTTCTGTTATAATTTCAACACGATTTATCCATTCAACGTTTGGAAAAACAATATGCAATCTCTCTACATGTAGATCAGCCCCTAGTTTAGTGTTATATGGTTTTACTAAATTATAATCACTTCGCCAACCACCATCTTTACCAGTTATGTGTTTATCTACTGGGTCATATAAATAATAACGTGTCATAACAGCATCACCACTAATTCTGATTCAGTTATAACGTATGATTCACCATATAACTCTACTGCTTCACGAAGTCGTATCTCTGCTTCATTATGAGTATCAAATGGTGTTAATCCTCTTCTACCAATCGTCTCAATCAATGACCACCTATGTTTATCTAAAATCCATTGATCACCAAAACTATCAGCTTTATAATATATATAGTATTTCATATGTTCATCACAATATCGTTGCAATATATTCTGATTCAGTTACAATTTTTATTCTCTTACTTCTAAATAATGATTTCCATTTTGATTGCACAACATGAAACGCTTCAGCGTGAGTTGTGAATGAATCATCTTCATTACATTTGTAATTATTCTCATTCTCGTTCTTCCAATCATACATTGGCAATCTTTCCCAACATTCATCAAATGCATATATTATATAATATTTTTCTTTCATAATACCATCACCAACAATTCTGTTTCTGTTATAATTTTAAATTGGTGCCGAGCCGCATCATCATCATTTCCTAGATATATGTCCGAATACCACTTCACAAACTCATTTGCATCTTTATATGAATTGAATGGTGTTAATTTATCAACATGTTTTATATGACACCAAGATACCATTTCTGAATCATGAGATATATATTTAGATAATATATTTTCATCATATATACCAGCAAAATCTTTATCTTGTTTATCGTATATATAAAATTTCATAATAGTGTTGCAATTTTCAATGATGGGTCTCTATAGAGGCCAATTGCGATACTAATCCAACGACTGTGTGATCCAATATGACCATAATAAAGTACTCTATTATTAACACGTTCTTTTGATCTTATAATCCACTTCATAACAACAATGCCATCAACTCTGCTTCAGTTACAATCTTTATTTCATGTACTGGTACGGATGAATATTGTTTACTCACCTGATGTAACTCACCGTCTGTCATATTTGTATTATCCAACATTATAGTAGTTACATCTCGTGCAACCACCCAACCTTGTGGTAGTTTAATTTTTTTACAACCATCGGATTGAATAAAAACACATAATACGTTGTTGTTATAATTTTTTGGTATTGCTACTAAATAGTGTTTCATAAGAGTATTGCAATTATTTCTGCTTCTGATATTACTCTGGCGTTTGCTGACCAACCATATTTATATTCAGCCTGTGGACCACCATTTATTACATTTCTTTTATATCGATTAAGTGCTTTTTGTGCATGTTTCTTTTTTGAAAACGGTTCAATTAGATTATCAGAATAACAACCAACTAACCATTTACCATGCATTCCACAATATCGATGTTGTGGATATGCTCCTGGTGCATTCCATTGATAATATATATAATAATTTTTACGTGTCATAATAATAACGTGAGTAAGCACCTACAATGACCACTAAATTCAATGTAGGTATTTCTTGCCTACTCACTATCTCCTTGTGTTGTTATTAAGGTAATTTTAATTGTTAGTACGAGCTTTTAACATTATATCTGCCATCTTATAACTATCTTTGGCTAAAGCTTCCTCAATTGGAATATTACCAAATTCATTCGTTAGTGCATCTTCCCAAAATTTTCGTTGATCATCCCTTAACTGAGAATTCCAAACGGTCACATTAGTATGCATTGCAGACATTGCTAATTTATCTCGTAGTGTTTCTTTTGGTAGTTGATTAGCATAATCATTCAATAGATCGACAACTTTTACTTCATCGATACCAATAAATCCACCTTCATCATATTCAGCAAGTGAATAATAATTGTTTTCAAAAAACTCTTTTGCATTCATGGACTTCATATGTGATTCCTTTTATTTAACATTAAAAATTCGTTGTAGTTTAGTTTCTGATGTACCATTGTAATCACTATGTTTGATGGTCGCTTTAATTTTAGTAAACTCAGTACCAAGTGTATCTGGATAACCACCACCAACATATTTAACAAGATTACCATCATCAGTTTCATATGTGATAACGTTACATGATCCATAAGCACCCTCAAATGAGAATGACTCAATTTCTTTCACTAACAATTCAATTCGTTTACCATCAACATATAAGTGTCCACTATTTAGTGATTTAATCTTATCTTTAATTATAACTTTTTCATATTCTTTTTGTGTTAGATATTCATTACCACATTTCACAACTTCATTCAATTCAATTAATCGATTCAATGCATGTTGTTTTCTGACATCAGATTCTTCACTTGATCTGGCTCGATTCAACTGCCATACATCATCACATTCGCTGAACTTTACTCCAGAGAACATACCAAATGAAAACACATCTTCTGGATAGTTATTCTTAATTGAACTGTCTCTGTAGAATGATTGTGTAGATCGTAATTCCAAGTCTACGTTATAATCATCACCAAATCTATCAACCATCTTTGCAGTTGCAGACTTTTCATTAAAACTAAGATTCTGTCTATATGTATAATCAATTCTCATAACATATAAGTGTTTATCGATATACTGTTCATATGGCTCACTTACCATCCACAGTGTGAAATATTTATTGGTGAATCCCATTGTTGGTGTTGATGTGTTTGACATGTGTGATTTCCTAATGTTGTTGTTTTGGTCTTTCATAACTAATTAAAGTTAAGAATAAAACATGACACAATCAAACTGTTTTCTATAATAAGTGTGCAACTAAATCTTGATCTGACATTAATAAAATTCTCATTTCATCACATTTACATGGGCATAGCAACTCTTTTACCATACCCTGACCCATAGCCCGATCATCAATATTCAATGCTTCATCATAATTGGGTGTCCACTCACACACATCATCAATATCTACATTAAAATGTCTTAGATAGTGTTTATCGGACGTATTATATATAACATATTTTTTCATAACATTAACGCAACAAGTTCAGTTTCAGTTATCACCCTACTTTTAGTTGCCCAACGATATGAAGTAAATGGTTTATTTTCATTATAAAGTCTTATATAACGATACAATGCACGTTGTGCTTTTTCTCTCGAATTAAATGGTGTCACTTTTGGCATATATATTTCTTTACTAGCCCAACTTTTAACTCTAGGAAGTGCCCACACTCCATACATACCAATATAGTATGGTGCATTATCACCTGTCAATTCATATGCATATAAATAATATTTCATAACATCAATGCAATCAATTTTAATTCATTCACAACAATAAAATAATCATCATCTAGATATAAACCACTAGTATCGTGTAAATAATGTAATGCATCTTTTTTTGTTTTGAATGGTATGATGTCTTCGTGTGTAGTAAGAGTTCCATCGAATTCACCCAACCATTTTGTATTCCTTCCCATATATGGTAGGTCTTTATCATTTGGATCGTATATATACCATTTCATATCAGTAGTGCTACCAACTCATTTTCATTAACAACCATACAGTCTTCACTACAAGCAGATAAATCTGCGTGGGCAATTTCATATGAACTATATGGTCTTACAGTATGTACATTGTTTATATGAACCCATCTAAAGTGTCCTCGATATGGATAGTTTTTATCATGTGGATCGTATATATAATATTTCATAACATCATAGCAACCAATTCAGATTCTGGTTGTACTTTAAAACTATAATCTTCAATGTGTAACTTACCATTGTTGATTAATTTAGTCAATACCATTTTTGCAGTTCTCTTCAATTTAAACAAATGAATATTTGTGGTTGCATCTGCAAATAAGCTATCTGGAAAATCATCTGGACATGAATCAATTCGTTTAAATCGCCTTGCTGGTGATGCACTTGATCCAACATAAATACCAATTGGTTGTGGTGTGTGTGTATTAAATTCTCGACAATACACAACAATGATATATGGTGATTGATCGTTCATAATAAATAAGCCACCAACTCATTTTCTGTTATTATTTTTGCATGTCCAGATTTAAGTTGTGATTTTAATAATATCATAGTATTAATATATTCTATAGCTTTAGCTTTTGTTGCAAATGGGTGAGGGTGGTCATCGTGTAAACCATTTCTCCACGGTATCATCTCATTACCATCTTCACGAAATATCGATTTATATACAATATACCACTTCATAACACTATCATCAATAACTCATCTCCTGATACCACTTTTGCATCTCTTGCCCAAGTATGACCACCATCCCAATAACAAGCACTCCTATATCTAGCTAGGGCATCGTATGCCAATCGCTTGCATGGGAATGGAATGATGGTTTTGTAATCTGAAGTCTTGCGTCTCCATAATTCATTAACATTTGCCCATACACCATATTTACCACAAAATGCATTTCCACTTTTTGCTTTTGGATCATATATGTAATATTTCATATCAAGAGTTTTTTCTTTATTATACTTATCATAAAGTACATCAATAGATTTTATGATATCATCTGAAAGAGATTCTTGTTTTTCAAGTTTGACATAATCCAATAAATTATTAAGTTTCCTAAGGGCTTTGTTTATTTCTTTTGTTTTTTTCATAATATCCTCGCAATTAATTCATTTTCATCTATAATCTTAAATAGAGTAGTGTCATACCTAAATGGTTTCCAAGCTTTTTTTTCATTTTTTACCGCAACTTGAGCATCCTCATATGAATCAAATGGTATAATATCATCAATATCATCAAGCCCATACCAAAAATAACGTGGAGACGCATCTGCTGGATTGTGCATCTCATTACTTAATATTTCATTATGTTCAATATTTACAATATAAAACTTCATAATAAATATGCCACCAATTCTGATTCTTTTACGATAACAATAAACCCTATTTTATAATTAGCGGGCCAATAAGTTTCTACATAACTTCTTGCTTCACGATCAGAATCAAACTTACAATCATCAGTTAGATTAGGATAGGCGGCGGCATCATGTTTAGAAATATATCTAGGTGACTTGTCAACGGGAGAATCATAATCCTTTAGCAATGCAATATATTTCATAATATCATTATCATCAATTCAGCTTCTGATATAATCTTTCTTGTAAATCCTGAGCTATACATTATTTTTAAATAATCCAATCTACGTATTGGTATATCAGTATTATCTAAATCAGCCTTCATCATACGATCCAATCTACACCAATAATTTACATTCAATGTTGAACTTGTAACCAACACCTGTATATTATCAGCATCATAATTTTGAGTTGATATTAAATAATATTTCATAACATCAAAGCTATTAATTCTTTTTCGTTTACAATACGTACATTAGTATTTATACTACACGTTTCAATTACAATACGTTCTGCATCTGCATATGATTCAAATGGTATAACATCTTTAAACGTGGTAACTCTTGGTTCATTTTTTTTATCTTCTTCATAACCCATGCCACCAACCCATATGTTTGAACCACGATATGGTCTGAGTTTATCATTGGGATCAAATATATAGTAACCACTCATAATATATATGCCACTAAATCAGATTCTGGTATTATTGTTATCCAACCTTCTGCATATGAATGGGGCCATTTTAACTTAACTATATCCATTGCTTCTGCATATGAATCGAATTTACAATCGTCAGTGAATGAAAAGTAAGCATTAGCGTGATTGCTTATATAACTATATGACTGTTTGTTTCCAGCACCGCTTTTTATTAATGCTACATATTTCATAACAAATATGCTACCATTTTATTTTCAGTTAATACTAGAACTTTTATTGATTGTGGATAATTTCTTGAACATGTGTTATATCGATCACATTCCATTTGAGTTTCTTCTTTTGAGTCGAATGGTATCACCTCCTCTATACACACTTTCCACGGACCATCCTTACTGGCAAATGGCATAGAATCATCAATTGGATCATATACATAATATCTTTTAGAGGTCATATCATCATTACCACTAGTTCTGGCTCACTTACTATTTTAAATTTGTATACAGTTGTATTCAATTTATCTATATTATCAATCACATCTTTAAGCGTCTGTAATGGTATCTCTGTATCCACTTCATTGATATATCTTATATGTGTCCAATTAGCATAATCTACACGCTTATGTTGTGTACTATTGGTAGTATATACATATACACTATCTATATGTTCTTTATCAATTCCTAGTAGGTAGTATTTCATATGTTTCACAATAGATATGCAACTACTTCATTTTCATTTAACACTTTAGTATTTGTCCAAAATGCATCATAATGTGGTTTAGCATCAATTATATTTTGAGCGTCTGTTCTTGATTTAAATATTGTCGCTTTTGATATTCTCACTGTTCTATAATGTAGCACTCTCAACTCATCGTAATGTTGTTGTATAAATCCATATTCATTAAAAAAGTTATCTTTACTCAATCGTATTATGTAGTATTTCATATGTTTCACAATATATAAGCTACCACTTCATTTTCATTTACTATTTTTATATATCCCTTTTTATAATGTCTACTCAATGGTATACTATGATTAATATACTTCATTGCTTTATTTCTAGTTTTAAACGATTGAGGTTTATCAGTACCAAGATGAGTCCATATACGCCAGTTTGACGGTTCACTTGCCCACATATATATTATATAGTATTTCATATATTTCATAATACCATCACCATTAATTCTATTTCTGATATGATCTTAAAAGTATAAGTTGGAACGTGTCTTAATGACTTCACTTTATCATCCATCTCTGATTGACTTGTATTTATATCGTTGAATATATCCATAGTTAATTCTGATATAGCTGTCCATGTACCCATACCACTTGGGCGTGTTGGAGTATATAAATATGAGGTATCATCAATTATATATGTTGCTATTAAATATTGTTTCACAATAATCTAGCCATATATTCTGATTCAGACATTATTAAAATTCTTTCATGTTTTCTTGGAATTTCACCAAAACCAACCATATCCAATTCTGCAATTTTTTTTGATTCATATATTCTAGCATATCTTATATCTGATGTATATGCACCTGCATCAAAATACATTGATTCAGTTGTAACATATTGATCTTCTCCTCTAAGCTTTATAAAAATGTAATGTTTTTTTTTCATATATGTTTTATAATAAGTAAGCTATTAATTCACTCTCAGTTAATAACTTTATACATTTTGATTTATAGACATGAGGCCAGTGAAAGTCTATTATTTTCATTGCTTGTTCTTTTGATTCAAATAAGCAGAACTTTGGATCATAATCATATTGCCACATACCATTGGTACATATATATGAATATCTAGAAGGATCACTAATATAATCTTTCAATCTTAATGCAACATATTTCATATCACAATTTAACCATCACATCCAATGAATCTTTCATTGTAGCAAGTTCATCAGTTTGCACCACCATCATTTGTGACGTGGAATCATTTGTCTTAAAAATATGTCCATGATTTTTCAATGATTCCATTTTATCGGTAGCTTCATTGTGCGAATCAAACGATGCAATCAAACATCCACTGTCCTTCAACAATGAATATTCGACCATCCATGCATCTTCTGCTAAATAATATAACACTATTCCACATGGGGCGTGTTCCCATATCATTGAAACTGCTTGTACTATATGAAACTTCATATTATTATTATTATTATTATTCATAACATCCTCGCAATTAATTCTGGTTCTGTTATGATGTCAATTCTACCCTCATGCCAGGCGATGGACCAACGTTCTTTACAAACACTTATGGCATCATATTTTTTTGAAAATCTACAATCATCATCCAAGGTCCTATGCCACATCCCATAACGATCTAAATATGCATTGTGATATGGTGTCGCTGATAACTTTAAAACAACTACGTAATAAAATTTCATAACATCCTCACAATTAATTCTGGTTCTGTTAAAATGATATGTCTTTTCATAACAGGTTCACATTGATTTCGCACTACATATTTATATATTATTTTTTTTAAATATATTTTAGCTTCTTCTTTAGTATCAAATGAGGCGGCATCATCCACTGATCTTCCCCATATAGCACTCGTATCTTTAAGTATATATGTATTATCAAGTGGATCAATTATCAAATATCGTTTCACAATTCTAATATAACCATATATGCTTTAAGTTGTGCTTCTGATAATACTTCAGCATCATTCCACCAAGTGTCACTACCACTATATAGTTTTCCTAGTTTAATAATATTTTGTGGTTCTTGTCTATTATCATATGTGGTGGCATAATTAATATTATCATATGCTCTGAATTCATTTACTAAACCATGAATATTACGAGCACCATTATCTACTTTGCCAGTATCGTACACGTAAGTAGTGCGATTACGTTTACTTCTTTTTTTTATATTCATGTTTCGTATTATGTAATATTTCATATCAATAGTGCAATCAATTCAGATTCTGATATTTCTCTAACTTCATGTGATGCAAACACATGTGTGTGTTCCTTTTTTGTTTTCTTTCTCTTGTCTCATGATTGAAATTTAAAACCATAATATAATATAAACAAAGACTTTTTTTCACATCACAATTGGATCATCACAGACAACGCATCCTGCATTGACTCAATCTCATCAGTTCGCACCACCAATGTTTGAGCTCTACCATTTTTAACCCTATGTGTGGAATATAACGTTTTCATTTTAGTGGTAGCCTCATCTCGTGTGTCGAAGGATGCAACTGCTTGAAACCCCAACTCTCGATAAGTACGACTTAGCACCGTACTCCACGTATTGTTTTTCAAATAGAATGATAGCCTACCATGTGGCTTTCCAAAGTGTTTTGCTGTAATTAAATATACAATGTGATATTTCAATCGTTTATTGCATCCACAACTTCGTTTATGGCATTCTCAGTTGACTCAAAATTCAATGTTGTTATTTTGGCATAAAACTCAAAAGGTGTTAGTAGATATCCTAGATGTGTAACCAAAGTTATTGGAATATTAAAACAACCACCATTAGCACTGAATCTTTGTTCTTTATTATTGTAGTTGGGATTTAGTTCAAATTTAGACTCAAGCACCTTTAAGTTTTTATTGCCATTATCACAAGCACTCTTCAGATCGTCATAAACACCAATTGTTATTTTCTTTGTTTTGCTGGTAAAATCATCATCATGCTTTGGTGTAACTGAGAATCTAAACTCGATTGTTACCAAATATTTGTTCATCCGTTTTCCTTTTCTTTTGTTCATTCTTAACACATTGAAATTTAAAATCAAAATATGATATGATGCAACTGTTTTTTCTTATGGAAATTTTTTGAGCATATGGGGCATATGGGGAATATCCTCATATCTGTTTTTTGTTGGAAAATTATGGAGTGTGGTAGTCTTCATCATATCAGAAAAAAAGTTGAATCTTCGATCATATGATTTTTGGTGAAAAATTATGGAGTGTGGTAGTCTTCATCATAAAAAAAAGTTGACATATGATTTTTGGTGAAAAATTCGTGTGGAGACTCGACGCACCCAAAAACACAATAAAAAAGCTCGAACAACCAAATGAAGATGGGCATAGCCCATAAATTATGCGTTGCACGACTCTTTTGTTATGTGATGCAAGTGTTATCTTTGTGGCCCAAATATGCAAACCACCCTAGCACGTAAATTACGAATAGTTCCGTATACGATGCAACACTTATCTTTGCTTATATTAGCATATGTGCATCTGGGTTTAGCCTATAAATTACGACTCTTTCCTTATATGGAACAAGTGTTTTGTTTTCTTTCTTATAATAGTAATATTATCAGCTCATCTTCTGATACTATCTTATAATGTTTGCGATTTCTACCTACTCCATGTAATATCATTTCCAATGCATTATGTGCTTTTTTATATGACTCAAATGGTTTAATCTTTTCTTGTGCTATTATACACCATCCATTAATACCAAAATATGGAAATATATTATCATCACAATCGTATATATAATAACGTTTCATATGTACTTCATAATATCAATATTACTAGTTCATCTTCTGATATTACTCTATCAGTAGTTAGTTGTTTATCACTATTATTCATTGCAAATGTTGCCTCTACTTCTGTCTTGAATGAACAGTCCTTCTCATAGTCTATATTGAGTTCTTTATATGCTCCTCTCCATTCAGTGCCTGATGGTCTTGTATGTATATATATTTCGAATGTTTTATATTCTTTACCATTCTTCTGTGTTAAAAATTTTGTGTTGACTATGTACCACTTCATGATGATTATAAGCCCTCTATGCTACCATTATAGAAGCCTAGCTACTACTTCAGAGACTGGTACTATTCTATAATTATATCCACTTTCATTGTCTCCATGAGTTTTACTATCTTTTATTATCTTTCTAGCCATAGTCTTTGATGGTATCATTTTAGCATCGTCAACGTCTTCAATCCATCCATGTAAGTTATATGTTAGAGGACCTATATATTGTACAGCTCCACAATACCACATTGAATCTTTACCTTTTTTAAAGCTTGTCTTTGGGATTGCTAATAGATAACATTTCATAACATCATTGCCACTACTTCTGCTTCTGATAAAACTTCATCATCTCGATCTGTACCATACTTACGATTGTTTATAATTTTTTCAGCTTCTTCTCGTGATTCAAATGCCATTAGTTCATAACTCTTATAGGTATGACCACCCCTTGTAGTAGCATAATATCCACCATGAGTCCAATCTATAGATTCCCACCATTTATTATCGACTTCACTTTTATGCTGATGCAATATTAAACTCTTATCAGATGATAATATGTAGTACTTCACACCATCATCTTATATTGAAAAAAGCAAGTAGTTCATTGATGAGCCAATTAATTAACATTTTGGAAAAACTCATCGAACCACTTGCTTTCACACACATGATCATTGCCACAAAATTGTTTGTTCTTTATGAGTTCTTACCCCATAGTTTTAATAAATCTTTGTTGTCACACTCTGCATTGGCTCTTTGTTCTTTCACACCTGTGACATATCCATGTGTGGATATTACCATTGTTGCAACGTATATGATTGTGAATGACCAGAACCCAATGTTTAAATATGCTAACAACATACCATATAATAATAACATGATTCCTTGTATGATGCCATTGCGTACTTCTACTTTTTGATATGCGTTCATAATGTGTTTTCCTTATCATTTAATTTAGATTTAAATTCTTTATATTGCTTGCGTGTTTTTAGAAACATCTTACTTTTTTCATGTTCTGACAGCATCCAAAAGTATATTCCAGCGATGTAATATACAAAGAACAATATAATACCCATAACAAAAACCAACACCGAATCCAGAATAACTGAAAGTACACTAAGTATGATTATATATAGTATTAGACTAATCACAAATAATGCAATCTTAGCAGATTCAACTGTGCTAAGTAATAGTTTAAATTTATCCCAATTTGATTTCATATTAAGCATGCCTCACATATATAATTGCATCTACCATTGTTATAGGATAATTAGGATTTTTCTTCAAATCTTCTGCATGTACACCTTTCAGCGTATCAAGTGTAGGATATAATAATACTTCATTTACCACAGGACATGGTATGTAATCAAACATATCTATTCTATCACCATGTCTAGGTAAAATATTAGTATTATATATTATACGCATATTATTATATCTATCAATAAATAATATATCCATATCAATTCATCTCATCTGTTGAGAAAGATGGATAGTGGGCTCTTATGTCACGCACTGAATAAACCTTCGTAGGATCATCATTCTCGTCGATCAGATCAGTACTTGGTGGTAATGGTATATTCTTAAATGGTTCACTCAATGATATACCTTTACTACCACGGAATCTTTCCATTGTCTCTTCAACCTTCACAGCTTCTTTATACATAGCTTCCAGTTCATCTCGTGACTTGACATCAAGAAGTTCATCTACCATTATTTCTGGTACATCTACATCAGGTGGGCTTCCCATACCTTCATTGATGCGTTGAAATACTCTGTTCATTGCACCAGCAATTGTGGTAGCTAGTTCTAGTGTTGTTAGGTCTTTAACATTCATTTATTAGTACTCCATATCTTTTGGATAGTTCCACAGAGTGATCTTAACTCTGACTCTGATTGTGTTTTTATCAATACTGCAATCTTTTCTTCATCAGTTTGAGCATTACGCATTTCCACCTTTGGGCTTGATTCTACTATAAATGTAGCCATTTCCAATTTGGTAGATTCGTCATTTATTGCCCCACACCAATCTTTGATTGCTTGTTCAATTTCATCTGTATGAAATGAAACTTTATATAAGAAATTTGATATCAACAATTCACCATTATCACCTCTACGCACTTCGGGCACTGTGTCTGTATCACACACTGTGCCTGTCATAACTTGAGTCATAGCATTTGTCATAGCTTCGACTAGTTGAGGATGAGTGTTAACAGCTATAAGAGTGCCCTCACACATTCGATCAAATTCTGGTTTGTTGTTTGACATGTGGTGATCCTTAATTTATATTAAATTGTGTTTAATTGAATGTGGTGCAAACTTGAACGTTTTACCAGAATTAACATCTTTGCCCAAGATAGGATACTTTGGACTACGTGGTCTGCAACCAGTTATTTCATATAAACCACTATACGTTCTAAATTTTCTACCAAGATCACTTGGTTTGAGTCCATATCTACTGGCGTATATATTAAAGTCAGTAACTTCTGGTCTAAGTGCTACTCCACCAGAATCAATGATTGATACATTTAATTTAAAAGTTGCACTATCTGGAGTATATCTAGCATTTCCAGTTGCAAACGATACATTTAACTCTTCACCCAACGATTCAAGTGCTTGATTGATTCGTTCTCTAATAAGTCTAAGTGCTGATCCGTTCATTTTAGTGATTGACATGTGTGCTCCTATTTTCTTTATTTATGATGATGTTGAATTTAATAAAAGTGTAGAAATGAATGAAAGTCCCAATAAAAGACTAACTCCACCAACTCCAATCATAATAACTAATAGAACTAATAGTGTATTTACGATTGAATCAGTCTTGGTGTCAATTAGATCGTTAATTCTTGTGATATTCATGTGCTTAGTTCCTTTGTTTGTGTGTCTCATAACTGCTTAAAGTTAGAACTATTCCAATGTACAATGCAAGAACTTTCCTACTTTTCTTCAAAATCATTCATTTTCACTACTGGTGGGCGCGGTGTTTCTTCATAATATTGTTGATATTCCGTACCCAGGCGTTCAAATCTGGGAGCCCCCCATAAATTAAGACTATTTTGCTACATAAAACAAGTGTTTTCTTATTTATTTTATGGGAAAACTGGCTTCTACCAGTAATTTAAGACTATTTTGCTACATAAAACAAGTGTTTTCTTCCAAATCATTCATTTTCATGGGTAGAGAGATGGAATAAATTGGCTCAGATCACACCATAAGTTACGAAGAATAGTCAATATGATGCAAGAACTATTCAAAAGTATCTTCAAAACAGAATATTATGTTGTTTTGGTTGATTTCACCAAATATTCTTTGGTTTTTGGGCTGTTTCACCAAATATTCTTTGGTTGTCGATGTATTTGGTTAGTGGATTACACCAGCTCCCCCAAAAACAACATATCATTATCTCTATACACCAGTATGTATATATAGTATAATCAGTTGTACGGTTCAGTTGTACAACTGCATATACTTTAGTGCATATTCATGATATTTCATATGATATATGTTATCGAATAAGAAAATGTCACATATTATGACACCCATCATATAAAGTCTCTGATTTGGTGTCATTCTGTTCGTTCTAGGGTGCTTTGGTTAAGGACCACGTATGAAGATAATGATCATCATAATCATAACAATCATACGAATTGCATGAATCGTACTTAAAATTATACTTAAAATTGAAATCTTTTCATATGTGCTTCTTCTTCTCATAACATTATTATTATTAATTCTGATTCTGATATTACGCTTAATCTTTTTATTTCACTTCGACGTAATATTCTACTAAATGAGATATCTAATACATATGGAGCATCTTGAATATATTGTCTTGCTTCTTCGTATGAATCATATGGTAATATTTCACTTAAATGTTGATAGTCTTTATCATACCAACCAGTTTTACCTCTAAATGGAAAACTTATATCTCCTCTATCATATATATAATATTTCATATGTTTCATAATATATAGGCTATGTATTCATTTTCATCTACTACTTTTACCTGTCCTCTTTTATAATATTGTTTTAATATTACTGTCTCATCATTGATATATTTTATGGCTTTCTTTTTTGTTTTAAATATCATTGGAGTTCTAGTATATGTGAGATCACCTTCTAATATCTCAATCCAAGGAATATATGTACTCATATCACGTAAGTAAGAATATATTATATAATATTTCATAATAAACGTGCTATTAGTTCTGTTTCTGATACTACTCTATAATATTTACTTGTAAATAATACTGTATGATAATATTCAGTTGCATCTACTTTATTATTAAATGTTATAGCATTGATTATATTTGTTGTCCACCTGTTTCCTGGAGTTCCTAGTGTACCACGATTTTTATGTACATATTCATCATCTCTTTTATCTAATATATAATATTTCATAATATATAGGCTATTAGTTCATTCTCTGTTATTATTTTAAAATTAAATGAGTTTAGATTATGTTTTTGTGATTTTAATTCTTTTTTGAGATCACTCAATGATATCTCATTTTCAGTTATGATTTTACTTTCATTAATAGTTTTTATATTTATCCAATTGGTACTGCTGTAAGTACGAGTATTGTTAATGTAATATACGTATACCACTTCAGACTGTTTATCGGTTGCTATTAAATAATATTTGTGATTTTCTTTCATAATATATAAGCTATGTATTCATTTTCATTTAATATTATTACATCATCTACTGATATAATTGTTCTCCAGTCAGCCATATAATTTGTAACACCTACCATAGCTTCTTCTCTTGATAGATATATATTATTTTCAAGGACATGATATAATTCATTTGTTTTAATATGCCATACGTAATATCTCATAATAGATATGCTACTAGTTCATTCTCTGTTACTATTTTTATATGTTTATACTTATCAGTATTCCAATATCTATTATAAGTATATAATGCTTCACCATAAGTATCATATGGGGTTACATTTGATACCTCACTACTCCAATGATTATTTATTCCACCATATATATAATTGGGAGCTGTTGAATCATATAGATAATATTTCATATGTTTCATAATAGATATGTCATTAGTTCTGCTTCTGATATTCTACTAACTCTTTCAATAGTTTCATCACCATATTCTTTTATATCTTGTTTAGCTAATTTACGAGAATCAAATATTAACATATGATTATAATTTGTAGTATATGTATCATCAGACTCGTTAGTGGCCGCATATTTATTACAATTAGTATCGTCTCTATTAGTACATTGAATTATATAATAATATTTCATAAGAGATATGGTATTAGTTCGTTTTCTGATAATACTTTAATTGTATATGTTGTTAACATTCTTTTCCGTTGAAATTTAATGATATCTTCTCCAATTTGTCTTGTTTTATATGTTTCAGCATGATCTAAATTTCTAGTCCAATATCCATAAGTTGGTTTACCTTTAAAATGTATATATTTTTTATAATCTGTATATGCTATTATATAATATTTCATAACATATATGCTACTACTACATTTTCATCTACTATCTTCATTTTACCACTAGCATAATGTTGCTTTAAATAATCAAACATATTAATGTACATAAGTGCGTCCTCTTTAGAGTTGAATACTTCTGGATTATGATGTGCATTTTGCCACACATACCAGTCCATATTATCACCGTTTATTAGGTGTTTATATAATGCACAAAATACTATATAATATTTCATAAGAGATATGCTATTAATTCATTTTCATTTATAATTTTATCTGTTCCGCTTGCTTTATATATATCTTCACTATTATCATAATATTCTTTAGCTTCTTCATATGAGTTAAATGCATGTATTGGATATTCATCTTCATGTTCTAAATCCATCCATATATTACCTTTATTATTGCCATTATAGTGTATATAATATTCTAATCTATTGTTAATTATTTCTACTACGTAATATTTCATAATAGATAAGCCACAAGATGTTTCATGTTAACGATTTCCAATAAACCTTCTCGATATGTATATGGTAAATGTTCTTCAATTACTTGTTGAGCTTCATACTCTGATGTATATATACAATCATTAGTGATATTAATTTTAGTTTGACCCATCTTATTTACATACGTATATTCAACTATACTTGATTTATTTTGTGTAGTACCAAGTATATAATTAAGCGTAGGATTATTCATTAGTATAACATACCTGATAATATTTCCATCATCATTCATATCATTCATATTAGTATTCTTCATATTAACATTGCTACCAATTCTGCGTCTGATACTACTTTAGTATTAGGATATCCATGAATGTGATGTATATCATAATGCTCAGCTTCTTCTCTAGTATTAAATATCTTTGCACATTCTATACGAGTTGTCCATGTCCAACTATATTGATTTATATCTAAATATCTTTGGTGTTTATCTAATATATAATATTTCATATGTATCTCATAACATTAATGCTATTAGTTCTTCTTCTGTTACTATTTTCCATGTAGAATCACGTGGCTCTATAGCAAATAAAACGTTTTTAGCTTGATCATATGATTCATATGGAATTAATTCTTCTAAAGTTGTAGTACTATTAACCCATTTATTATATCCTCTATATGGTTGTATTTTATCAATTGGATCGTATATATAGTATTTCATTTCATTTCATTTCATTTCATAACATTTTTATTATTAGTTCTTGTTCTGATACTACCATGCAACGTTTATGCCACCTACGATCTTTTAACATAGCAAGTTCTAAACTGGCTGATTCTCTTGATTTGAATGGTATTATATCTTTATGTTCAACAATATGTAGATGTTTTCTATCATCAGGACTAAGTTGTTGAGCATCAGTCATCCATTGATCACTAACTCCTCTATATGGTTTATAAGTATCTAGTTGATCATATATATAATATTTCATCATAGTAAATATACCACTAATTCATTTTCATTTACAACAATAAGGTCTTCTATTATAAAACTATATGATGATGATGTAAATTCATCTAATTTATCTTTAGCTTCTTTATATGAAGTAAATGGATTTGCATCCGATACACGTGTAGACCACCCTTCTCTAGTAAAAATAAATTCAGTTGGATCATTTGGATCATATATATAATAACGTTTCATAATGCTTTAGCAACCAATAATACATTAAGTTCATTTTCATCATATATAACCCGATACCAATCATCATGTATTGGTTCTTTTTTATTAAGTAAATTTAAATAAATAATAGCTTCTCTTTTTGAAGTAAACCATCGTCTAACGGGTTTATTATCATACCAATATAGTATATCATGGTATTTTTTAGATATTGATAATACATAGTACTTCATAATAGTAGTGCCACTAGTTCAGTTTCTGATACTATTTTCATACCATTCCAAAAGTCTGGATTATCACAAGGTGTGGTCATAGCATTAAGTGCATCATCATATGAATTGAATGAAGTACATTTTTTAACATCATATGATTCATTATACCCCCTATATTCACCAAACTTTGATTCTCCAGTTACCATACCACCATCCACTGCATATCGTGTATGTTCAACCACATCAGCAATTCCCACTATATAGTACTTCATAATAGTAGTGCCACTAATTCAACCTCTGTCATTATTTCAAAATTATACTGAGTTCTATTTAATTTATGTATGCCTCGTTTATTATATCTTTTTTTAAGAGTTTGTAATGGCACATCAGTATTTACCTTATCAATATGTTCTAACATTGCCCAATTTCTCCATTTTACATAACCATCGATATCTGATGTATATACATATATCATATCTATATCTGTTTTATCTATTGCTATTAAATAATATTTAGTCATAACATTCTCGCCACTAATTCGTGTTCTGATATTATTATTATATCTTCAAACTCCATCCACGTTTCATCATCATAACATTTTTTTGCATCTTCATATGAATCAAATGGAATTACTTCTGAAAACATACCAGACCAGCTATTGTTTTTTCCACAATATTGATGATACGTTTCATCCGTATCAAATAGATAATATTTCATAACATATAAACCACTAATTCATTTTCTGATACTACAATGCAATCTTCAGTAAATTGTCGTCCATATCTATTACTTTTTATTAATTGATCCAACCTCTTTTGTGCATCCCCTTTTGAATTGAATGGTATGATATGTGTATTTTCCTCAATGATCATTTCCCTAGTTAATGAGTCGTATCCATCTACAGGTATTTCGCACCACCAGTCTGATATTCCTTGATATCGATGTCTCATATTTGTCGTATTATATATATAATATTTCATAATATCATTGCCACCACTTCTGCTTCAGTTTGTATATAATTGTGGTCCTGATCATCAAAAGTTAAATTCCACCATGTACTAAGAATGCGCATAGCATCTTCTGCACTCTTCTTAGTTTTAAATACTTTGGCTAGTGATATATCTGTTGACCAAGCATAACCTCGCTTATCACTTCCATTTGTTATTAAAAATTTACGTGTATTTACAATATAATATTTCATATATATTTCATAATATAAGTGCTATATATTCTGCTTCTGTCATTGACTCTATTGTCATATTTGGACATTCTGACCAACTCACCTGTTCTTCTTCAGCATCTTCATAAGAATCAAATGGTGTTATCAATGATAATTTATCATCCCACTCTTCATCAATACCACCATATGTATATCGAGTATCATCTGGATCATATAGATAATAATAGAGTTTTTTCTTTTTCGTCATATCAAATATGCCACAAATTCATTTTCTGTTAGTATTTCAATATCAAGTTCATAAGGAGTAATTTCATAATATTTTGCTAGTCTTATTTTCTCTTTAACTACATTCCTCAAAGCATCTTCATGTGAATTAAATGGTACAACCAGTTCAATGTTATCATTTCCAAACCAATCAAATTGATCTTTACCATCCGTACACATTTCAAAACTATTGCTCATGAATGGTAAATCTTCACGGTCACTTTTATCAACTACATAATATTTCATAATAACCTTGCAATCAATTCTTTTTCTGATATAATAATATCACATGTTGATGTGGCAAATAACCCAGCTTGCATATAATCTATAGCTGATTTCTCATTATTAAATACCACAGCTTTTGATACATCGTTAGTTAAAAATGAAGACGAATACCTACTATGTGTTGTATCTTCAATATACGTAACAACATCACTATTAGCATCGTCTGTGCATATAATATAATATTTCATAACAATATAACCATCAATTCTGCATCTGATACAACTTTATCGTATTTATCCTCTTTAGTATTAACATCACAATATTTATACCACTTGACAGCATCCTCTCTAGTCTTAAATGGATGAATTGAGGTGTCTTTTAAATTTGAGCCACCTATCCAAATTAATTTATTATTATCAATCTTTTTAGTAACATAAAATCGTAAATGATTACCACTCATTGATACTACATAATGCTTCATCACAATTCAATCATAACTTTGAACGTTTCAAGTTCTTGCTCACGCACAACTTGTATCCCATAGTCTTTAGTTAATGTATTCTGTGATTTAACATATTCAGCTTGAGTTGATGTATTATATACCAGTGCTTGAGATTTATTAAATGTCCAATAGTTATATTCTGGTGTTGTTTTATACCACATATTAGTTAAAGTTAATGAATATGCTATCACATAATATCCCATATCTCTACAATAAATCTGCAATTATTTTTGATTCCAGTACAACATACATCCATGAGACTTCACCATATCGTTCTTGAATAGCATCTTCTGCATCTTTTGCTGTTTTAAATGGTCTGCACTTTGGATTACCAGAACACATCATTCCTTGTTTCACATCATCCACATTATACCACAATCCATATTCCAATCCAGAATATGGATATGCTTTAAATTTTTCATTAAATATATAACATTTCATAACTCTTTCTCCAATTTATTTTTTTAGTAATTAGATTGCATACGCCACCAATTCTTCTTCTGTCAATATATGAATATCATCCATATAATCATAACCACTTCTGAACTGAGATTTATGATATAATTTATTTGCACATTTCAATGCTTCATCATACGAATTGAATGATTTAGCACAATCAAAATAATTAGACCACAATGGATCAATTGTCATAATCGTTAAATCATCATCTCGTATCTTAGCGGCGTCTGATCTCACATACACAAAATCATGTGGTCTATTGTGATATATCACATAATATTTTTCAGATTTCATAATTTCATTATTGTCAATTCTGCATCAGCTACGATTTTTCTTTTAAAATATGGATCAATTTTAATTAAATTATCACTGTAATAATCTCGTGCTTTCTTACGGGTGGGAAATGATAAAGACTTACTAAAATCTAGCGACCATGTAATTCGTGCAGTCGCATATCGTATTCCAAACTTCTCACTAACATGTATAATATAAAATTTCATTTAATCAATAATGATGCTTGAACACATTGGGCAGTCTACCATATCATAAATTGGTTCGTCATGTCCAGTATGTCCACAATTTGTAATATATTCAACAACACGCTCACCATGACAAGATTCACATTCCATTTCAACAACAACATATTCATCATGAACAGACTTCCCTTGAAAATCAAGTGTTTCCAACAATGACTCTACTTCATTTTCTGAAAGACCTGATTCAATAACTTCATTATCGTTTATTGTTTCGATCTGATATAATTTTGGCATGTGTGTTTCCTTTGTTTTTGTCATTTCTTAACTACTTAAATTTAAGAATAAAACATAATACAATGAAACATTTTTATTATCATTCATAATAAATAAAACATTAATTCTTTTTCTGATATGATTTTATCGTTCATTAATTTATTTTCATTTTTACTTCTATCATTATACCATAATTTAGCTTCAGCTTTGGTTTTAAATAAATATGGCCTTGGATTAATACTATGTTTAGCTCCTGACCCTATATATGCTTCCCATTGTAAGACATTCTTATATTCGCTATTATTATTATAAGAAACAATATCTAACGTAGTAGGTGAGTAATATATGATATAACATTTCATAATAAAAATGCAACCAATCCATATTCATTAACGACAAGATCACTTGATTGTTTATATGTATTGGTTGCTTTAGCATTAGTTGCTTCAGCTTTTGTTTTAAAAGCACACTCATCAAAATCAACTATATCTTCAATCTCTTGCCAACCAATTTCAGTTCCATTCCTAATATTGAAAGTGTGTACAAGTATTTCAATCTTTGGCTTCCCCTTGTAAGTAAAATAACGCCCAGAATTAACTACATACCACTTCATAACATCATAGCAATCAATTTAGTTTCAGATACTACTTCATATCCAATTGTATTTTTATCATCGCACATTATCTCTAAATTATCAAGAGCATCATTCTCAGTATCAAATACTAGAGCGTCTTCAATTTCCATAGTTATTGAATATAGATTATTTCTTTTATTGAAGTCTTCAACTTTGCGAACGAAAACTGTTATATCACTCGCATCATGTTTCCATAAAATATACCATTTCATAATACATATACCATTAACTCTGACCCATTAATAACTATATCACTTGGTAGTTTGTCTGTGGCATTTTCCATTGCCTCAATTGCGTCTTCTTTTGTTTTAAATTCACAGTGATAAATGCCATCCACATCAATTACAGATTGTAGACATCTCCATCCACTACTAAGATTAACATTGCCAGTATGTAGAAATATTTCACGATAAGTATCTTCTTCACCATATTCTCCCGTATTGAATACATACCATTTCATAATTCTACAGCTATTTTAAGGGCTTCAATTTCATCTGTATTTAATATATGATCAATATATCCATCTGGCATTGTTATAACATCATCATAATATTTTTGAGCCTCATCTTTCGAATTGAAATGTTTAGCGTCCTTTAGCTTACCAGTCCAAGTTGCTGTTGTATTAACGTAACAAGCTATACGATCAAATTCGCCATTAAATCCCATAGCAGACGCATCACCAATAAATTGAGATACAATATAATATTTTTCAGATTTCATAATTCGTCTATCACCAATCTAAGTTCAATGTCCTCTCTTGACATTGCAACAATATTCTTACCAAAATTCTCTTGTAATTTTTTCAATTCGTTTATTAAAAACTCAGCTTTCTTTTTTGAATCCAATTCCATCGATCTATTAAATATGTCTGATTTATTTATACGATAACCATATTGCCAACTACTCCATGTACTACTGTATAATATTGGAGTGTTCTTATTTGTAGGGAATGGTAATTTCTTATAATAATATACTTCATACAACATACTCATATCAGTCATATTTGCTTCATTATCAACGTCTACGATATAATATTTTTTAGATTTCATAATATTAATGCTACCATCTCTGAGTCTGAAATAACTTTAAAACTATAAGCATCTATATTCAACTTTTTTTGTTTTAATAACATATTTAATTTTTGTTGTGCTGTATGTTCATTTTTAAATATATGATATGATCCAGCACTAAATGATACATCACCTACAGTAGATGGGCATGTTGATAATTTACTCCATCTTATTCCATTACCATATGTATCTCTTGAAAAGTTATCACCAAGATATATACCAGCAGGAGCATTACCATTAATATGGGTTCCTAAAATATAATAACGTATCATTCAGCTGATAGAATCCTATATGATTTAACATCATATGATACTACTCGATCATAATATAAAGTATCAGTTTTACCATTTTCATCAGTATTGTATTTAATGTTAATTTCTGATTCTGGATATGATGTCATTAAATATGTACGATCACCTTTTCCATCAATCCATAATTTATTAGTACTATGTGAATATGATAATGTATCAACATCACCATTATGTCTTGTCACTTCAATTGACATATCATATGTGACCACATTTACATCTGTTGGTGTTGTTGGTTGTAAAATGGTTTCAGGACTATTAGCATATACAGAATCATCTGGATCACCAGCAAACATTGATATCACAAATGCACCAATTAATGTTATTAATAATGCAGTTAATATAAAATCTACAGCGTGATTTGTTACTAAGCGAGCTTTCATAATATCATTTACCTTTATTTGTTTTTGTGACATATTTTTCAATTGCAGTATTTCGAACTTCAGTATGCACCCATCCAATGATTAACCATAGAACAGCATAAAAATACCAACCAGCAAATAGAAGTATAAATACTTTACTCCAAGTCATAACCCAAAATGTATTATTAGATATGCCTGTAGTATAACAGTCTCTAACTCTATCATCAAATATATTTTTAGAATGTGATGGAGTTGTTTTATTTTGAGATATTGCATTAATGATTATTACCAATGCATCGAACGCCATATACACACTTATTGCACCAAATATAACAGTAAAAATACCAGATATTTTAAATATAACAAGCATCAATAATCCGATAATACCAAGTTGAGTATATAGCACCAGTTTAATCTCTGATGGTGTTCCTCTTGTGGCATTTCTTATATCGTTTTTCATAATCTACCTCTGCCTAAACATACCATCATCAATCCATATCTGTAAGCTATCACCAGATGGTCTTAACATGATTGATTTTCCAGCATTTTGAACTGCATTAATAATTTGATTTCGTTTGCGAACTGTATACGGAAACACTGCTCCATGATTAAAATTGATATCTTCATATTTTGTACCATGCCAATAATGTACTGTGATTTCATTCATTTTATTTTTATCCTTTGTTTAATTCTTATCTGTCATAACTACTTAAAATTACGATTAAATCATAACATCTATCAAGTAATTTTATATTATAATTTATCAGTCACTGCACCTGCTGTTAATTTTTGTTGAATTTGTTTGTTGAATTTGTTTGCATCAACACCTTTAAAACTAATATTGACTACATTATTTGATGTATCATATGTTATTTGTAATGTCTCTTTTATCATGACTAAAATTTCATCAAGTGTAAATTGTTCTACATTAATATCCGACACAGTAAAGAATTCATCATCATCTTTCATTTTTCCAGTGCCCAGTAATTGCAGGATAATATCATCCAATTCTGTAGTTTTAGAATTTAATATATGTTGAAGAAGATCATCAGGTGGTGTTCCTGATGATCTTGTTTTATTATCATTTTTGTTTTTATCTGACTTGCTCATTTTAACTTGGTTATGACTCCAAGACCTTTAAGCTGTTCATCTGAGCTATCTTTTGATAGCACAAACAGATGTTGTACACCCATTGGTAATTTAGGATTACATTCAACATATCCGTCTGTTAGGGTGACAATCAATTTTGGTAATTGTTTACCTTCATAGTATTTACCAAGACATGACATTGTAGTTCCACCACCACCTTTTGGTGTCATTTTTAACAAATGCTCTTTGTTTCCCATTGTAACTTTTTCAATTGGTTCTCTAACTTGAGTATCCCAAAAGATAATGTTCATTTTGATACTTTCAAATGCATTTGCAATACCAATCACTTCACTCATGAATGACTTATATTCTTCTGCACCAATTGAACCAGATGTATCAATTGTAATATCAATATCAAGATTTTCTCTCAATACGGTTGGTAGATATACTCCTGCCGCAAAGCTTCTTCTACCTGGGCGTTTCATTGTGAAATCATATATTATATCTTTTGTGATATAATTATATAATAATGTTTTCCAATCAAGTTGAGGGTTTAACAAATCATCTAAGATTCGTTTCATTGATCCTGGCATGTTGCCTCTACTTTTTGCATGGGTAGCGGCTTCAACCATTTGTCTTCTGAACTCCTCTTTGGCTTCATCGATTTCATCTTGTGACATTCCTGATTCTCTCATGTGTTCATCAAATTGATCAACATCACCAAATTCATTACCACAAGTACATTCACCACCACCTTTACACTGACCATCACCATCACCAGGTTGACAATTACCATCACATTTATAATGTGCATCTCGTTCATCCATATCTTCAGAAATCTTTTGAAGTTCATCATATACTTCTTCTGATGATTTTTCTGAGCACTTGTCAATGTAATGTTTTTTGCCTTTTGCGTCTTTGTATTCCCATCTGTTATCAACAATTTGAATTACGTCTGGTGGTGTAGAAAATCCATCTTCAACCAACATAGCATTTATAACTATATCAGCCGCAATATTAAATAAACGATGTTTTCTAGTTCCACCACGAATCAAATGACACAACACAACATGTAAGATTTCATGACATAGGACAAACTTTAAATGTTCATCAGATAAGTTTTGAACCCACTTCTCATTGTAATACATGTGTCTTCCCATATCAACACCAGCAGTTGGAATTTTATTGTTTTTAACACATTCCAACCCCAGTAATAGATATGCATAAAATGGCTGTTCACGTTGTAGTTTAATTTTACCACGAAGCAATCTGTCTTCAGCATTTAACGTGTGACTTGTATTATTACTACTCACTCACTTCTCCTTTTTGCTTTTTGATATTAAAATTTATAGTAAGTATTTTTTAATATCGTCAGTGATTTCAGAGATGAAAGTTTTATTCTTCAATGCAACTTTCATAAATTTAGCTTCATCAGTATCTTTAATCATTCGTAGTGTCATGATTGAGAATTCTGATCCCAAGTACTTAATGACATTGATGATTTGATCAGTGCTGTATTTAGTTCCCATGTAATGTTCAATCAATCCACCAGTAACAGCAAAGATTTCATTTCGTTCAAGTTTAGCAAGTGCTTCTTTTGGGTTTTTGTAAATAGTATCCCATTTGAGTTTTTTGTAATATTTGATGTAAGCCATGAACTCTTGTGAGAATCCTTCACCAACAGAAATATCAAGATACAATCTTGCTTTCTTTGTATTCGATACACTTCCCAAGAAATTCAAATCACCAAGCAAATGTGATGCCCGAACAATACCACGAGGAGTTACACTTTTATTTGATGCGTTTTGATCAACTTTGTATAGATAACTTTCTTTCCAGTTAATGAATGCAATCAAGTGAGGATTCACACCATTTTTAGATGCCCAACTAACCCAAGATTTCTTATCAGGTCGTATTTCAATTTCATTAAATCGGTCACGTAGTGGCAATGGCATTTGATGTGTGAACGCTTGATCTTCTGATCTATTTCCAGCAGCCATCACATAAACATTATCGGATAATTTCATGTCAGACATTGATCTATCAAGAATGATCTGATATGCTGATCCAGTAACAACAGGTGGTGCTAAGTTAATTTCATCAAAGAAAATAACACCATTTGATTTTTGATCACAAAAATAAACAATCCACGCTTGTGGAATTTTCAACAGTCGATCTTTTGCTTCACTTGGCATTGGTAGCCCACCTAAATCAGTCGTATCCATTTGTGATAATCTCTGATCACAAAATACAAAATATTTATCTGGATTAACAAATAAATTAGCCTTCTTCTCATTTGAGCATTTGTCCCATTCGACAAATTCAAGTTTATCTCGTTTAGCGATTTCAGAAAATACTTGTCGTGGAATTTCACTCTTACCAACTCCAGGTCCACCTTGTATAAATAGTGGCTGTTTTGCAGTGTAGCACAATTCCAGTATGGTAGCATATTCAGTCGTTTTGATTATTCTCATTTACGGTTCCTTTTTTGTTTAAAACTCTATTTTATCTTTATTCAATTTTTCATGCAATGAAAGTTATAACATATTTACTCAATAAAAAAACAACTTTTTTATTTTTTTTAAATTATCTTTTGCAAACTTGTTGGCAATCTTCTCATATTTATTATTTTTATATGCTTTTTCATGAGAGTATCCTTTTTGCATTAACACTTCCATTTCCAATTCATAATCAATTTTATATTTTTCTTTACCAAGTTCTTTAGCAGTGATTGCATGTTGAATTTCATGCAATAGTGATTTCACTAATCTGGCTATTGAGTTATTATCATCTCTCGATATCGTAATAGTGTTTGTGTCCACATTGTACATAGCATAGAAATCTGCATTGGATGTGATGATCACAGAACATTCCACATCATAATGTTGAATTATATTTCTAATAGTCTCTAATTGTAACTTTATCATTTTTCTTTCTCATTCTTCTTCTACTTGGTAATCATCAATATAATATATTCTATCGTCACTGGTACCCACACATAAATCTTTATCTGGATATCCCATACCTAATATTACAACTAAATCACCATACTTTAAAACTCTTTTCTTATTTATATATACATCAATTTTAATTCGCACCATATCATTGATTTTAAACATTTACCAACCACAAAATATCTTTAATGGTGATGCTGGTAAATATCCATTATTTGACACGTAGCAATTAAGACATAATAATCTTACATTATCATATGCTAAATCAGTACGATCACCATTCACAGTATCAACATGAAGACACACTCTACCTGAATTTAAATTGATCTCATTGAATCCACATATACCACATTCTTCTTTGAAATATCCTTCTTCAACCAATCTACGTTTAAAATATCTCCAATTAAATCTATGTGGTCGTTCACCATCGAATATTCTACTCATTTCAAATTTTGGTGCGGCTCTACCTTTTCTAATTCCAAATCCACTTTGATTTTTATGTGATTCATATATTCCATATATTCTTGCATATTTTGTATATGTGACAATATGAACACCAAGAAATCTAGCGGCTGCTCCACCAGATTTTGTATGCCTTTGAGCTTCTAATATTAACTCTTTGGTTAATGGTAGATGCTTATTTGGTAATTTTATTGGTAATAACGTTGGTTTTAATTTTTCTCCATTATCACACATTGTTTAATATTCTTTCAGATATATTGTAGAATCATACTGTAATAGTATCGTAGCTCTACTCCTTAAATTCATTGCATGATTATCATCTAATTTTCTAAATGATGGTTCTAAGTGCCCAACTCTTGGTTTTAACCAAAATATTGTTGATTCATCCACCATTCCAAATCTCTCTTTTTCCCAGTCTACTTGACCGACATCTACTGCATCATTTTCCATATAATTATATATCCTTTTTTTGTTTTATTTAAGAAAGTTCTATTCTAAGTTTTACTATACCACATTTTGGGCATTCTTTTTTTTGTTCTATATATCTGCCAATTGGTGCTTTTGATATATTATTAATACGATCACCTTCGTCCACAATTTCCCACTTTGAAAATTTATGAATTCCAATTACGCATAATTTTGGTAATTTTATCTTCTTTACACCATTTTCAACAAATGCTATCATTCTTGAAAAATCCAACATGTAACTTACCTCTTTGGTTTGTTTTTTCTGTGATCTGATGATTTCTTATCATAGCCACTTTTTCGTTTTTTTATTCGTTTGATGCGCTTCTTGCTTTTTTTAAAGCCGTCATTCTTATCATCATCAAAGGCATTGTAATCCACCTTTGTCATTTTAATTTTCCTTATTCATATGTTATTCTCTTACACTATAATAAATATGCAACTAATTCAGTTTCTGATACAATTTTAAGATCACTCATAGATGGTACACCAACTGTATATTTATAGCTATGAGTTTTTGTAAACTTAGTTGCTTCATCCCTAGATATAAATTCTATTGCTTTTTTAAATTTTATTGACCAGTATGAATATATATCTTCATGTCTCCTTAAGAAATATGATCTGTAATATGTTGTATCACCCTTTATTGCTATAATATAATATTTCATAATAAATATGCAACCAATTCACTTTCTGTCACTATTGTTACATAACTCCAGAAGTGATAATTATACCCACGCTTAATACAATAATTAATTCTCTCTGTAATCATAAATTGTGCTTTTCTTTTGGAATCAAATCCAATAATATTATTAATATTTTTAGTTAATTCATAAGAATTTGCCGTAATATCATATTGAACATATCCACTATCTCTTTCATCTTTATATATTATATAATGTTTCATAATAAATATACCATTTCACATGCTTCATCTGATATTTTAATTATATCATATAAACTATCTTCATTGGTCCATTTCACACTAATATTGCACATAGCATATGCTTCAATAAAGGTTTTAAATTTATGAGCTTCCAACATATCCACTGAATGTATTATCTTAGGTCGCTTGACTGTTTGTTTAAATGATCCAAATTGTCGTCTAAATATGTGAGATGTTTTACGATGATGTACTTGAGATGCATATCCTTTTTTACCATCTTTTAATCTTAATACATAATATGGATATATTCTTGGTTTGAGCGTTTTGTTCATAATAATTTAGCAAGCAATTCAATTTCATCCATTATTGATGTGTTATCCGCTATATCCCAATGCAACCCAACATAATCCACCATAGCATGTTCATATGATTCATATGGTATAATTTTTCTATCATTTGTTGTACTCAACCACCCATTCGATCCTCTATATACGTACTCATTTGAGCTACTAACACGATATACAATATAATATTTGTTCATAATAATTTCAATACTAATTCTTGTTCTGATAATATACACATATGAGCTGTTCGTTTTCGACTCCACATGTACCATTTAGCATAAAGTTTATAATTAAAAACCCGTGCTTCATTTATATTAAATGTCCAATAAAAAACATCATGTTCATCATCAATTACATACTTACGCATGTAAGCATAATGCCAGAGCCAATTTCCAACTGAACTCTTATCAATATCAACATATTTCCATACAATATAATAACGTTTCATAAAATATGTGCAACCAATTCATTCTCATTTACTACCACCATATCATGCCAAAAATTCATATCACGTTTACAGCCTGCAGTTATTATGTTTTGTGCTTGTGTTTTGGACTTGAATGCTGTTATCCTTGTATAGTCTGGTGATGCCCCATAATGTAACCCTGATCCACTTGTCATAACATATTTGTAATGGTTTTCATTATCACTTATTCGTATAATATAATATTTCATAACAGATGGGGTATCAGTTCATTTTCATCTATCACATAAGCATCACACCAGAACTCAGGATACCTCATACTTTCATGTGCTATCACTCTTTGAGCTTCAGACTTGGTTTTAAATGATACAATGTCTTCAACATTACGGGTAGCATAATAATCATTCTTAGACATTTGGGCAATATATGGATTTTTTATATCTGTCTTGGGTCTTATAATATAATATTTCATATGTTTTACAATATATATGGTATAATTTCATTTTCAGAAAATACTTTAACATTTCCCCAACGTTTACCACTATTACTATTTAATTTATCTCTAGAATCTGATACTACAATATCACTATTGCTAAAGTCAGTTGTATATTTATAAACAGTCAATGCTCTATTATAAAAAACAAATTTTAATTCGGTGGCACTCATACCTGGATCATATATCATATAATATTTCATAACATCATTGCTACCCATTCAGCTTCTGAATTTATTTTCATTGGTTCGCCATATTTAGCCACTAATATTGATAAATTAATTGGAATTTCATGTTTATGTAAGTTTTTTATATCTACGTTTCTTTCAAATCTAATAGCATCATTAATATTAGAATCTATCCATATTTTACCAGTCACAACACCTGTTGATGCTTTGGTTAAATATGCTGGACTACAACTAAACGCCATATTGTTGGTTGACTTCATCTTGACTATATAACATGGATATTTCATTAAAACGCTCTTTTATTGATTATATTGTTATCATAATATAATAAATCTTTTTGATATGATGAAACACTTTTTATTTTTATTTTAAATATCTCATATTCGAACTCACCAATTTCACCAGAATCTGCAATCACATCTGATAATTTTATCAAGAATTCATTGAGCAATTCATTTGTTAATTTTGATGCATCGAATTCTACAACAATATCATTATGTGGTGTAACATCAATATTCTGTACTCTATCCATCATTGAATATAATGTGTTTGGTTGTTCATTGTCAACATATATTTTAAAATCACAATCTACATATAATGTTGCAAAGAATGGTTCAAGTATTTCAATTAATTCATAGTTAGCATTTGATATTACTAATCCAATATTATATTTATTCTTTACTATTGGTTTCAAATATGCATCATGTAATACCGTTGAGCTCCATTTACGAATGAAGTTTCTATGTGATTTTTTATTCTGAGTCAACCATTCATCAGTCTCACGATTTTTCATAAATACTTCACCATTTGGATTTCTCTTTGCACCATCAGCAAATCTACTTCCACGACATGTCATATGATATACAAAACCATTCCAAGTCTGAATAAAATCATATCCAGCAAGATGCATCTTATTAAAGATGTCCGAATCTTCTTTTGATTGTGGGGCATATAATGGATCGTGTCCATGAATTGATTGAAAGTCATCTTTATACATAGCCCAGGGTGCAAATATACCATTTGTTAATTTGGTTCTATGTTGATTTTTTAAATTTTCAACAAAATCGTTTAATTCACTTTCTTTAAATTCTTCTGGTTCTATTCCAAAATCTTTTATTATCTTTTCAGGACCGTCTGGATGTAATGGTGGTTCAATTCGAGTACCTGACACAACTACACTTGGCTTTAGATATTTAATAAACTCATCATCTAATCCTTTACATGCATACATATCAGCATGAAATATACAGATAATATCCTTTGTTGATATTTCATTCACCAATGTATCATATAATATTGTGTGACCTAATCTATCTGGACCTTCATTTTTATATAATTTTAAATTAACATCTGTTTTGACTTTTTCAGTCAACCACTTCCAAGTATCATCTGTTGAAGCATCATCGGCAATACAAATTTCATGCATTGGATGTAGATTTTGTCTTATTGAATTATATGCTTGTTTTAAATATTTTAGATTTGTTCTGCTTGGTATTATAAAACTAATTGGCTTCATATATTTATCACTCCATTTTTGTTGTATATATTTTTTTAATGTATTTGGTTTGATTTCTGCATTATGTGAATTCATCAAACTGTAATCTGAAATATCATATACACCATCCAAATCAATTAAGCTTAACTCACCATTTGGTAATTGTATTACATTTTCTGGAACTAAATCATAATAAAATAATCCACTTGCATCACATACATCAATTATTTTATTTTCATATTCTTTTAATAGATTTAAATCATTTAACACTTTACCAGCATTCGTTATATAACCAATTATATTGCCATTATCAAATATGACCGATGATAGTGCTGGAGCTAATGTATCATAATATCCACATTTAATAGCGTTCTTAAAATATGATAGTCTACAGTAGTCCTCATCAAATATCTTTATATATCGATCCCTTATACGATCATAGTAAGTAATTCTACCATGATTCACTCCATCAATTACTCTATTTGATTTATCCTTTATGATTTCTAATAAATCAAAGTCTAATGTATTCACTGTTGTTATTTTCATAATAATTGAGCTACATGTGTAGATTCTATTGTCTCTACAGTATGCTCTATAATTGTAAACAAGTCTCTCGCATCATCTATGTCGAACATTTCTTCATATACAATATTAAGTATTTCTTTGGCTGCTAATTCTTTTGTTGCAAATTTTCGTGCTTCTCTAATATCTGAATCATCCACTTGAGTTAAATCAATAACAACATATACTGGATTTACAGAAAATCCCATTGGTTTATATTGAATAATATAAAATGGATTAGATATAGGTATATTTTTCACGTTCATCGTTGTACTCCACTAATATATTCTGTTTCGGTATGTAACATTTCACTCCACTAAATCTTGCTGTTCCATTATAAAAGTCATAATAACCTTCATAAAAATTTGGTAAGTTTATCTGTCTAAATGGTATATCATGTGTACACTTATCATGATTCAATATGAACTCTTCCAATCGTTCTTTGAAAAAATCAGTTCTATATATTGCATCTAATGATAATCTCTTATGTGGTGCATTTTCACATAAATACGAATATCCATATTTATGTTCAGTGTAATTTTTAGTATATATATCTTCTGTATATTTACCTATTCTTGTTAACAACATATAATCCATATCCAGCTCATCTGAAAATTCATTTATAATATTATCAAAATCTAATTTGGTCATATTCGGAACTTGATCTTCACATAGATATAATACATATGGAGTATTAACATATTCCATCATTGATAATGTAGTCAATGCCCAATCTCGTATTAGATTATTGAATAGAAATACATCACCATTTATATCAAGTTCAGTTGAATATAAATGATTTATTATGTCAAAATTAACTGTATCATTAAAATTAACAACAAAATTACAATCAGTGAATACTTCAGAATATTTAGATATATTGTCTTGTAGTATTTTCAACCGAGTGTCCAATGTGCATATGAAATTCTGTACTATACTAATCTTCATATTTAATCATCCAATGATCGACCATCTCATCTAACAACGTTTCGAATGTATAGTCTGGTTTCCAACCCAATGTTTCTCTAACTTTAGTTGAATCCCCTCTTAGATATTTCAACTCATCAGGTCTTAAAAACTTTTGATTTTGAACTACATAATCTCTATAATCCATCCCAAGTCTACTAAACACATGATCACATAATTCTCTAACTGAATGTGTAATTCCAGTAGCAACAACAAAATCATCTGGTTCCGTATGATTTAATATCATATGCATTGCTCGTACATAATCTTTTGAATGTCCCCAATCTCTATATGCATCCATGTTACCAAGTTCCAATTGATCTTGCAATCCAACCTTTATTTTAACAGCCGCTTGAACAACTTTATTTGTTACAAAATTAGAACCACGTCTTGGTGATTCATGATTGAATAATATACCATTACATGCAAATAGATTATATGCTTTTCGATATGTTCTTACAATATTATATCCAAATATTTTACTACATCCATATGGACTTACTGGTAACATCTTTGTAGTTTCTCTTTGATAATGATCACCATCAAATGAATTACCAAACATCTCACTACTACTTGCTTGATAAAATTTAGCTGTTGGGCAATGTGATCTGTATGATTCCAACATATTCAACACACCTAATGCATTTGTCTGTGCTGTAAATTGTGGTATATCAAAACTAATTCTAACATGTGACTGTGCCGCTATATTATATATCTCATCGGGTTGTACTGCTTTTATCATTCTGTCGATTGAACCAACATCTAATAAGTCACCATATTCAGTGTGAACACCATTACCTATTAAATGGTCAATTCTACTTTCTTGATGTTCTGCTACTGAATTTCTACGTACAATCCCATACACATCATAATCTTTACTTAACAGGTGCTCTGCTAAAAAACTTCCATCCTGCCCATTAATTCCTGTAATCATAGCTTTTCGTTTTTTCATTATATTTATATTTCCTTTTTTTCCATTATTAATTTAAAAAACACTTGCCAAGATTCTCTATTGAATCCCGTTTTTCCATGATCTGAACTGCATAGTGTTATTAAATTATTTTTATTGTTATTATGTTTATTATAATCTATATGGTGTACTATATATCCATTTTTTTCACAAACTCCACATGTAAACTTATCACGTTTTCTAATTTCAGTCTTCAATTCATTATTAAACTCTTCACCATATAATAATGATATTCCACCTTTCCAAGCTCCATTTTTATCACCCTTTAATAAATAACCTTTACCATACATTGGATTATTTTCACCATTCATATCTCTACCTAATTTTGCTCTACTTTCACTCGTATGTGTTTTACCATAAAAATGATTCTTTTCACCAATCTGTGATTCACTTATTTTTGCTCGTATTAAATTCGCTTTCTCTTCTCCATATTTTTCCTCATATGTACCACTATTCTTTTTTCCAATCTGAGCTTTTGTTTTATCTGAATGTGTTCTACCATAGAAATGATTCTTTTCCCCTAATTGCCCTTCACTAATCATTTTTTTCCATTCTTCAGTGTGCCTTTTACCAGTATTATTTAATCTGCTAGCACATGATTGTGAACAACACATTTTACTTCTACCTCGTTTTGTATCTGGTACTTCAAATTCTTTATCACATTTTATACCCTTGCATGTTAATTTAATTGTACGTTTCACTTTCATTATATTCTCCCATTATATTTGCATATATATATAAATATATATGAAAGAACATTTATTAGTGAAATAACTCACATTATATTAGTCCACTACTAACTGACCTGCTATCCCTGATATTACCGCTTTTCGTTTTTTATTCATTTAAATACATCCATTTTTGTTAAATCAGGCCAATCGTTTATTGTCCATTGTCTTGGTTTCTCCATAATAGCTAATGGTAACTTTTTCAATCCCATTTGTGCTGTCTCAGGTGTAAGATAATAATGATATCCCATTGTACTAATGTTTTGATCTCTCCACGGTACATTTGGTAATCTACCATCATATGACATTTTTCTAAGATTATCACTTACAAATTTATTATCAGTTAGAATCATACCACCTCTACCTAAACTCAAATGCTTTTGAAATTGAAAACTCAAACACATATGAGTATTTGGTATATATCCACCTCGCTTCCAATATACAGCCGCATCAATTATATTAGCACCAAATGCAAGATGATAATAATCAGTCCAATTTTCATCTTTCCACATTAATTCAATTCCTAATTTATTTGCTAACATTGGAATTGATGCATATGTTCTTTTTGGTACATGAATAATCCTTAGATCATAATATCTTAAACACAATTCAATTCCATGTGTACAACAATCTACTGCAACAGCATATGGTGCATTGAAATATTTTGCTATTTCATTTTCAAATTTAGTTACTATTTCAAAGCTCATTCAATCACCCTATCTTTTATACTCTCAAATACTGTATTGATATATTCTGAATCAATTTCAACGTTTGTATATTTATTCACAATATCTATAAACTCAGCTCCATTTTTAAAATTATCTCTCACCGTTAATATGTGTCTTGTTTTATGTGGTTGCCATACCCATTCAAGAAAACTAATAACTAAATCATCCATTTCATGTGGAAAATATATATCAAATTCTTCTTCATCAAATGCAACTGGTGTTTTTACTACACGCTTAACTTTTCGATCAAATATTAATGATAAATATTCTTCTTCCACTTTAACTATATTATGTTCATGATCCAATGCTAATTCATATGGAAATTTACTTAATAAGTCATATCTAAAATTCAACTTGGTGAAATTAGGTGGTATCAAATCTAAATGAACTCGTATACCTTTATTAGTATATGTACATTTGAATTCTGGATAGTTTATTTTGAATGCATCTTGTAACTGTATTGCAGATTTAGTTACATCTTTACACATAATATCCAAATCATCATAATCATAATAATCTGGAAAAAAACTATTCGATTTTATAACAACATAATCTTCAAGCTCATGAACATCTCTTGCAATATTAATTAAATTCGAATAGCTGGTATGTTTACAATCACCACCAATGATATTCACTTGAACATATTTATATTTTTGTTTTTTTAATATACACAATCGATGATCACCATCCACCGATTCAAATCGATTACCAATTAATTTTACTTGAATATAATCAGATTCATATGGTGCATCCAAATATCTAAAATATTGACAAAATTCTAAATACTCAGCATCATTCATATAATTACGCTTTGCTTTTTTGAAGGTATGCATTCTATCATAATAATTATTATATGGTTCATGCTCTCCACATAACAATTTATAATGTGGTGTATTTTCAATTTTATGTGGTATAATTATTTGATCTTCATTAAATAATCTAATTTTTATATTATCTATATTCACTGTTAAAATCATTTTATAGCTTCTATATTTAATGATATCAATGTGCCACGTTCTTTATCCATATGTGGTAAATAGGCTTGAGAATGATCATCAAAGTGACCATGAGATACATCTTGCCAATTCCATAAATCACATGATTTAAATTGTAGATCAGTTAACAATAAATATCTCAACGACTCTTCATCATATACCATTTTGTGATATATTGTTTTACTATACATTTGCATCTTCCCATATAACGGTCCAATAAATCTATCAAGCATATGCCCTTGTATATAATATAGTTTAGCAATTGCTCTAAAATCTGGTACGGCTAATCTTAAAATTCCACCTGGTTTTAATACTCTTTTCCATTCTTGTAATACATCCAATACTTCAGTTGCATCAAAGTAAGATATGACATGTGAGGCGTAAATCAAATCGACTGTATCACTACCAAATTTCAATTTAGTAATATCATGATGATCTATATGATCAAAGTTCTCAGCGTCTCCATCAATATGAATCCAATCATCACCAAAATCTCGTTTACCACATCCAATATGTAATTTAATTTTATTCATCTTTATTTACTCCAAAGTGTTTGTTGTTATCATCTACGAATTGAACTTTATCATTCTCTATTCCAGTGTAAGGTCCTGTTTTATATTCATATACTACTGTATCATCTGCTAATATTTCATATGTATGACCTCCACTATATGTCAATGAACAATCTCCCTGATATAAAATATCAGATTCAATAAATGAATTATCAGTATCATAAAAATATACTCTTACCTTACCACTAATTATAACCCAAGATTCTTGAGCAATGATTTGTGGTTCACCCTGTTTATATATATGTTTATGTGGTTTAAATGTTTTACCCTTCTCTAATCGCAACGTAGCTAATTGTAAATGTTCTTTTGCATCTGATATATCTGTTCTTCCAGTTATATCAACAAATCTATTTATTTTATGTAATAATTCACCACTTTTTGAATATATGTTTTTCATTCTTTATTCCTTATAAGTTATATTTATCCCATTTGTCAATAAATGCTTGTTCTGTATAGTATTTATTGAATCTTTTCTTTGTAGTTTCTACACATAGATTATAAAATCTATCTTCTTTTAAATTGTTTGCTAATTGTATTGCCTTTTCCATATCACCAACTTCAACTGTTGTTAAAGGATGTAGTGTTGATTGTGTATCTAATCCATTATATCCAATGCAAGGTATTCCAAGATATGAACAATTCATAGCAAATGTACCAGCCGCAAATGTTCTCATAAGATGCACAGCATATTTAAACTCTGATAGTTTTTTTATCCACGTTGTCCATGACATATAGTTTAAAAAAAATATACCTGCAATATCTGATTCATTTTCAGCACGTCTTCCCATTGATGGTGCATATATTTCCGTATCAAATTCACGAGCAACTATATATGAATCAAATCCACCATACCATGATTTCATATTACCACCAATAATAACATCTTCTTTTGTGTCACTCAATCCATCTTTAACTGTATCTAATATCATCAATGACTGCATCGTGTGAACATTATGTGTACCTAATAATCCAGAATAATATTTTCTATCATATTCATTATGGCAAAATACATAATCAACATTATTCAATTGATTATAAAACCATATCTGTTCACCCATAGGTAAATCTTGAAAATACCAATGTGGTCCTTCTTGCATGATTGCTATTTTATTTGCATGTAATCTCATATAAACTAACCAATCAAGATTTTGCATTTTTGATATATTTGATTTTGGTATTATCCATATTAACAAATCTAATTTTTCAGTTGGAATTTGTGATTTACCATACATCGGCATGTGTACAGCATCTAATGCTATCTGCCATGCATATTCTGTTCGGCAATTGTTCATCATTCTATCTACTTTACCAGAATATCCATTTTCACTTAAAAAACCTATTTTCATTTTTTGCACGACTTATCCTTTATTTGTCTTTTCAAACGTTTAACTTCTCGCAACAATGCTTCATTATTATTTTCTAAATCTTCAATTTTAACATATAATGATTTACCTTCAAATTGTATTGATTTCCAAAATACTTTTGCTGATGTTTTATAATCACCATACTGACTGACGATGACAGTTCCATTTGATTCAATTCTAGCTATTTCATCGTAATTATTATCATTTACTTTTATAATATATGATGGGCTAACAGCTAGTCCATTTGCTGGTGATTGTACTCCAACTCCTGTGCAACCAGTATTTGATGGTATTGTATATGCGTTACTCCCACCACTTGTTGTAAAATAAACTGGTGAATTGGAATTAGTTCCATATGACCCTGAAGTTATTGTAAATTGTGGCACAGTTGCGCTGTTATTGCTTATTAGCATATAATTCTCCGTATACTCGTTTTATCCAGTAGTTAGCATCTCTATTCATAGGATTCTTTGGTATAGCATTGAAATGATATACCCATCCTGATGCATAAAGATTTTCTAATGTATCACCCCACCACTGATTTGGGTGATAATATAATAAGTTCTTTCTACTCAAATCTTGTAGATTAAAGCACTCTGGTAATATTTTAACATCAATGTTATTTAATTGTAATTGATAGTTTAATATTGTTTGATCTGTACCAGCTTTAACTTGATCAATTGCTGATATTATTTCAGATGTATTATCAATATAATATTGTTTCATTATATCAAAAAATCGTCGATGTGTAGGATTTACTATTTGAAATCCACCGTTGATATATTTCCATGTATCAATCTTTTTACCTTTAAATAATAACTTACCAAAATCCCTAATTGATCGTGATAACCACTCATAATCACCATTATTAAATACTCCGCAATATCGTGTATCCATACCCAACATATCAAAAAAGTTTGGTGTATCTGGATGTACTATTGTATCAGCATCGACCATTAATATTCGATTATAATCAATATTTGATTCTTCTAATAAATCAAACAAATAATATCGTTGCCAAGTAATTTTCATCTGTTCAACTGGCACTAATAAATCTTCAAATAATACTAATTCACAATTATGTATATTGCACCAATATTTCCAACTTTTGATTGAATATTTATATGAATCATTTCTGTTATTACCTAAATCTATATTTGGTATAAATACTACATTTGGCATATGAACTCATGTCCCCACTGTTTCAATGTTATCTCATTAAATGGATATCCAATATGTGATTCATCATCAAAGAATTTACGTATTCCTGACCAATCAGACATATCCTTTGCAGTCTTATTATTCTTTCTACTAAAATAGAATCTTGGTTCTAAGAAATTAAACCCATCCACTTGTATACTGTAATTATTTATTAAATCATCTTCATCTGTAGCACCATATTTCATAAATTTACTTTTACCTAATTCAAATATTTCAAACTTACCAAATCTCATAAACTTCTTATTACCATTAAATATGCTATCTCGTGCATGTTGTGATATTATAATATCTATATCATCATTCTCTCGAATTCCCATCAATGCCAATATGCCACTTTGACAAACCGTAAACTCACTACGTGGTATTCCCAATTTATGTTCTATTTCTAATAAATATTTTACATCATATATTGGTGATTTTATTCTATGCATATTATCTTTCTCTCTAGGATTATCAAATATGTCTTCAGTTTTCATGTAAAATGGAATATATGATTTTCCACGTATCAGTCTACCAATCATCGCACATGCTCTATGATAACTATGTTTAATATATCCATTATCAAATTCAGCAGGATTCGATTTAAGCATCTCAGCTATTTCATCATCTGTCATTAATTCTTTAGATTCAAAATAATCACTAGTTAATTTATCCCATCCAATTTTATGATGGTCTTCAACTCCATGCCTGAACTCACCTACCATTGCATTAAAATATTGATAATTAGAGGGTATTAATGTTTTTTGATACTTGAGTGTCACGTTCATATTTTCCCACTGTTTTACTACATCCTCGACTGTTCTTAGGGTATAATTATCCAATATTTCTCTCTTACCACCACCACCTGGTTGTAGTTCCATGTTTAAAAAATATTGCATAGATATCGGTTGATGAGTCTTGATCACATCTGGTATTGATTCACCACGTATATGCTTACCCATATTTAAGAAATATTCATTGTCCCTAGAATCACCATCTATATAATTAAATTTCAATCCATTCTTCCACGCTATATAATTAAAGCTCAACTGTTCACGTTTACTATTATGTTTCAATTCAACCCAATGATCTTCCATTGCATTCTTCACATCAGATTCATTATGTCTACGTAATACTTCCATCTGAACTACCAAACCATGATGTGTTGGATATCCAACATTTTGATAATTAATCATCTGCTGTCGTATTAGATTTGGATTATCTTTATAACACAACATGCCACGTTTTGGATTTCGTTTAATATTCTTATCACCCAATTGTAATATTGTAGATGCTTCCTCATATATACAATCTCGTGGATCAAGTTTATTTTGATTGTGACTATATGTTGCATAATTACAATCATCCAAATAAGTCAACAATTCGTTAATATCACCTCGTGGTTTAATATTACCATCCAACCATAAACTATATGTATATTTTGGAAACCATCTATGTGGTAATAATTTATATTTACGTGCTGTTCTAGTGTTATCAGAATATAATGGTATTACATTACGAATTTCCCAAGTGTCAGATTTTAAATCTCTATCACTGAAACATACAAAATCCCAATCACTTGGTTTATTGTCAATTTCTACCAATTCATCATATCCACCTATGATTGCAGTATATACTACTTTTTTATCCACGATAACCTCTCCTAATTTCACGCCACCCACCGTGTTTCATATGATAAACATAACATGTTCCAACTACAATTGAATGCTTCACTCTCTTTTGTACTTCTACATCTTGAGCACCCCAGCTGTAACTAGGTCCAGTATTGAAAAAATTACCATCTTTATCAAAATAATTATTTGCAATAGTGATCGCTGACATACCCATACAGAATCCATTTAACTCATGTCCTGGAGCTCCTGATATTTCAAATATATCACCAGTTGGTTTATCACCCAATTGATGTTTATTATTTGGATTATTACTAAGTGGTCCAAATATTGCATCATCATTAAGTTCATGTGTTAATATCGTATCGATGAAATTATTTATAGTATGATCAACCAATTGATCATCAGACATTATTATCACTGCATCATACGACTCATTCATTGCTAATTTTATACCCTCATTCCAAGTATATGTACAACCACCAGCATATTGATCTTCAACCCTAATAACTCTAATCTTATCAGATTCACCATCTATTGTATATGGTACTGGTTTTGATGCATTATCATATGCAAACAATTTGAATGGATATTTACATGATTCTCTCAATGATTTAAAATAATTATTAAACATAGTAAATCCTGTAGGTCTATGCTCAACACTTTCATGCACTGCACATACGAATGCTATCTTTTTATTATTTATCATAGTATTTATCCAATTTAGTTAAATCCATACTAATATCAGATGGCATTGCGTCATTGAATTTCTTGGTTGTTGGTTCAACTACACTTTTAGTTTTACGTGCCAATTCGACCATCGTTTTCAATTCAGTACCAACGTTGTATATTCCAATGATATTATCTTTTATTAAATCATGTATTATTTTAGCAATCACATTAACATAATCAAAATTACCAACTTGATTTATATATGCTTTTTCATATATAAATGGTGTTTCTTTATGCGTTCCTCTAATTAATAAATAATCATTTAATCTTAACTGTACATACGCATCAGATAATAATTTAGTATAACCATACCACGTATTACAATGAACTGGTACATCCTCTTCAGATGCATTTGAATCTGAATTTGAATATATATAATCAGTTGATATATGAACTAACTTCTTATCATATTTATTAACGAAGTCAACTAATGATACTACTCCAGCATAATTTACATCCCAATGTACATCTCTGTCAGTATCATATGTATTACAATAACCAATACAATTAATGATAACATCATATTTATGTAGATATTCAGAATACGAATCTATATCAGTGAAATCTACACCAACAGTTGTTCTACTTATGTAGTCCCAACCACTTTGGCTTATCAATTCATTACCAAGCAATCCATCACCTAATATTAAATATCTCACGAATTATACACCTCAGTTATGTATTTATTCACCCAGTATACAACATAACTTATATCATCGTCTGTCATGCCATTGTGACATGGTAGTGATACTAGTTTTAACCACTCTACATCTGCAACTGGATATGATCTATCAGTTTTTAAATAATCATATTGATGTAATGGTTTAAAATGTACTGATGTATGAATATTTTTATCTACCAAATATGCCATTAAACTATTTCTACCAACAGTTGAATATCCACTATTATCTGGTGCAATATCATGTATTCTATCTGATAATCTAGCACAATAATATTGTACAGTCTCTGAATGTTCTGGTCTTATTATTACACTATGTAATTCTTCATTATATCGTTTTTGAATGTGTCTTCTATTGTCCAAGAATTTAGGTAATTTCTTTAATTGTGATAATCCTAATGCCGCTACAATATCTGTCATGTAATATTTATAACCCAACTCTTCAACTTGATAATCCCATACATATTTACGATTAATATCAGATCGATTTGATGCTCTACTCCAAGTAGATGATACACCAAACCAAAGTAAATTTCTTATTTTATCTGCTAATGCATCATCATTAAGTGTTATCATACCACCATCACCAGTTGGTAATGTTTTGACTGCTTGAAATGACCAAACAGCAACGTCACCTTTAGTTCCAGCACCCTTTGCATAACAACTATGAGCACAATCTTCAATTATGAATCCACCAAATATCTTTCGTATCTCATCGATTGGTGCAGGTATTCCAGCCATATTAACTGCTACACAAACTTCACTCGATGGTTTTTTATATTTCATCACTTCATCTGCTGTTATGTTTAATGTTCTACTATCGACATCTACTATGTTGGATGTACAATTATTCCAATGTGGTATCACTGCTGTTGCAACAAATGACATTGTTGGATTTATAACATCAATACCATTAAATCCCATAGCTTTCATTACCAAATCTTGACCATGTGAATTGCTTGTAACAGCAATCGCATGTTTAGCACCAACCATTTTAGCAAACTTATCTTCGAACTCATCAACTTTTGAACCTTTACCCCACCATCCACTTTCAATAACTTCTCGTATTGCTTGAACGTCATCCTCATCACCACATGGTCCTAATACTTTCAATGGTGTTTTTCTAATTTTCATATTATATCCTATAAAGTTTTAAATTTTTTGTAATCTTCATTTTGTCGATTATTACGAATTAACCAATTGGTAGCTCGTACTGTATCAGAATCTACCCATGCTTGTATTTTATCATTACCAGAATTATTATATTTCAAATATATTTGACAATCACCAACATCCATATCAACATATGTATCTGCATATCTCCATTTTGGTGTGCCTGTTTTCGATCCTGGTGTATGATGGTGTGTATATGTTAATTCTGTTCTCCAGTTTTCATATTTTAATGCCAATAACTGTAGATTTATATCAGCATTAGGTACAGTCATCATGTGTGGATCATATATTAAATTATGCTGTCTAATTATATCAGCATCTATCAATGTTATACCATCAGACCAATATACTTCATACGTGTCTTTATCTTTGATCTTGAAGTCTTTAATCACTCTATTACGTTGACTACCATGTAATCTAACTCCCAATGCACCACAGTTATTAATCGATTCATATGTATTAATTATCTGATTCAACCAATCTTCAGTTGATATTACAAAATCATCTTCTTGATATAAAAACCAATGCTCATCTGTTAAATATCCAAGTCCTACGTTCATCGCCATTGCAATATGACCTCCAACATCTGATGTTGTTTTTATCACATTAGGTATTTCAAAATCAAAATCATTATATTCTGAATCTGAGAATGTACCATTTTTAACAACTATCGTTTTAATATCATAATCTGTATTAGAATACACTGATGTTAATACCTTTTTAAGTAATGGCAATCTACCTGCTGTTGTTGGTATTACAACCAATATCTTATTGTTTTTCATTTCTTAGTCACCACCCATAATTTTAATATGTCATTACTACCAGGATTCTTACTATTACCACGCCAATATCCATTATGCTTAATATGAGATTTAATATTAGATGCAATATATTTTCTTTCATCCTCAGTAAAATGACTTCCAACAATTTTACCTGATTGTTCATAAGTTGTTATCAAATTTCTTGTGTCTGTTGCTCTTGTTGTAAATAAGTCCTCTATGATATAACATCCATCACTATTTAAATGTTTAAATAACATACCCATACTAATTTGATGGTGAAACGTATCATGTTCACCATCGTCTATTATTATATCAAAGTCACCACCATATGTGTCAATAAATGAACTCCAATCTGTTCTACTTGTTTGATCACCAATCACTGATATTATTCTCTCATCAGTATCATCATATTTTACATCTGGAAATCGCTTATACTCCAGACCATATATTGTAGCATTTGGAAAGTAATCTTGCCACATCTTCAAACCAGCACCTAAATATGTCCCAATCTCTAATACTCGTTTAACATCATGTCTATATGTCCCGAATATCTCATCATATATTTCAGTGTAATTATGTTTACATCCAACCACACTAGCTCTGTCAGTACCATACTTATTTCCAAGCTCTGTCAAATATCTCATCTTCATCTCCAATTATTATACGAATTTATTAGAATATACTGATTCATAATCAATATCATTGATTTCCAATGCCGCATATAATTTATTATTGTTTAGTCCACCCAATTTACCAATGTGATAACAAAAACTTTGTCCATTTAAATAACCAACTTCTTTTTTATTTTCCCATTCTCTCCACCAATGTGTTTCAAATGTTCCTGGTGTTTTAAAGTTTAAATTCTGACTAAAATATGGTAACACTGTACTCAATTTAAATATTGATGGATTTGTTGAAAATGTTTCATGTTCAGTTCCCTTACCAGTCCACCCAACATTATTATCATCAATAACATGCCTATTCAAAATAGTATTATCTGGTGTTATTAATTTATCATCTCGCATATATAGTTTCTTAAATGCACTACGACCTTTATTATTATGTATACCATGTCTGAGATATACTTGATGTAATTCTGGTCTAATCTCATACAATTTCAAGATTGGTGTAATATAATCATAATTCAAATAAAAATGATAATCTGGTTCTAAATACAAATAATATTCTGTATCAACTGATGATAATAATATTTTAATAACATCAGAAAAATACTCTCTATTTGAAGGCATAGTATGTATAATGTTTATATTATAATCTTCACATATTTCTTGAATGTCTTCAGTATATTTATCGTCTGATCTATCATTTACTAAATTATGTATTATATCTTGATCATATTCTAAATGTTCATAAAATGACTCAATCGTTTCTCTAAAATATCTAAGTCTATCATCCGTGTTGATATATATTGGAGTCACTACTGTTATCATATCTTACTCACATTAGATAAAAACCACTCAACGGTCATTCTTATCCCATCTTCTATATCAGTGAATTTTAAATCTGGATACATACTCATCAACTTTGAATTGTTAGATACTTTAATTGATTGACCAACATTGGCATTTGGTTGCCATATAATCTTACCTTTAAAGTCCATAGCATCTGATATGATATTAACTAATTGTTTAATCGATACTGGATGGCTATTTGATATTATTACACTTCCACCTGTATCATCATCAAAATTATCTATCACTCGATCTACCACATCATTAATATCATTCACATACATAAAATCACGCTCTGGTGTACCATCACCATATACAGTTAGATTTTCATTCTTAATTTTAGCTGTGTGACATTTACGTATTAAATTTGATACAACTGTAGACGTTTCTACATTAAAATCATTATGAGGACCATATACATTTGACATAAACATACACACATAATTCAATCCATACTGTTCTCTATATGCCCGAACCAACACTTCAATCATACGTTTAGCATACCCATGACCATACGATTCAGCATGTGGTTCACCTAAATGTAACAATGACTCTTCACACGCCCAAACTGAATGTGGAAAAGCTGTAACTGATGAAAACATTATAACTTTATCAATATCCAATTCCATAGCTGATCTTAATACATTCATATTTATAGCCATATTTTCAGTGAAATGATCTACAGGATTATTCTTCATATTAAGATAATTTCCATGTTTAGCGGCACAGTGTATTATAACATCTGGTGAATGAAATCTAAAACAATTAATCGTATTATCATAATTAGTTAAATCTATATTTGCACTTGATAGCTTAATATCACCAATTAAATTCTTACCAATGAATCCACTACCACCAGTTATTAAACGTTTCATAATGGGCATCCAATCATATTAAATATATATTCAACTCTATATTTAGCTGTATGATATTTCATCATGTGATCATAACCAGCTTCTGCTATTGCTAATGTTTTTTCTCTATTGTATAAATAATATCTCAATTTATCCTCAAAGTTATTGATGGTATCAAATTCTACAAAACTCACACCATCAATGAATTTGTCTGGAAATTCTATATTATATCTCTGTGAAAATGCACATGACTTATTGGCAAATATTTCCCACAATCTAGCACAACAATCACCACCACCCCATGAATCAATTGATATGTATGATTTTGATAATTTCATCTTATATTCATCATATTCCATACCACTATCTACTATGACATTATATCCATCTGATTTTATTTTACGACACACTTCCGTTATTTCAGATCGCAAACCATCATTCAATTGCCCAAATGCACAGAATACATCATATTCTTTATCAGTAGTTTCATTATAGAAATTCCTATCAAGTGTCCCAAATAACAATGGTATAATTCCAAGCTCCACATCAGCTGGATAACATTCTCTCTTGAAATACCAATTGCATGATGTTAGCATCTTCTCATTAATCCACGGCATTCCTCTACGAAGAGTCTGATCAGCTTTTGCTAGTTTAACTTGGTTATGTTTTGGATGTCCTGTTTGTGTCCACTCACTACCATCAATATATATTGTCTTATGTGGTAAATTTATCATATCATGTAAATAATATTTAGGTCCAGTATATCCACCAATAACTTTTCCCCAAATCACAAAAATGAAATCACACGTTTTCGAATGTTTCAATATATCAAAATCACTATATACATCATTTGGTTTTATACCATTGCCTGCGTCTGATGCATATATTTCAACATCATTTGCATACAACCCTTCAATTATAGTTTCAGCTAAATAATCCATCTTGTCTTTGGGTGATATAACAACTATTTTCATATATATATTTCACCTTTAACATAATTACTTCCAATTGGAAACTGTCTCTGTATTGTTAATAAATTTGAATAACGTGCAACTGTTTGAGTCATTCCTGTTTGACTTCCTAAATTTAACGTAGCTTTAGATTTAATGTATAGTTGAACTCTAATATCAATATGTCTCATATCCAATACAAATTCTGGTTTATATATATCAATTTCAGATAATGGTTTTGATGTCCAATATAACCATTTAATATCTCTATGTAATCTTAAATATTTTGATATCATATCATTTCGTTTATAGTCATATCTATCTGATAATAATAAACATCCAAACTTACCACCACCCACATATTCATCTATTATATCATTACCTAATTTCTTTTCATCACTAGTCCAATATATTTCTGGTTGATTATCTACATACTCATTAGCATCGAATTGCCAGAATTTAAGTATTTGATTGATGAGTGGTGTATTAGCATTATTATCATCATAAATTCTATAATGGTCATGATATACATCACCATCTACTGAATCAATAAAGTCATCAACATATGGATTGTTTTTAAATATCACATTGGACATTTTATGTTTAGTATTATTATCACCAAATATAGTATTCATCATCATTTCACTTGGAACTTGCACTGTACATTTTGGATACTTCTCTTTTAACAATCTAGGCATTGCCGATATGATTCCCCAATCTCCAATACCATGACAAGTTCTCATAATGCAAAACTTTTGATCATCTAAATATTCATCTGGTATGTATGACGGATCATTAATTGTGAATCCCAAATTGTCAGTATCATTGACTTTATATAGAACATTATCTACTATTCTCCAAAAATGCATATTATCTCTTATATTGTATCGTAGAATTCGTTCTGTGTAACTTGTTTTGCTATTTCCTTGACGTGTATAATTGAATATTGCATATCATCTGGAAATCTTGAGTATTTTGTGTATCCAACTATTCGTTCATGCACATACCCTTCCCATCTTATATTTGGTATGTTTTTCCATATCCTACCTTGTCTATCAGGCCAATTAACTATTGGTGCTTTATATACTACAACTTGTTTAGTTCCATCTACTTCAGCCATGAACTCACCTAAATTTTTGTTATTATATTTACTCTTATATAATCCAGTTAATAATTTAGTATCACCAGCTAATTTGGTACTCAATTCAGATGGTAAATATTCATTTATAATTAAGTCTGATTTCTTTAATAATTCATATTGATCTGTGTCAGTATCAAAAACTTCATATTTAATATGACGTGGATGTGCTGATATATTCCAACCCCATTTATTCACATGAGACATACCAATGCCATGTACCACATTAAGTCTAGGCAATAAATATAAATCTACATTATCATTTAATGACAACACTTCTTTTATATTAGCTAATAACCATTTATGTGGAACTTCATCGGCATCTAAATTAAAAATATAATCACCTGAACACATCTTTCTTAAATGATTCTTTTGTCCAGCGAAGTCACTATATAAATGACGTTGTTCATATACGATATTATGTATTGGAACATAAGTATCTATTAATAATTTTGTCTCTTTGTTTGTTGAATAATCATCCAATAATACTATCTCATCTTCGTCTGTAATATGTTCTACAATAGTATCTATTAATGTTCTCAACTCATCACCCTCATTATGGCACATAATGGCGTATGATATTTTCATGTCTACCTCTTATAATTTTTGTTTAGTGATCTTGCCTCTACCTAATTTATATGTAACCAATTTAATTCTTCTAATTTTAGCTGGTTTATACGTTCGATATATATCATATTCAATCAGAGTTGGTTTAATTATATTCTCATATAACTTCTTGGTTGTTTGCTCTGATCTACTTCTTGGAATAAGTATTCTTGTATATTCTTTCTCTGATAATATTGATTCATTTTCCATTTTAACTTTTGTTATTTTAGCCGCATTATCAAATATTTGTTGCACTTCATAATCATATATATAATTTAAATTAATACCATGTACTAGTTTTTTCGTTCTATCATGATATAAAAATAATATCAATGGTCGCTTATCAACCCGTTCCTCACCATAATATGAAAATTGAATTATCATACCAGGTAATAGTTTATTTATATGATAAACTGATTGCCTAAGTGTTATCTTACGTCTATGATCTATTATCTGCAATTCTATTGTTCAAATCTATTAATGAATTTAATGCACCTTTGAACGTGTCAAAAATAACATAATGTTCTACATCATACCTCTGTTGATAAAAACCACCCGTACTATCTGGATAAGCAAACTGTTCTTCTTCTGGAATATCTACCAATAGAGATACATTCCATTTTAATGAATCATCTTTACTAGCAGATGGTGTAATAGCTCCACTTGGTAACATCATAACAATTGGAATCCAAAAGGTATCATTTTTAATCTTGATATGTTGTTTTAATTTCTCTTCAATATTAATATATGCAGTATGAAATTCCATATTTGTTGCATCATAATCTGTTGAAGTTGTATACCCACATGATATACATTGCATATTCTGTATTGTACTTGGTAATGTCACTACATCTAATGTTCCCAATGAATCACACAGTGGGCAATTTGTTGTTATTCTATTTTGTTCCATGTTTTCCTTATTTTTTCACAATTCGCTTTAATTTAGGTAATTCAATTTTTTGTGGTTTTTCAACTTTTTTCAATTTTGGTAATTTTATCTTTTCTGGTAATTTTATTTGTTGTTCACCAAAGGAATTAAAAATACTATCAAGATATTTATCAAACTGAACTGCCATCTTCTTCAATGTGAACTTGTCTCTATTCATTCGCATTAATGTTTCAGCCTTACGTTTCATAATCATATAGTTCGAAAACATGTATGATAGTGATTGTCGTGCTTGATCTATATTGATATTAAACCATGCACTTTCAGGAATTAGAATATCTTTCCACACAATATTTTGTGGTATTTGTTGCAATTCTCCACCCAACAATATTGAATGTTCACCAGTTAAGAAATCCTTTTGTCCACTCCAATCAGATGCAATGACAGGTAATCCAACCATAGTCGCTTCCAATAATGGTCTTCCATATCCTTCACCATGTGTAAATGATACCATCGCTTTAACTTTTGGATGATTATATAAACTATTCATTTCATCATCTGTTAGATCACCATGCAATAAATATATATTTGGCATTTTCACAGTATCTGGAAACATTGCTTTAATTAAATTTATATTATTGATTATATTTGATTCTTCACCACATGAATATCCAGCACCATTTGTTTTCAAAATCAAGGCAGGTTGTTTGCTTCTATTAGCAAATGTTTCAATGAATGTTTTAATTAATGTGCCAATATCTTTTCGATCTTCACCCATATTACCTTTACCCCATTGACCAACAAATAAGAAACAAAACTGTTCTGATATTGTATCATTCAACAATTTCAATATATTAGTATCCATCTCATTCACTTTAAGTGGTTTATATATATTTGCATCAGCACCCTCGAAAATAACATGCATTGGCTTTTCAACTTTAAGTGATCCAATCTTTTTATTATTATCTTTGGTATCTAACATATCATATGATGTATTAAGAAATGAATTAGCAGAATGCACTGATGGAACTATAATTGATGTCATTTTATTACAACCTTCAATCCATTTAGTTGATACTGATGTTGTTTCAATCCCAGCTGTTATTCCAATATTTATATCACATATCTGTTCAAATTCATTTGGTATTCTAATATCAATATATGCATCTGGTTTTCTTGTTAATTGATCAGAAAAACAATCAATGATATTCTTATCTTTAATTTCATCTAATGCATTTCTTTGACAACTACCCCATCTAACATCAAGTATCTTTAACTCATATTTATTTAGACTTAATATTGCTCTTACTATATCTCTTGAGTGTGCCCCATATCCAGATTTTGATGTGACTGGAGCACATATTGCAATTTGTTTTTTCATATTATCCTTATAATTTTTTAGCTACCCATTCAGCATCTGTAAATTCACACCATCTTCTTAAAAAGTTATCTGATGCCTCATTTACTAATCTATGCATATCTTTTACTTCTATATGAGATTTTCTTTCTTGATAAGCATCATCAAGAACAGTATCATAGAACATCATAGCTATATTTGATTGATAGCTTATATATAATCCAGGGTCTTTTTTTATTTCATCAGTTACAATTTTTAATGCATCTGCAAATTTCTTATTTTTATTCATTCATTATACCTTATACAATTCAAATCTAGTTCTTGGTTTCCAATTAGCAAATAAATCTTCATATGCATTAATGAATCTTGCACACATATCATCCACTCCCATACACGCATCGGGTCCATATAAGAACTCTCTACCATGTTTACCAGCTTCAGCACGTTCTTCTTCAGTCTTATTATACCACTTAAATAATCCATCACCAAAGTCTTTGTAATCAGCTTTATCATCGTAGATATACGGTGTTGGTGGAGAACCTTGAAGTGTTAACACTTTTGGGAACACAGCCTCACACCAATCACCATAATCTAAATATCGTTTTTCATGATTTGATCCAAGTTCAATATAATCATCTGCTGTCAATAATTTACCATTATCATCTCTAAATCCACACTGATCTTGTAATCCACCTGTGACATTCACTATGATTGGAGTTTCAACTGCCAACGCTTCTGCACTACCCAATCCAAATCCTTCATTTGATGCCATGTTGATATACATATCAGCTGAATTAAAAATGTAGTTCATCTCTTCATCGGTGAATGGTCTACCAAACACATCATGTGTAAATAATACATTATATTCTTTAGGTAATAAATCTTTACATACAGCACGTAAATCTGTTCCATTATTATCAACTGGTGCAGTATGAAATATTAACAATGCTTCTTTAACCTTATCTTTTGGTAGTTTATCTACAAAATGTTTATATGCTAATATTACATCACCTGGATTTTTACGTCTGATATTTCTATTTGAATATAATATTTTAAATTTATAATCATCTAACTTAAATATATTTTTAAATTCAACATATTTTTCATCTGCATCATCTACTTTAAAGAATCGTTTTGGATTTATACCATGTGGTATATATTGAATAGCCCAGTCTGGTAGATTCTCATCTTTTAAAATTCTATGCAATAATCCATGTGTTTGCTTACTAATTGGTAGTAGTAGATCACATGATTTATAATATTGTTTATTGTATAGTGGATCAGGTAAGTCATCCCATATTGTATAATATGAAATTGGAACAGTCTGTCTCACTTCATGTTCCATAGTAAACAACCATTCAAAATATCTTGGATCAGTATAAATTAATATAGCATCTGGTTTTTCCATTGATATTATTTCTCTCAATAAATCAGGATTACCATATCCTTTGTTTGCATATATTTTTAAATATGCATCATTGAGATTTAAATCTTTTTTCACAGCATCACTTAAATCTGAAATCTCACCACTATTTGGATGATTCAAAGCACTTCCAATTTGACATATTTTATATTGATGTAACATTCCCATAACAATCTCTTTTGTCATAACTCCTACACCAGAATGTGTTCGTAAATCATCTGCTAATATTAATATCTTTTTTCTATCTTTGAATGGAATTTCAGAATTTGTGTTAACTTTCTTTGTCATAATTTCCCTTTATCTGCAACATTGTTTTTTTATTTGTTTATATATATAAATATAGGCTAAAAGTCGCAAGTCAACAACTTTTCTTGATTTATTTTCATTTTAATAATAATGTGGTTTTTCTACCTTTTGGATCACACAGTTTTGGTTTATTTTTGAATTCACAATATGTACAATTCTTATTACCAACACCCTTGCAACTACCATACTTTGCAGACATATTATATTCACTTGTTAATAGAAATGCTTCTGTGACAAACTTCTGTAATGATCTAACAACACCTCCCACTGTAACATGACCACTCGCTGGTGTAAACTTTTGCATTCTATTTATTTTAAATTTAGCATTTTCATATAGTTTTCTCTTTAATATTAAATACTCAATATCGATGGTTGTTATATCAATATTATATTGAGTTGCATATAGATATTTATATAGAACAAGTTGATTCACTTTTGCTTTATCTGTTTTCGCATATTTATTCCATCCATATGTTGCAGTTTTTAGATCAATTATTTTAATCATACCATTCTTTTTATTACACAACACCACATCTAAATATGCAATACACTTAACTCCATTTGATATTTCAACATCTAATGGAATTTCACATCCTATTAAGTCATATTCATCAGTATTAAATAACGATGTTCGCTGTGCCTTAAATTCTTTTATTATCTCAACACCATCATTATAAAATTCAACCAAATCTTCTTTAGTACAAATATGAACATTATGAGTATCTTTTATCTTAGTAAATTCCTCTACCATATTATCCAATAACATTTTATACAAATCTAATGACTCTGCTTCTTTTATTGATTTATTAAATAAAATGGTCAAATAATCTTGAAGGGTATTGTGCATTGCTGTACCAAATAAAGTATGAATGCTCCCATGATTAATAGATAATCTATCTATATATCTCAATTTCCAATGTAATGGACATTGACTATATAATGTTAATTGTGAATTTGATACATGCATTTAGGTAGTACTTCCTTTAAAAAGTGTATTAACGTGACCGCACTTTTCACACATGAACGTTTGTATCGGTATTAACTTATTCTTACCATCTGGTGACATTATTTTAGATTGTGATTTAAATCTTATAGTTTCTTTAAATGTATCATTTTTACACTCATCACATAATACATCATCCATACTGCTTAAATTTATATTTTTACTCATCTTTAATCCTTGTTGTTTAACACACCCAGTATTTAACTGGGTGTGCTTATTATTATTTATCTATCCAGTTCAGTTAAAACATATTTAGAAAAATATTGACTGGTACAATCATATTGCAACTTATCAGTTTCTTTCATCCAACGTAATGTTCTCATCACACTTGCTGGATTTTCATTAATCAATGTTTTTGAATTCATTAATTCCTTACCAGAAAATTGTTTATCTTTACGTCTATTGATTGAGATTTTCATAAAATTATGAATTCTGTTACTGATACTCTTTTGTGTTCTTTTCATAGAACCTCCTGTTTTGTTTTTATATTACTACTTTTACTATTGTTGTTTGTTTGAACAATTTTTTATGTGCCTGTGGATTATATTCCTCAAGTGACTCATCTATATTATAACCCTTTATATGATCTACATTTTGTAAGTCTATTTTTAAACTATTAATGTGTCCCACATCATCGATTGTGTGAATGCATTGTGTTGCTCGACTTATGAATTGTAAATCTTTATCTGAATATTCATTTGCACCAACCATACTACCACCTCGTGCAAAGAATGGTCCTATTTCAACTTCATGTTTATGCCCTAATAGAACAAATGATATCTGTGTACCTTTAGATGCATATTTACCAATTACATTTTGAACATTACGTGTTGTATTAGCACCTTTTAAACTTTTTGAATCACCGTGTATTAATAGTACATTCTGACCTTGGACTTCAACCACAACTTCTTTAGCATGACCAGTTACAAATTTAACACCCTTCGAACCCTTAAATAATAATGATAACGTATTACATATAACCCAATCATAATTATCAGATGCCATTATTTCACTAAATGAATTATCATCATGTGTTCTACCTTCATTACCAGTTACATATGCAACTGTTACATTAAATTCTTTATTTAAATCCAATATCACTTGTTGTAATATGTCCACTGATAGAAATATGGCTTTACTTCTATTTGTTGCCAAATGTAATATCTCATCCATTCTTCTATCTGATGTTAATAGATCACCAGTAAACGCCAATAACACAGCCTTAACGCCTATAAACTTTAAATATCGAACTGATTCATCAATATACAATTTAAACCTCTTAGCGGCTACTTTAAAGTCGTAGGAATTACTTCCATCACCACAAGCATGTACTAATTCATTGAAATGTACATCGGTTACTTGTATTATACCAGTCACCTTTGCACGTTTAGCACTGCGAACTTTTGTTACTTTTGACAATGAATTATCAGATATCACCTTAACCAACTCATTATTTAACTCAACTAATGCATTCTCTTGTCTAACATAATCCCTTACAGCTTTTCTCTCAATACGTTGGGTATCCGTCAGTTTTTGTATCTTCTTATGTAGTTTCACATTGACATCTGTTATTTCATCCATATCAATATCCATCTCATTATCATCATATTTTTCTACACTACAATGTGTACATTTATATCGCTGATCACCATTTACTTTATAACCATTTCTAGCTTTAGGTTTTCCACAATTATTACATTCCATTATTTATTCTCCAGTTTTAATGTTTTAATCTTTTTAGAGTCTGTACCATATCTAATAAGTATATCCTTAAGGACACATTTACCATCAATAGTCTTATATAATATATCTAAATAATCAATAACATCATTACTACCCAATTCATAATGCTTTGTCAACAATTCAACTAACCATTTTGGGTATTTATTTTCATTTTTTCTTTTTATATATTTATTGTACCTTTTACCTGTTGGTAATACAGCACAATACCATTTATACACTTCTCTACGTTCAAGTGTACCAATTGCATATTTTTGAAATAAATTCACTATATCTAAGAATTCCATATCCATAGATAATATTCTATTCACCATATATGATGAGAATGATTTCTGTTCTGCTTCAGAGAACGATTCCCACGGTTTTCTATACACCAATATCTGATTGATCCAATCAAATGGGCTCACATTAAATCCTAATAACTTCTAACAACTTCACCATCGTTGCCATAAAATTAATTTCATGATCAGCTACAAAACTATCATGATATTGACCATCTGCTAATGCTAATATGCAACCAACATCCTGACCATTTGAAAACTCATCTAACTTGTCATATAAGAATCTATATAAATCTGTATAATCTGATAGATTGGTATCAACAATCAATTGTCGTATTTCTGATAGTTTTGCATTTGATTTAATCAAATCTAATAGCTTATTTTTATAATCATTTTGAATGATTGATGTTTTATCTATAATTAACCCACCATCTATTACTTGTCGTTGTGTTGAGTTTATCACTCTACGAATATCAGGATAACTCACATGTATTATTTCTGCAATATCACCCATCTCATATTTAACACCTTCAGCATCTAACATTTTAACCATATGCATTCCAACATCTCGTTTTGATGGTGGTATGATTTTATAAGATTGACATCTGGATTGTATTGGATCAATTATGCGTTCAACATAATTGCATGTTAATATAAATCTACAATGTTTAGAAAATGTTTCCATTAGATTTCTTAATGCCGCTTGTGCATTTGGTGTAAGAAAATCACTTTCATCTAATATAACAATTTTCAAATCTTGAAATCCAATAGTCGATGCAAAGTTCTTTATTTTAGTTCGAACATTATCAACATTATTTTCATCACTTGCATTTATATATAACTTATCACATGCAATACAATTTGCAATGATTTTAGCTAATGTTGTTTTACCAGTACCAGCCACACCATATAGTAATAAATGTGGAACATCTCCACTCTTAATATATCTAGTTACTTTATCTTTCAAATGTTGATTACCAATGTAAGTATCCAAGTTAACAGGTCTATATTTTTCAGCCCATAATGTATGATCGTTATTGTTATTATTATTATTCATTTTTACATAAACCTTTCTAATGTATTTTGTTTTTTTATTTCTTCATTTTTATATGATATTTCTGCTAATTTTATTCTAGCTTCAGCAATTTCACAATAATTTTCATCTAAATCAATACCAATGAAGTTGAATCCTTCCAATTTACATGCCTTACCAGTTGATCCACTTCCCATAAATGGGTCCAATACAATACCATTTGGCTGAGTTACTAATCTTACAAGATATTGCATAAGTTTAGTTGGTTTAACCGTAGGATGATTATTTAATTGATCATCCAATCCTTCATTTCTATCTGTTTTACTAGTTTTTGCACAATAGAAAAATCTTGATGCTGAACCTTCACTCTTTTTAAATTCTTCACTTTTATATCCTTTATAAGCACCATATAAATTATTATTTGTGCCAGCTAACGTTCCTTTTTTTATCGCACCACTTTTCGTATTAGGGAACAATTCTTCAACTTCATCACTACCATCATGAATAAAATTAGCTGGAAATCTACCTTTTGTATCTTGTTGATTTGCTTGTTCTGAATTATAATTATCAGATAACCCAGTTTGTGACGGTCTCCCGTTAGCTTTACATTTATAATCACCATTTAATTCAATCCTACACCCATCAATATTAATCCCACCTGTACCATGTTTTAATACATTCTTTGCAATAGTCTTTTCTGATACTGGTTTTCTTGCTACTGTAATTGGTTCAAATGCTGGTTTTAATGCAGTACCCCAACCTTCCCATTGGATTGCGTTTGGAGTAGCTGGTTTAGTAATATCAGCAGATAATGTTACAAATCCATTATTCCTTTCTGGTGCTCCTTTATTCATGACAGATTTCACATTACGAATACCACACTCAAACTCTTTCTTTTGTTTATTTAAAATAACTTGATTTTGACCAATAACTTCTCTTTTTACTCCAGCCATTTTATCAATTGCTTTACTTATATTATGACTCTTAGGAAATCCACTACCATACACCCATGAAATCATATCTCTAATTTCAAATCCAGCATCTTCAATATTTACTGCCATTCTATGTTGTGTTCTAGTTCCAGCGAATGATAATAAATGACCTCCAGGTTTTAACACTCTCAAACATTCTTTCCATATTTCAACTGAAGGTATTTGTCCATCCCATTCAAACCCCATAAATCCTCGTTTCTTGCTTGGCCCACTTCTACCATATGGAGTTTCTAAATCTCCAGGTTGGCTACTACCATTTCGTGAAACTCCAACCAATCCATATGGTGGATCAGTTACAATGGAATCCACTGAATTATCCTCCATAGTTTTCATAACATCCAAACAATTACCATTGTGGATAATAAATGATTGTTTATCATCATTATTCATTACATTATCCTATATTTTGAGTAGCAACTACCATATAATTAGATGTATAATCATCAGTTTTAAATTGAATTTTTAATAATCCCTTATTTGATATTTCCAAAATGGCTGATTTACATTCCTTATTTGCTATTAATATTTCTTTAAATAAATTAGCATTAAACGATATATTATCATCAATTCCATTAATTAATGTTTCAGTAGCAATATTAATTCGATTAGTATTAATAGATGAGAATCCAATAACAACATCAACACTTTTAGTATCAGTATTATCAATAAGTGTACATGTATTTACATCAGATAATGCATTTTTGCCTTTAATGAATGTAGAAATAAAATCACTATTTAATTTAATTTTTGTTTCAAAGTTTGGAATCTGTTTCATATTAGGTGGATCATCTATTATATCAGTATCAGTTAACATATAATCTATTGAAGTTGATTTATGCTTTATTTTAAGTGCTACTGGTTTATCGTCAACTTTAACTAATGTTAAATTTATATCATCCCCCAATACTCCCAATAATGATTTCAATTGATCAGTTTGATATATCCCTATCTCCACGGGATCAAATTTAAAATTATCTAAACATACTTTCCCCATCAATGACTTGTCTTCACTCATAAATTTGGTTATCAATCTGGACCCATCTGACATCCATTTTACACTATTTATAGTTCCACCCAAATTATATTTTTGAATGAACGTATCTAATTTATTTTTCTGCATTTAACTTTCCTCTTTCTTTAAAAAAAATCGTGATTTTTAACATCAGTTTTAATTGACATATTACTTAATTTCATATATAATGGTTTATATTTTTCAAATATCTTTGTTGGATTACTTGATTTCACCATCTCATCAATTGACTGTAAAATTTTATATGTATTAGAATTTATACTTTGTTTCAATATGTAATCATGCCCATACACTAACCAAGTAATTGCTTGAATTGCATCTTTTAATAAATAAAAATTATGCAATCTCATACCAATCTTACAATCTAAATTCCAATCAGCAACATCTTTCCATGAAAATTCTTCCCCTATTATATTATCAAATTCTGTAAATTTGGGTATAGTTTGATTCGTTGTCTTAAACCAATCAATAATATCTGGATTATTGCTTCCATTTGGAAACGTAATAGCATCTAAATTTTCATGCTTAATGCTATAATTAATGAAATATAATCCATACACTACGTGCCTATCTGGTGTTGAACTATCTGTAGTAACCGTTATATTTGATCCAATATCCTCAAGTGATTTTTGCAATTGAATTAACATTAAAAAGTCTCTAACCCTAGATGCCCCCAATATATGAAAATAATCATTATTAAGATTCAAATGTTCTTTATTGTTAATTAAAGTATATATGCCTGATAACATTCTATATAAATTACCCCGAACTCCTCCAATACTCCATCCATTAAACTGGAAATCTTTCACACCATTATACCAATTTAAATAAGATAGTTCATTTTCACCTTGCAATACATTTAAAAATTTAGTATTTCCAGTTTGATTTTCATAAAAATATTTAAAATTATCTTTACTAATATCCAAACATTCATTAAATTTACCAGCATATTTCATTCGTGGTGGAATGTCCAAATTAATAGCAACATCTGAGTTAGTTTCTAACCAGTTAAAAATTCTATCTCTATGTTTAATATCCCACTTCATTGCACCAGACGCTATTTGATAACCACCAGAATCACCCAACACAAATGAATTGTCTAATCCCAAGTCGTGTCTATATGTTTTTGATGAATTTGCACCTGCACTAATCAAAGCATATTTATGTTGATATTTTTCTGGAAAATCATCAGCATAATATCTACATGTCATATTAGATTTAGAAAATCTAAAATTCTTTTTCATAGTCCCACCATATTCACCAGAAAAGAATGATGGTATATAAATAAAGTTACTCATTATATCTTCCTCCAGTGTGAGTTTTGATTGATAGTTCACCAAAATAAATTAATATCATTTTCATCCTTTTCTTTTTTTATCGTTGTATTTTTTGTATATTTAATCACTGATTCTTTTAATTTTGTCAATATTATTGGATGTAAATCTGGATACATTGACAATCCAAGTTTTGTAAATCCATCATTCTGTGCCTCATTATACAAATCAATATTTGGTATAATGCAATAACTTTTTATATGTCCTTTTTCAAAAAGATAATCCCCAGCAATTTTTGCAGATTTACTATTTCTTAAATTAGGTCTGAAATTAAATACTATATTCTCATATTTTTTAAGTATAAAAAATCTTATTAAATTTCTTGTCGTATATAATTTATATACCTCATCATATTCTATCGTACCATGTGCATCATAAGTCAAATATGGATATGAATTTTCATATTCAATGGGAATTACACCACCATTTGATGATATTATAAAATCAACATCATTAAATTCTTTTATGAATTTGTTCCATTTTCTTCCTGATGAATATGGTCTAGTTGAAGTACATAATGAAACAAATGCAGTATTACTTTTTGGTTTAAATAATTCAATAATCTTTTCTTGTGCCTTGATCATTATTGGTGAATTTAAAACAATTTCATCACTTCCTTGAATATCAGCTGGTACTCCCCATTCTAACATTGGTATTAACTTTTCATCACCAGAATTATGTTTCATATCTCATCGGATCCTTAATGTCATTTTGATCAAATGCTTCAAGTCTTTCCTGACATGATCCACACTTTCCACATGCAAATTCATTACCCTTATAACAGGTCCATGCATCAGAATAATCAATTCCCAATCGTTTACCAATATCTACTATACCTATTTTAGACATTTCAATAAATGGAGCTTTTACTTCAACAGATTCATAATTTGAAATTTTAGTAACTTCATTTATTTTATCAATAAATTCACCCCGACAATCAGGGTATATCGCATGATCTCCAGCATGTACACCAGTCCACACTTCATTCGCCCCTATTGACACAGCATAGGCTGTTGCAAGCGATATGAAGATCATGTTTCTATTTGGTACAACTGTCGATTTCATGTTTTCATCTTCATAATGTCCTTCTGGTATATCAATATCAGATGTTAATGATGATCCTTGCATTAGTTTATTTATTGAATTTATGTCAACAACTATATGCTCAATATCATGTTTACTACACACTCGTTTAGCAAACTCAAGTTCTTTATCATGTCGCTGTCCATAATCAAATGATATGGCTGATATAGATTTGTTTTTATACAATAAATCCATCAACATCGTATATGAATCTAATCCACCAGAATATATAATTACTTTCTTAATTTTACTCATTTATTATTGTCCATTTATAAATTGATAAAGTTCATTTAATACTTTATCTTCTGTTAAGAATCTTTTTGATAATTTAGTAGTCTTCATTATAGAATCATGTTCCACCCCACGCACTTGCACACACATATGATTTGCTTCTATCATAACAGCTACTCCTATATTTCCCTCACACATTTGATCAACATGTGAATGTATTTGCATAGTTAAGTTTTCTTGAACTTGTGGTCTTCTTGCATAATATTCAACAATCCTATTTAATTTACTCAAACCTATTATTTTACCATCAGCTGATGGGATATATGCTATATGGGCAACTCCAACAAACGGAACTGCATGATGACTACAAGTAGATTGCATCTTAATATTTCCTTGAAACACCATACCATCATATCCATCTACATTATCAAATGCTGTTATATTTGGTGGTGCATTAAAACTTCCAGCATACAATTCATCAATGAACATTTTAGCTACACGATTTGGAGTATCCATCATATTAGGGTCATGTTTCCAATCGAATCCCAAACTATCAAGAAACTTACCATAATATTTAGTAGCATCCAACAACATCTCATCTCGATCTGATGTTGATCTAATTATATTTTCATTACTTTTTATTTTTTTTATCATCTGTATGTTATAGACCGCTTATTGTGAAGTGGGAACCTAGAATCCTTTACTGACATTGAAATTAATCTTGCATAATTAGAATTATATCCTCCAACAAACGATAGGGCACGTATCCAATTTGTTGCCTTTGGTTTATTCCATTCACGGTGTATAAAATTTCTCATCGTTGGTAAATCATAATATACCCAATTTCCAGTGCCCACAAATCCTGATTTTGTATTTTTCGTATTTATCACTTCCAGATGATAAATTCGATGTGCCTTTGAATCCTGAATATATCCCTCTTCCTCATCATTTCCATGATGTTGTTGTTCACTTATATCCCACTTATTAAATTCTAAACAAGCTGAAAAATCTTTAAGTATTGGATTATATGTCAAATTACTTTTAATCTCTATAAAATATTTGTTATCCCACTTATTATCCTTTATATACCCATCTATGCCATCAATCTGATATCGCCTGTCAACAGGATTATTAAAATCATTATACATGTATAATTCATCAAAATAATCTTTAGCTATTACATGTTCAAAATATTCTTCACCTACTTTACCCTTTGAAAATTGTTTATTAAATAATTTATTACTTGATGGTTTCTTTGTTCCCATATTAAACTCCTCGTTTATCACCATAAGCTATTATATGTAGCCTATCAGTGAAATTATAACCACGATCAATACACAATTGTATTAACCACTTTCTTCTACTCTCCAATTGATCTTTAGTCAATCCTTCTGGCATTAGATATACTTTACATTTTGCTACATCTAATTCTTTCAATAATTCTTCAACCTCATTCAAATCTGATTGTTGTGAAATTACTGGTTTAATTTGATAATCATGATGGTGTTTTATTAAATCCTTCATAGCTTCTATATTTCTATACCATTTAACGTGTTGCCGTCTATCATTATCTGTCACAGTTTGTTGTCCCATTTTTGATCCAGGTATTGGAATTGAATTTGATAGTTTTGGTGATAATGATATCAAATCAGCTTTAGTATATACATATTCACTACCCTCTGTTTCAATTGTAATATAGTGCCCAAATTCTTTTCCAATTGTACATAATTCTTGTAATAACTTTGAATGTAAAGTTGGAGCTCCACCAGTTATCATAGTATGACGTATATTAGGAAATTCCTTATATATATCAACTATATTATTTAATGAGAATTTACCCTTTTCAGGATTCCAACTACTATATGGTGTATCACAAAATGATCCTCCAGAGAATTGACATTTCAATCTACATCCAGTAGTTCTGATTAAAAGATGAGGAACACCAATTAATCTACCCTCACCTTGTATACATGGATACACTTCATTTACGGGAATAATATCATTATAATTCATTTACATAGTTCCTTGATAACATACACTTTGTGATTTTGGTGTTTCAAAAAATTCTATATGAGATACCAATACAGATAATGGTTTCATTTTATGGCTAACAATATCTAATAACCACTTTGCCATATTTTCTGAAGTTGGTATAAAATCAACTATAACTAATCCTTCATATATTTCCCACAATAATACTGGTACATCATTTAAGTTAGCTACTGCATATTCTTTCATTTCCTCCAATACCAATAGTGGAAATAAATCAAGTAACAACGGATCATTTCTATCCAATATAAATTTATGATCAATTGCATCATCTAGGAACTTCTTAAACCAATTTAAATGATGAAAATCAGTCACCATTCCTTGGTTATCCAACTCCTCTGATTCTAAGTGAACAATTACAGTACCTCTATGTCCATGTAAATGTCTACACGCCAATTCACAATCTAAGCTAAATTCAGAATTTAGTTTTTGAGGCCATACCCTATGCCCATAATCAAAGTTAAATTCTTTTGCTATGTTATATTTTATCATGTTAACTCCTTTTTTAAAAAAAACGTTCTAATGTATTTTGAGTATCAACAAATACCCAACTCATGCTATCATAAAACATGTCTATCTTTTTCTGCAATAATTTGTTAAATATTTTATTACGATCAACATACATATTAATATAACTCATGATTTCTTCAGGGTCATCATATCCCTTAAATGCAATCTGTTCTATGTTTAGAGGATTTTCTATTAAATATACCCATCTTATCTTATCTGAACTAGTAATTGGTACTATATTCGTAAGTTTAAAATATTCCAATAAATCATTATAAACTATAGCAGCTTTGACATGAGCTGGTGCTCCTTTTTTAGTCTTCGTGAATATCATATTTGAATTATATATTGTCCTAGGTTTATGTTTAAATTTTTTCATATTATTTACTCCAGTTGGAGATGCAATATCACTTAATGGTAATGTTTTCATTTTCATTTTAAAATTTGATAACATATCATCTATCTGAGATTTAGGATCATGATTTAATATCCCATTTAACAATTTAGTCATAATACCTCTGAATGATACTGGGAAATTACTTTTAACAATATCAAGTCCTTTAACATCTAATTTATTACATGGAGTCCCACCATCATTTATAATCCATTGACCATATCTTTTTTTAGTAACCCAAAATGCTGATTTTGAAATCACTTCTTGCTTTATGTTAAATTTATGCGATTTACAGTTTAAAAGTTTATCAGCAAACATATCATAACTTTTATTAATAAATGTTTGCACATTTGATGTTACATCCAATATTTTTTCTGTCATAATTTTATCATCTGACACATCTATATTAGGAAATCTATTCTTTATTATTGGTACAGCAGAACAATATATTGAATCAGTATCTGTATATATTACATGATCCTTATCATCGTTCAATTCATTATTATAATAATAATTAGCCATCTTTTGAGTATATTTAATAAGAGCTTGACCAGTCAATGTAGTTGCCTCAGCATTATCAATATCATAAAATCTAAATACTGATAATCCTAATACACCATACAAACTATTCAATATAATCTTTTGAACATGTTGACGTTTATCATAAAAATCTCTCTGTTTAATATCACCAGACTCATCATATTGTGCCATTAACTTTCTATAATGCACTCGTTGATCAAACCAAGTGTTCAATATTGTAGGAATCACTCCTACTCGATCATTATCATACATCACTCCATTTGATGAAATGGTCATCTCGTTATTATCAAGTATTTCCCTCATCTTACTATGTGTCAATTCATATTTAGTACCATCGGTTTTTATAAATATATGATCATCTTTATTTTCATCAATGAGAGATGTATCATCCCAATTTTCAAATTTACCTATTTTAGTTTCTGGTGATATATTTAATGACATAATTATGCTTGGATACATTGATGTCAAATCCAAATCATATACCCAATCATATCTACCAGGAATTGGTTCTTTTACATATGCACCACTGAAATGTGAATCTTTAGCTTCTTTTGTTATTTGTTTTCTATTCGGTGCTATTATATTATTTTTCTTCAAATATGTAAGAATTGCACCATCAAGATATCTACTACTATGATATATGGTATCATATGGCACATGTCCAATGTGAGCAATACCCATAGCAATTTCAATATATTTTAATTTATCATCTAATTTTTTAATAATTACAACATCATTTAAGTTATATTTAATAAACTTTTTAATATCATTTTTATATAGATCATTCAATGATCCTCTATATTCAATCTTACCTGTGTCAACCTCAAGTTGACCAATGGCACCCAATTGATATGAAGATTGTTGTTTAATTGCAAACTTTTTATATAATGCTAAATAATCCAAACAAGATACTCCTGCAATTTTATATGTATCACTATACTCATTATATTGAACAATTCCGATGGGAGATAGTGAATTTGCATATTCTTCACCAAACAATCTATTCGTTCTATTATATAAATATGGAACATCAAATCCATCAATATTCCAACCACTCAATATGGTAGGTGATATTGTCACATATTCTTCATAAAATCGATGTAACATTAATTCTTCAGTATCAAACGATTCCACCGTTACATTATCTTCTATATAATTTAAATTATCTTCTGATGTGATAAATACACAATATGCATCTTTTGATTTATCATATAATGCTATTGATGTTATTTTATTATCCACTCTATTTTTATCAGGAAATCCTTGTGTTACTTCAGTTTCTATATCAAAATATAATTCTCTATGATTAATTGATACTTCATCAGATTCACCATATTTATCAATTAAGACTCGTGTTTCTGGTGGGATATCACTTTCAAATATCTTACCTGCTTGTAAGTCTTCTTTACTCCAATGGTCAACCTTTTTAACTTTATCACCATATAATGATAGATATTTACCCTTAGTATTTTTTACGTATGCATATGTTTTGTGTATATATTCTGAATATCCATCAGCATCATCCCATAGATGAACTTTATATGCGTTTTTTAATCTTGTAATGTGTATATTTTGATACATTTATTTTTTATTCTCCATATTTTTCATATATTAATTGTCGTAGATATACTGACAAATCAAGAGCTTCTTGATATGCATCTACTAGTACCTCTCTGCCATTGAATGGCTTTAATTTTTCTCCATATCTATTTTCTCCTAATATTGCACGTTCCTCAATATCAACTTTCAATAGATCATGAATATTTGGACCTTTACCGTGTGGTATTGGTTCTATTTTTGTTGCAACTGTATCATCTTTATTATCCGATTTATTCACAATTACACATACATGATGCCCATTCATAATATCATATGTATGTGCATAATAAAATCCACACTTTGGGCATGTTGGATCACCTACTGCCATATTCATTTACCTGTACTTCCAAAGCCTTTAGCTCCTCTTTTTGTGTTATGTAGATCATATTGATCAGTAATTGTAAAATTGATAATCTTATGTGGAATCAACTGTGCAACTTTATCACCAGTATCGATTTGATATGCCTTCTTTGATGCATTATGAAATAGTATTTTTACCTCACCTCTATATCCAGCATCAATAATACCAGCATGTACAAACATCCCTTTCATAGCAAGTGAGCTTCTATCTTTGATAATACACCCATATGAATTATTATTTGGTGATATACATATTCCAGTCTTTATTGTTCTAATATCACCAGGTTCAAATTGATAAGGTTCTGATGAAAATATATCATACCCCAAATCATCAGCATGTGCTTTTTCTGGTAATCTAGCATGTCGAGTTAATCTTTTCACTTTTAATTCCATATCTATTTTTTTCCTACATTTTGTGTTGATTTTATTTCACTAATTTCTGATCCTAATTCACAATAATCTGTTGTACAAAATCTATCAATCTCAGCTTCATTTCCTTTAACGCTTTTGAAATTCAATTTCTTGATCTTCTTAGTAATTGTATTATAATCATCTTCAGTTATATGTTCATATGGCATTTGTTTATATGTAGTATTGTCTAATTTTGGTAAGAATGAAACACTCTTTAATTGATATTGAAAATAATTCAATGCTTGTTCAATTAGTGGTCCTTCAGTCTCCCTATCAAATGTAATTGTACAACTTACTGAATTATCAGACCAATACTTCTGCATAAATGCCGCCAATGATAATTGCTCATACATCCCCACGTCATCTAACGTTCTTACTCCTTCACCAACATCAATTGGAATCTCAACTACAACTGTAGAATCTTCACTACCAAATGCAGGTTCAATAACATATCCAGCTCTCTTCAATGGTGTTAATAATTTGCTTGTATTTGATAATCTAATTCGACGTATATAAAATCTACTCTCTGGATAATGAATTCCTGGTGTTGCACCAGCTAATAATGAGATTGTACCACTTGGTTTCACACTTGAAACTCTAATGCTTTTTGGTATTGCAAACCAATCAGAATATTTCTCATCCCACTCTTTAATTGCATTATATCCAACATCTAACCATTTCTTTAATGTAGTTAATCCCTGATGTGATATAAATTGTGCCACTCCACTCACACTGCATCCAATTCTTCTATTTCTCAACATCACTCTATTTGTGTCAGACCATTGAGTTTTACCAAGAGTCACCGTCTTTGCATATAAATATGCATATTTAAGAGTAGTTAAAAAATCATCTAATGATTCATGTCTATCTGGAAATGTTTCAACCAAACAACATAATTCATACGATTCTAATACTTGCTCTGCACATGGATTTGTACCATCAGCTCGAAAGTCTTTGTTGTCTGGACCATTTGACATTCTACCATATTTTCTTGCATTATCTAACCAAAATATCCCAGGCTCACCATTGTCACATATTCTATCAACAAACTGTGAATAATCAGTATCTACATTAGCAAATACTGAATTGTTTGATGTCCAACCATATTCTTCTCGTTCTGGATTCATTTCATAATTTTTTAAATTGATATATTCATCATTAGTAGCTTCACCAAATACAATCTCAGCACTTCTTCTCACGTTACCAGCTACAACACATGTTCCAATTAAATTCATAATATCAACAATCGTGGTAATCGTTATTGGATCATCAATATTACCGTTCAATACTCTTCGAATGTCTTTGTGTACTTTTTTTAATGGTCCTGCACCACTACTCACTCCACCAAATCCTTTAATTAAAGCACCTTCAGCTCTAATTAATGAATAATCAAATTCAATTTCACCAGTACCCATGAAATAACTATCAAGTAATAATTTCAAACTTTCAACCCAACCTTCACGATCATCTGGAACAACATATTTCTCTTTTAATGATGATACTCTAGGTGGTTTAATGATTATTTGTTCAGCACCTCTCACATCAAAACCAACACCAACTCCTAACATTGATGCATCCATCAAAAAACAAAATGGTTTTGACAAATCTTCTTTTAATGTTTTGGTTGAAACAAATGCACAATTATTTAATGCGGCATATAATCCACGTTCCTCTGTTATTGGTGTTCCCATTGCCCACAATCCACGACCTGGTGGTAAAAACTTCATAGTGAATATTCGTCTGTACATCTCTTGTGCTGATTTCTGTGCTCTCCATGCATTCCAACCCAAATTAGAATTTTCAATATGATTCTTTTGCATGGTGTAGGTTCCTTCAACCACACGTTGTACAGTTTCCCACCACACTTCATTTGTACCATCGTCTTTAATTCTTGAATAGGTTCTCATGTACACTAATTCACCAAGACCATCAAATCCAAATTCTGGATTTATTTTCTTATATCTTTCAACAAATTGTTTTGATAATTTAAATGATTTTATATTCATATTCTTTAACTCCTAGTAGCTTTACCAAATATTTCTTTATGACGTTTTCCATGATAAGCTTTAGTTTCTGTTGGAGATAGCGTCTTTACTTCATTATATGCTTTTAATATTCGTATATAACCTTTATTGGTATCAATTTCAGCACTATATGACATCCCATCAGGCCCAAATCTATTCTTTATAACATGAAACCTTCCAGTATTTGCAATCTTATCTTCTTTATGTCGTGATAATGATAATACAAAATCTGCTGTCATTATCTTTTGATATGATTCTGCAATTCTTTCAGCTTCAATTATGTCATCTTGTAATGCACTCTTATTTGCTTGTGATGCTGTCCACATAGGTACTTCTAATTCACCAGCAATACCTCTCAAATCTTCATATATATTACCTAATGCATGTCTCATTTCAGTATTGGCTTGTGCATCTTTAATAATATCTGCATAATCGACTATTATAGCATCACATCCAATTCCCATTGCTCTTAATTTTTTAGTATGTGCCAACAATGTATGTGCTGTTGGATACTTTGTTGGAAAATATTTAATCGTTAACTTACCTGGTATTTTATTAACTATCGGGTGAATTTCATCTTCACGATATTTTAATTCTTGATAATTTATTCCACTCAATATACTATCAACTCGTTTACCAACATATATCTCATTTAATTCCATTGTGTAATACACCACATCCTTGCCTTCTTGTATCATATGAGCCGCCATTGCTTGTAATATCCAACTCTTACCAACTCCACTTGGTGCAACTATCACACCTAATTCACCAGCACTTAAACCACCATCCATAGCCTCATTAAAATGTGACCAGGGTGTTGGTATTGTATTTCTGTTTTCTTCATCATATCTTTCTGTTATCATTGTTAAATATTCATGTCCTATGTTTCTCTCTGTTCCCGCATTTAATGCGTTATTTATTATTGTTCTTATTTTATCATAATCTTGTGATGTGTTTTCCATCAATGATGCAGTCTCAACTATTGCACCTTTTAAATTTTGATTTTTAAAAAATTCAACTGATTTATCTTTTATAAAATCCAAATCTGTAGCATTGTAATTTTTATGTACATCTCGTAGCTTATCTATAATGTCACTTTTTATTATATCAGATACTTTATCTGTTTCCATTTCAATTTTAAATATATCAAATGTAATTGACTTTTGATATTTTTCAAAATATGTTTTCATTTTTTTAAATATCCATTTCAATGATTCAGCTTCTATTAATTTAACATCCAATATATCATATATCTGTTCTAAAAACGTTCTATCAAGCATCAGTGCAACAATTAATTTTATTTGGAAATTGTAACCATATTTTAAGTATTCTATATTTTTCATGTTATATTTTTATTATGATCACATGCATTAAAATGTAATATATTAAATGATCTAATAAATGATTCAAAATTCTTTATATTTGATGATAGATTATCTTGTAAGAATGTAACTTGCAATTTATATTTTATCAATTCTGGTATATCTCCATTCACTATGTTTGTTATTTTCAATTTATTTCTATTATTCACTGGTGGGTTTTTTAGTTGCATTAATATATAATTTCTTTTTAATATATCAATATTATTAATCACATTATCATGTATTTTTAATTTAGAATCTACACTACATTCTTTTGCATATTTGAAAAACTCTTTCATATCCATAACATCACTCGTAAATAACTCTGGAAAATACTTCTTCACTGTCTTTGACCCTGCACCTTTTATACCAGATATGTTGTCACTATTATCACCAATTAATGTTTTCAATACAATAAAGTTATCTGGAATAATACCAAATTCATCATTTACTTCAGTTTTAGTAACTAATATATTTTTAGTTGGGCTCCACACTATAACGTTATCATTGATTAATTGATAGAAATCTTTGTCTGTAGACATTATTGTTGTTTTATTTTTATCATGAGATAGAGTATTCACTATATATGCTATCGTGTCATCAGCTTCAATACCATCTATTGATATTATGTTTAATGGTAACACTTCCAGATATGTAATTAAATGTCTCAATTCATTTATGATTTGTTGTTCTTCTGATACGCCCGTGCTGAACTGTTTATGTCGATTGTAACTATGTTTATTACGTCTATTCATCTTATATTCTGGATATATTTTACGTCTATATTTAGACCCATCTTTTCCATCAAATACAATGATACATCTACTTGGATTGATTATATTTATCGCTTTACGTAATGAATATAAAAATCCAACAATACCACCAACATGCTCACCAATTGAATTAACTGAGCTATTGACTGCAAATACTCTCTTGAAGGTGTTGAATCCGTCTACAATTAAGATATTATCATTAGCATTCATTCATTACTCATTCATCTACTACGTTAATATTATCTAAATTACGATCTTCACGTTTTTTGTATGTTAATATTAAATCATCACATATAATATCATACACATGACTTTTCAATACAGGATCTTTAAGTTTATTTTCCCAATCTTTTGCTTGAAATTTAATGTCTTCTTTTGTAGTTGGATGTGTAATTGTGTACCAAGACCCACCTGATTTTACTAACTTTCGAATCTTCAAAAATTGCAACCATCCGTTAATATCATCAATCCCACGATCAAAATATATCAATATAGTAGTTTCTCGTAATGGGGGTCCTATTCTATTTTTATGAATTTTAGCCTTCGCTTGAATTCCAATTATATCACCTTTTGGGTTTTTGATTTTTAATGATTTTGTTAATCTAACAATAACTGATGCATGAAATCCTAATGCTTTACCACCTGATGTTATGTATTTGTCACCAAATGATACACCAAGATTAATTCGTAATTGTGATGTGAATATTAAGCATATTTTTTGTTTGGCAATCATTTGTGTTAATTTTCTCATAGCTTTTGAAATAATAATAGCTTTTGCAGTTGCCCAACCAGCTTGATCAAAATCAGCTTCCATTTCAACTTTACTTGATGCGGCTGATATAGAATCAACCACTATCACAACTTTTCTGTCTCGATCTGATGATCTTATTCTTGTTACTAATGCTTCAATTGAACTGAAAATATCTTCAACCGTATCAAAACTCAAATATAACATTTGACTGTTATCCACTCCAATAGCAGTTAAAAACTCTTGAGATGCCGCAGATTCAGTATCTATGTATATACCAATTCCATCCTGCTTCTGTACTTCAGCAATTACATGTGAACATATTAATGATTTTCCTGATGCTTCTAACCCTTGAAACTCTACTATTTTACCGTATGGTAATCCACCATTTTTTCTATTTGAAATTATTAAATCTAAAATTGATGATCCTGTTGAAACGAAATCAACTACATCAGTAGGTGATCCTTTTGCGTCATCTAAAAAGAACGCCACTTTGTCGTTATCTTTAAATTGTTTGTTTAAATCATTGGCTAAGACTCCAGCCAATGTGTCCGTATTAGTTTTTGACATATACAGCTCCTGATTATATATTTATAAATTGTTGTAAAATATGCCCCCAAAGGGGGCATATTCGTTTACATAACTACGAGGTTATAGTGTGAACCTTATTTTGATCCGAACGCTTGTTCAAACGCATCACCAACTTCTGTTGGATCGGTTGTTGCTTGTGCAGGTTGTGTAGTTTCAACATCACCAGCAGGTTCTGCATGTGATTCCGTACTCTCACCATTTGATCCATTAGAATCATCATCTTCTGGAGATATTAGATTCTTAAATAATCTATCTAACTCATCATATGAAGGTTCCTCATACACATCATTAATATCAAGCTGATCTTCTAATAATGATTTAGTTACCGTTGCATCCTCATGTAATGGTGACACTCTAGGACTAACTCTAATTAGTACTTTCCCATATTGATTGTTTGCTTGTTGTGGTGTTTGCTTTTCAATGTTAATATCACGACCTTCTTCAATTCGTGTAATATCACCATATTCAGGATCAGCAATAGTACCTAACAATTCTGTATATACTGTTTTACCAAATCCCCAAAATTTGACACCTTCATCTTCTTTTCCTCTTTCGACGATTGGTAAAAATGTTCTCATTTTAGGTTCAAGCTTTCTTCCCTCAACAAAATCTTGCTTTTCTCCAGTAGCTTTTAGTTTATCAGCATACTCTTGAATCGGATCAGGTCTACCATACGATACTGGTGAAAGATGTGTTTTGTTATCACCTAAATTATAATGAAAATATAATTCAAGAAATGGGTTATCCTTATTGAATTTATAAGGTACTATTCTAACAGTTGATTTTCCAGTAGGTTTCCAAATGTTCTTTGCTGTGCTCGTAACGTTTTGTAATTTTTGTAACTTTTTAATTGCGGCATTTACATCCATAATCATAACTCCTATTGTTATTATTTTTTATTTTATTATTTATTGTTTATTGACACTACACTTAATTCGTAGTGTATATATAAATATAGGGTAAAAGTCGCAAGTCAACAACTTTTCTTCATTTATTTTCATTTTCTTTTTCATCCCACTTTTCTTCTGGACATTCAGCTGTGATGTAATGCACTTTGATTGCCATGAAACATCCACAATGAATACATCTACCATCTTTCTTTCCAGTATCGGGATTGGTTTCATCAAATACTAAAAATGGACATGTTTTACATATCTCCCATCTTCGATTGGACTCATCAATTGATTGTGGTGCATTTTTTAATTTAACTCGTGACTTTATCTCTTTCCAACTCTGAATAGCAAATGATCGTGCCATATTGAACCGTGACGGGAACTTCTTGACATTCTCTTCATCTACTACACTTTCAATGTTTGAAACCTCTACCAATTCAGATTCAGTTAATTCACCCTCATCTACGGGTGTTATATCAAACTTCTTCATTTAAATTACAACTTTTGTTAATTTACCTGTAGTATCTCTCATATAATGAGTTTGTTGTAGTTTTTTTATATATTCACTATCTGCATATACTTTAACATTTTTACCATTTTCAACCATATAATAAAATGATGTATTTATAGTTTTAACATGTGGTATGGTAACACCTGTAGATGCTGTATTGGTAACATTCGCTCTTTGTTTTAACATCTGTATGACTTTATCAACATCTATTAAATTCTTCAAATGTGTATTTTCAGATTGCCATGTAGTATACTCTTTCTTAAATGCTTTCAATGTGACATCTGTTATATTTTTAGGTGGTACTGGTGGTTTAGTCTTAGGTCTGTTTTTCAACATATCATCAACATTTCGCATATTCTCCATATGTGAATTATCTGATACCCATTTTTTATATTCTTTCTTGAACTTATCAACTTCAGTTGATTTTGCATCCATTAGTGGTAATATTGGTGGTTTTGTAATTGGACCTATATGTGATGGTACATCAGCACCTTCTAACCAACTATGTAATGTATCGAAGTCTCTATATCCACATAGAAATCTATCAGATTCTACATCAACAAATAGTGGTGTTCCACATTTAATATCAAGTTCTTTTTTTATTTCAGCAAATGCTTTTTTATTTTTTATATCTGCAACGTCTAATTTTGTAACGTTGTAACCTTCTTTATTCAATTTTTCAATATGTGGTTCTGCTTTTTTGCAATATGCACATCCTATAGAAAAAAAGAAATAAATCTCTTTTTTATTCATATATCCCTCTTATTTAATTAATCGATTACATTGACTACTTTATACAGTTTCGTGTTTATTTTTTGAAGTTCATTATTATTGCTCACAATGACCATATCTTGAAAGTTTTCCCACGGCACTTCAAATGACGTATCAAGCACACCATTATTGAAGTTTTTAATAAGTTCATTCAGACTATTAATTGTATATATAGTTCTGGTATGTTTTTTTCTATGCACTGTTATTGTATTCGGTATTTGTGAAAAATCCATACTCTCAGCTATCTCAATATTATATGTACATATGAACTCTTGAATATTATCAGTGTTCTGTAGTATATATATTTTACCAGTTGGTATTTTATATATGTCTTGTATTTTATCTACAACTCGTAGTAAACTTATCCTATCTGTAAATGTACACAATAGTTGCGTTTTCACATACGCTGTAGTTGTGTTGTTATTATCAGTCTTTATCATTTAATTTCTCATCTCTTTCATCGTCTTTCTTTTCATCTTCATCATCCTCTTTCTTTTCTTTTTTATCATCAATTTTTTGTTGCTTTTGTAAATCCTTAGCAACATCCCCAGTTAGATCAACTTCATATATCGTTTCAACTGGACCATCTTTTATATTTTTAATATATTGTCGTATGAATGTCTCATCAACGTTCCATTCAATTAATATCTCTCGTAATACCTTGAGATGTGCTTTATCATTTAAATCTGGCATTCCATTATCAACTCTCATTGATAATTCTAGTAATACATCATCTATGAATGTACTTTTATTTATATCTCTCATTTACTTTCTCCGTAACGTTTGTTAAATTATCTAAAGATTTGCCGTAATATACCTTTGCTTTAAATATATTATTCTCTATTATATTCTTAGTATCTGGTATCACATTTATACCATCTTTATATGAAATATCAAATGTGAAACTGTCATAATTATACAGTATCAATTTACTCTCTTTGTCTTTCAAATATTCTTGTAATTTGGTTATAATGTTTGCATTAAGTTCAGTTTCATATGCTTGTACCAAATAACTTAATAGTTTATATTTGTTATTGATTGTTAAATTTCTCTTATACATTCTTCTTCTATATATTGGAGTCTCTATATATCTATCTGTTATATACTTATTCCATAATTCATTGACATATTCATTCACTCTAAAAAAGAATTCAATCTTCAAATCTTCATCTGTTATTCCACCATACATAATTCTAAATGTTCGTGACTTACCTTCATCATATGAACATCCATAATTATCAGCAAATAATGAATGAACAGACTCAACATTGTTGAAGTTATAATTTATTAAATTGGCAATTAATCTTACATGATATGCATCATAATCATATGATAGAAATACATCATTTGAAGCAACAAAGCATTTTTGCATTTCTTTTGTCATAGCAAGAAAATTAACAGAATTGAATGTGTTACTCGTTCTACCTGTTTTGGTATATATATTAAAGTTCTGATATATATGATTTTTATCTATTAATGAATTTAAACTCTGTCGTGTCGATAATGATAATTTAATTCTATCTAATGAATTGAATGCTGATAGTACTTTATTATTATAATCTGCATAACTATCAAATTGTATTGTATCCTTAGCATTCCACACTCGTTTAAGCTCTGTAGACAATCCTCGTAAATATTGCTTATGTTTCACTGATGGTATTATATCATTTACATTTTTAAGATGCCTATATTTTAACTTATACCAATTTAAACTTGTATCTGCATCACTACTAAAATTCATCTTTTTATTCTCAATGAAATAATTTAACAAATTGATATCATATACATTATCTCTGTCTATATCAATAATATTATATAATTCCTTTTTATTGAATGTTATAATATCAGCAGTGTTCAAGAATTCAAAATCTAATGTATCATATTTATCACAATTATTGATGGAATATATATCAGATTGTCCAGTATCATAATCTTCAACATATAATAAAGATAATCTATTATCCATATAATGTTCTTTTACGTCTGAAAATATTGGTAAAACTATATACATATATATCCTATACTGTTGCTAAGAATGCTTTTGAGAATCCTGTTTGTAGTTGTTTCATATTATCAGTTGGTTGTAACTTGTGACAAATGCTTATATTGTTATCACCAACAAGCAATAAACATTTATCACTTTTTTTCAAATTAGTATTTTTTACTGTAAGATAGGTTGTCGTTATAACCTCAGCATCAGCACCTACAACTCCATATGAGACTTCAGAGTCTTCAATTGTGTCAGTATTAATTTGTGAAAATGTATTAACAACACCAGCATTTATAATGTTATCAGTTAATGGTATTAAAAAATCGTTACCTTTGCCATCCTTATCTCTACCAGTATTATTTTCAAACGTACCATCTTCAGCTGATTCAAATGTGAATGCATATTTTATATTTTTAAAATATGATGGAATTGGTACTAATTTATATATAAATTTATTGTTAACTGAATTACCCTTTATAATGTTGCTTAAAACTACTTTACTTATATAAATATAGGTGATATCCGTGAAAACCATAAGTTTTTTATTATTTTTTTTAATATTACTACGTAAACGCATTATTGTAGTTAATTTAGTAGTCCAACCTGATGTCGATACATCATCTGATATACCTGTTATTTGAAAATAAACCATGTCACTATATCGCTCTGGTAAATGATCAATTCTAAACACATCACCATATGATAATGATGATATTCCATATATATCCATAGAAAATTCAATACCAACGTATGTTGATTTATCATTCAATATAAAATTTTCATTTATTTTATCTTCAAAATATGAATCTATTGTGGTAGGTAATAATAAATTTTCATTGATTATCATGTCATTTTTTGCATATAATTCACGTTCATCTTTTATTATATCTTCTTTATCTTCAGCTGAAATTGATTCATTTTGTATAGGTGTTTTATCTTTTTCTGGTATTATTAATCCAAGCTCATCAGCTGTTAATTCACCAAGATTACCAATTTCTTTTATAAAATTAACATCGTCATATGCTCGTCTATTGATATATTCATGTTGCATGTCCATATTAACCAATATTCTATCAGTTTTATGTGTAAGTATTGTATCAGTTGTTGGTACATTATATAATTGAATACCCTCATCTGGTTGATATAAAGCACCCTTCATTGTTAAAAACTTATCGATCATATTATTTGTTGGGAAGAATGTATTATTGGCACTAGCACCCTGTATTGCGTACATACTCTGCAAATCACCACCACCTAATGAATATGAAAATGAATAATCTTTAACCAATGAATTTGGTGAATTTAATTCAAACACAAACATATCATTAAAATTATCAGATTCCTCAGCTTTAGTAAACATTGAATTTTGATCAATAACTGATAATACAGAATCAGATAAATCACCAGACATCAATTTCAAAGAAAACACATCATTTGATGCCAAATTTATCATTCTAAATATTTCAGCAAGTGCTTTACGTAATGTATCTTGAGTACTAATCGCATGTTTAATCACTGATACCTTAACAAATAATTCTCTCATTGGTATAAATGATGCAGTATCATATTTATATTCAACTGATTTATTTGTAATCGTATTGAATGTTTTTGCATCATCACCAACGACTAAATGTTTAGGTGGATATAAAAATGCAGACAATTCTTTATTTTCATTATAATTTTGCTTATCTACCAATCGTCTATTATATCGAATTAATGATTGTGATGAGTCAAATCTACCTTCAAAATTCTTACCTTCCAATATAGTTTTAATATCAGTCCCAACACCAAATTCAGCATTCAATATTAAATCTTCAAATAAGCCCCATGATATAAATACACTATCCTCACCATCAATATTTGGATCACCATCATCTGTTGTTTGCCAATACACCCCAGATAATAATTCATTTTCAGTTATATTTCCTTCAGCTCCACTTAATTTTAATGATGCAAACATTTTTGCTCTGTTTATGTATGTTTCTTTATCTTCTAAATATATCCACCCATCAATCAAAAAACTATAAGGTGCTCCTGTATTTGGATCAATGAAAAATCGAGCCGCATAATCAATAACTTTAATATCTAATAATTTAATCAATGTTTGTTTTGCATCATCATATCCATCAACTAAGCTAGAATTTAATATTGTTGTATTTTTTGATAATATTGTTAAACTTATATCGAATGAATCAGTAGTAGTTGGTGTAACTGTAAAATCTGTAACAACACCATACACTACATTTAAGTCGCCTCTGGAGCCCAAAATTGCCCCATTATCGCCGTATATCAGTTTAGATATACCTAGACTATCACCTGATACTATATCCTTCGTATCGTACAATTTTGCAGTATCCCAACCATAATCAACAAATATCTGAGCACCTGGTTTTGTAAAGAACACACTATATATATTATTATAATCATAAATATTATGTACAACAAATTCAATTGTAGTTTCACGAGTTATTCCTAATGTACCTTTTGTTTCTGATGTTAAACTTTTGATAGCGGCTGGATATCGTAGAAAATCATTCTTATTTAATTCAAATTCCATTGGTAATATTTCAGACATATTAGCACCCCATCTGGTTGAATTTCCTGTGATATTTCCAAATTGTTCATCTAATCTTAAATTATTATATATATTATTTCCAACTTCATATATAATACCACCAGTACTATTTCCTTGAGTAGCCGCAATTGCAGTCCACATTCTAATAAATGGTGTACGTGATGATAATTCAGCTTCACCATCAAAGTTTAATACCATATCTGTTGAGACTTCTAATTCTTCGTTTGGTCCTTTACCTCTGGATAACTGTTTTCTAGTTTCTAATACTTCACGAACTTCATTTGGAATTTGATTTCCAAATACACGTTTATTAATATCAATCATTTTTTAAAATCCTTTAGCATTGGATAATGAAACTGGTATTCTTAATTGTAAACCCGACTCTACATTCATAGTTTGTATATTATTAGCATTTGCTATATACCACCATAATGAAGAATCTTTATAAAATCTATATGCAAGATTATCTAATCTATCACCATCTTGAGTTATAATAAATAAATCACCATCTCGATCTGGAATTGTTTGATATAATGTAGTATCATATTTCAATTTACCAGTAGCATCATCAATTGATCTTTTTGTACCTTTATATCTACGCATCACTATCTCCTACATATCCATAGAAATTTGTTTGTGTTGTTTCACCACTCTCTGATACTTCAATTCCTGGTACTTCACTATGCATTACTTGATATGTAATTGCAACATCAATAAACTTTGGTACTTTTTTGCCAAGCTCAATTTCCCACGGTGATTCATCTGGAAATGTTGGATTTATATTTGTTAAATGCCCAATCAATCCAGACCCTGGTGTACCAAACACGTCACCAATTCTAAGTTTTAATACAGGAGCCTTCATTCGTATTTTATCAGATATTGTAGTAGTTACTGTTACATCTTCTGATGCTTCAAAGCCTATCTCTGATGTATCAAATCCACTATCTCCTGTATTTATGATTTCAGTTTGTGGTGTACTCTTTGTCATACTCAACCCATCATCAATTTTATATTCTGGATAACACAATGATACCAACCTATTTAATTTTTTATATATAGATGATAATTCTTTTTGACTATGTGCCATTAATTTTAATGTGAATGAAATATCTCTACTTGTATTTTCATAAATATATGTTGGTGAACTTTTACCTGGATATGTTTCAGCATTCCAACTTGGAGCAATATTATCAGTCAATCCTTCAATATATCCTCTAAATATTATGTATGTATTATTTCGTAAATCTTTAAAATATAGTGGGAACCCTTTAATTTCTGAAATTACTTTTTGATTTTTGTACGTATCATTTAATATACTATTTTCTACAATGGATTTATTCTTTTTAAATTCATCTTCATTTAGTATTTCACTTTGTGTGGCTTTATCTATATTTGGTAATTCATTAGCATCCATAGTTGCTGTAGCTTGAACACCAAAGAAATCCTTGATTGAATTCTTCTTATCTTTAACAAATTCATCAATTTTCTTGGCTTCTTTAGTTACATCAATTGATGCTCCAAATGGTATATTTGGTGTATTTATACCCAAACTAGATAATACATCTGATATTGGTCCTAAGTTATTCACAGCACCACTTATACCAATAATATTAGAATAAGTTTTAATATTGCCCGTTGGTGTATCTATATAGAAGAAACTTGCATCTATCCCTTTTGTTGAAACTACCAATTTTGTTTTAGCACCAGGAAAACCAATACCAGCTTTGAATCTGACATCAGTACTATCTAAATCAAGATTTGTACTTAATTCTGTTAAATCAAATGCTTGTCGTTCATCTGTATTTAATCGTGAAAATGCACTTGTTAAACTTTCTAAACCCAATTCATTTCTCCATTATACGGTTGCTATATTTTCAATATTTTTACTGACTGATTTACCAATACCATTAATTGCACTTCCACCAGTACCAAAGTATTTCTTCAAGTCTGATCGCAATCCTATTAATTCCATTTTATACGCTGAAATATCACGTTTCAATGCAAGTGTATCATTTGAGCTTGTTGTACCAATTCCTGCTTTATTCAATGGTACAATCGCTTCTGGACTTCCTGCTTCACCAACTCTAACAATAGTTCCACCAGCTCGTGGCATTACAACACCACCATCAGCCAATTTGGGAACACTTGACATAGCTTTTATCACCAAACTAGTTCCAATTACCGCGGCTGCTATTCCAGCAATACCAAGTAATGCCCCTTTTGCAAATAATTGTGCAATTGCTAATCTTGCAGTATTAACTGCCCATAACCCTGTTAATGTTATAGCAAGTGGAGCCAATCCAATAAATTTATCAATTAATTTAACGAGACTACCAACAACTCCAACAATTATATTGAGTGCAGGTCCTAATGTTTGTACCAATGTTGCACCTAAACTTTTAAACTGAAATATTAATTCTGTTAAATTTGATATTGCATCTTCACCCATTATTTCACTGAATCCTTTTTTATTCGCAAGTGATTCTGTCAATGTAAGTGATTTCTTTTGATGTCTAACAAACTTAGCCAATACATCCACTCCAACACCAATTGATTCTGCAAGTGCTTTTCGTTGAATTACATTCAATGCATTAAATTCACTTTCACTACCAAGTTGACTTACTACCTCACCCATCGCTCCTGCAATGTCATTATTTAATGCTAATTCTCTTGCCTTTTGAAAATTTAATCTTCTACCAATTAATAATGATGCTTGAATCTCACTCTGAATCGATGACTCAAAATCTAATAAACCTTCTGCAATTTGAGCAGTCACATCTAAAGTAGTTCCTAATTTTTTAGCTTGAATTGCCGCTTTTGTAATATTATCTGTACCAGCACTTGTAAATTTAGCGATAGTTTCAGCTGATTCTGCAATATCTTTCATTACTGCTGTTGGTGCTACTTTATGTTGTTTTGATAATAACTCCACTTGTTGTGCCATTGATGTTGATTGCTCAATTGACAATCCCATTGTTGTAGTCAATACACCAACCAATTTTGCACCTTCTGATACTGACATTCCTAATATTCTTGAGATATTAGCTACTTCTTGAGTCATACCAATCGCTGAATCAAATGCTATACCAAATTCTGATGATAATACTTCAGCACTATCCATTGCATCAGATAGCCCAAATCCAAGTTTATTAGCTTTAGCTCCTGCAAATCCCAATTCTCTACTAAACTCTGTAACACCAATTGTACCGAACTTAGCACCAATATCATCCAATGTATCTGAAAATAATTTCAATATTGTGAATGCTGATCCTATAGCAAATGCCAATGCACCTTTTGATTTGATTTGATCAAGACTACCCATTATACCACCAGTTAAACTACCAAATTCACTTTGTAGAGCATTTAATGCTTCACCCTTCTCCAGCCTATCTCGTTCTTGAGATAATAAATCAACTGTATTTTGAACTTCATCTGCTATAAAATCATGACCTATTTTCTTTAATCTATTTATATCTTTTGTTTTAGTGGCTATTACCTTATTTAAATCTTTTATAGATTTATTATCATCTAATATCAACCCAACGACTCGCAATCTTTCAGCAAACTGTTTATTGCCTAATTTATTGGTAGCATTGTCATCTTTTGAAGAATTTAATATTGATCTATAGTTACTCAACATAATCTTTTGAGCTCGGGTACGATCAGCAAATCCCTCATCACTTTCAGATAATTGATCATTGATATCACTCAATAACGATTTATGAGTTTTTAATAATTCGTTTTGTATTTGTATTTCAGCTGAGGTAGGCATCTAAATTATTTTACTTTCTAAAAAAGTCTATTAATTTAACTTTTTGCAACTTAATTTGATCTTCTGGTTTCTTTCCAACATTTAATGATTTTTCTAATCGTTCTATTGAAGTATTTATACTTTTCACATGATCAGTTGCTCCAGCTTTTGTTGCCGCTTTAATAATCTTAACCAATTTAGATGATTTTATTATATCAAAAATGCCTTCAGAGATGATGTTTTTTGGATTTAATATAGATTTCTTTTTCTTCACAATCGTATTCTCCTATGAATAAACTTTATTTGTTTGTATATAAATAAATATAGGTTACTTCTGTTTTTTATTCAAGTTATCTATAGATTCTTGTTCTGTTTTTTTCGATGTGATCAATCGATTTAAATAAAACCTTCTTATGTTGATTGGCATATTATATGCATCTGACTGTGTAAAATGCCCATAGTATACTAGATCAAATATTTCACTATGGGCATTTATTGTCAGATTAGATGTTGGGCCAAAAAAAGTCCAACGCTATTGGCAATGTTACCGTAACGTCTTCACCTCCAACTTCTATAATATATTCTGTATTTAATATTGGTGTAACCCTTTGAATCTCTTTTCTTAACTCTAATGAATCAATAGCTAACATATTATCAATTGCTGAATATACAGTTGATCTATCAGCATTACCATCTATTGCAATTATAGCCTCTTTTAATCTAGTTGTGACTGTAGGTGATACACTCATTCCAGTTTTCTTAGTGATGGTCTTTATTCTTTTTTCAACTAATTCACTTTCACCGTATGTTAATAGTTTGAATGTGATAACTGATTTTGATTGTGGTAATGTAAATTTAAATTCATTTTTATTGTTATATTTTACATCATCTGGTAGTGGTTTAAATTCACATTCAGTTAAATTGAATACGTGTTTAATCTTACCTTCACCTGGAATACTGATCTCTGTCTCATATTTTGGACCATATGCCAATACTCTAGCTGATATTAATACTACATCAGAATCACCACCAATTAATTCAGTAGCTTTTATTTTCTTATCAACAATTAATGAATCCATAAATTTCTCAATAACAGTTCCATTTTTTATTAAACTGTTGCTTGATAATATATCTTCTTCTCTTGCTGTTGGAAATTTTAATTCAATTTTACCTGTACTTAATGGACTACTTTTTGGATATACTAATCCTTGGCTTGGTAACTCTATGAATTCTGTTGGAAACGTGTTTTCTGTCATTGTGACCTCTTATTTATTTTTTTTTTAATAATTAGTGAATAATTCAAGTTGTTTTTTAAAATTAATTCCATTATTATAGTGTTTATTCATATTATACTTTTTCAATAATTGACGTTTATATTTATTTGCTTCAGGTTTAGTTTCAAACTCCTTGTAATCAAGTTTTGGAAACGTTTTACCCCTATCAGGATCATACTCATCATAGTTAGATGATGTATATTTCTGAACATATACACTAAATTTATTAGCTTCATTCAACTTCTGAATTTCTTCTTTGATGATTTTTCTTAATTTTGATTCTGTTAATTTCATACTATACCCCCTATTAAAATTTCTGTTTGTATACTGACCATGCACCTTTTTTAATCCAATAATCTACTTCAGATTTATTATAATGTACTTGTTTTCCAGTTGGCTTTTTTGTCTTATAATCATAATATTGTACACCTATATCATCACCATCAACTGATACTATTTTTAATGTTTTATCATCTCGTTTATTATAAAAATAACGATTAGATTTTAATGGCAAATATGCTGAGTTTTCTTTCAACTTTTGAATTTCTTCTTTTATAATTTCTCTTAGTTTTGATTCTGTTAGTTTCATATTCTAATTTCTCCTTACGACATAACAACTGTTATATCATATTTATCTAATGGATCATCAAGTGTGCCTGCACCAGCGGCTGTCATTACACCTTTTATCTTATCAGGTCTACCTCGTTTATTTGTAAGCTCTATCTCAAAGAACCAACGTTTTCTTTCCATTGGCATTGTATTGTCGTGCTTATGATTACCATAATAGGAATCTGTTATACTATAATCTAATCCTAATGTTGAGAATTTATCAAATACTTTATGAATTCCTTGCCATGCATTGTCTCTAAAAAAGCCTTTAGTTATTGGGCCAATTTGTTTATATATTTGATTTACTAATGTTCTCTTTATAACACCATCAGTATTAAGAGTCTCATTGATAACATTTTCTGCTAATATTGTTTT